ACTTCAGAGTACATGATCAGTCATAAGTATGCTGTGATTGGAGAAAAATTCTCAACATCTTGCGCAAAAAAAGAAGATGCCTTAGAAAGAGCAAAAGTTTATTCTAAACAAAAGTTCTAAATGAAAAAACTGTTTTTAATTCTTATTCTATTCACCTCATGCTCAACCTATAAAAGGGTTGAGCTTGTTAATGAATGGAAAACAAGTTATAACATGGTCTTCACCGTTGAACGTGTGAAAATATATGACAGGAAAACTGATACCATCCGACTTGTTAGAATGGATACAACTGTACAGGACTATACAGAATGGAAACACAAAAAATACTTCAAAGTCTTTGATACAGATTATTAAAATATTCTTTTTTTAAACCCATCCCTATATTCTCATGAAAGACTTAAAAGATAAATTTATCGTTGCATATGATACCATCGTAGACGGACATCAATGTGCCACCGATGATAATGGTAAACCAAGCCCTGAACTACATGACAGCGAGGCTGATGCCTATTTCGAGTTATTTGGTGATGCTCTTAGTATGATCGAAAACCTCAGCACAGCTGAAAGAAAAGAACATGGTATATCACCAGCAAAATTTAAAGCTATGAAAGCCGTGTTTAACGATGGCAATGGTGATCCAATGGACATGAAAGACTTCTTGGATCAAAACCCTGAATGTAATTATCTGGATGAATTCGTAATCGCTGCCGATGAATTTGTGTTTGGTCGCAAAGCAATCTTTACTGGTAACGGTGGATATATCGAAGGAAAAAAATTAACCGAATTTTAATATGAGCAAAATAAAATACGCCGCACAATTCGAACAAGACTTGCAACACCTAAGGATGCAACTTGCTCAAGCCATCGAATGGAACCTCATTCGTGTAAACAAAAACTTCGAAGACGGAGATGACTTCCCATTCTTCAACCAACACACTGAAGATGAACAGATCAACAAGGTGTTCAAAGATGGTACCATCGACATCGCTGGAGATGTTCTTCCAATCCAACAAGCTCTTGATGATGAGCTAATTACAATCGAAGATGGAATTTCTCTACTTCAAGCTTTGGAGGAACTGTAAGTAAAATATTCTTTTTTAAATCTCATCCCTATAATATCATGGATAAAGAAATTAAAATACTCGTAGAGTGCAAAGGTGGTCTGGTGACCGCTGTAAGCTCAAACAACCCAAATGTAAAAATCGTTGTTGTTGATTATGACAGTGAAGACTGGGATGACAAAGGTGAACTTGGCGCAACCATTGAAGGAAGTGCTTGTGTCTCAGGAATTCAAGAACCTGATAAAGTTGCCGACAATCTTGATACGATCTTTAAAAACAAAGACACTCAAAGCGAGTACATAAAAGAAAAACTAAAAGAACTTAACTTCTAAAAAATGGCACAACACCACAATTTGGAACAGAAATCGTTCCCAGACACATACAAGAGCTTCCAATTGGTTATGAACCAGTTGTTTAAGTATCGCCTGCCAGCTGTGGCCACTCACAGAGATGACACAGTTCCTGTAATGCGAAAGATGATCATGCGTCTGGAAGACAACAGAGCTGCAGAAACAACCCAAGGAGCTTCAAAGTGTTTCATTGTAAGCAACCATAAATTGGGAACCGAATTCATCAATGTCTTTGGTAAAGAAGATGTGAGAACTGCCCAGAACTCTGGTCTAGAGGTTCACACTGATGACAAAGGAGTTGTTAAAATGATCTACTTTGTCTTGTAAAAAAAATAAAAATATTAATTGCATAAGGATTTCAACAAACGATTGTTTAATATTCTTTTTAAACAACTCTCCCTATAATAGCATACGAACTTATGAACACCGATTTTAAAATATTAGCTGAAGAATTTATTGATTACAACAACAAAGAGTATATGTCGCTGATGATGATCAGAGAATATGACAAGTACAGTGTTGAAGTCATCTCAAAAACCATGTCCCATGGCAGAATTTATATGACCTCAAAAGAAGAGGCCAAAGTTTTATTCGAAGCATTACATATAAAAATAAACAAATTGAATTCTTTTGGCAGCTCATCTGAGATGTTGAAATTAATTAAAAAAGCAAAGAACTTAAGAGCCGCTATGCTTATCTTAAAAGTGTTTGGAAGAAAACTTAAACAAGATGAGATTGGAAGGTTGATGACTGACTTTAAATTTAAAGTTAAATCAAAAATAAACAAAGATGATTCCATGAAAATCAAGATGTTCTTTGTTGGAGAAAAAACTTGTTTTGGATCATTCAGTGGAACCTTTTTAAAAAACAACTTTGTTTTCGAAAAGACTTGATTTTAAAATGTGTTATTTCTATATTTAATACATGAAGAGGTAGCTCAGGTGGTAGAGCAAAATGCTGAACCCATTTGTGTCACTGGTTCGACTCCATGTCCTTTTCACTTGTTGTTAGTTTTGTTTTAAAAAGGTCATCGGTTTATTCTGATGGCCTTTTTTCATTAATATTCTTTTTTTAATTTAATCCCTATAACCATATGAGAAACATCCTACGTAAATCTTCTTGGAAATTCCAAGATGCAAGGTCAAATAAAGAATACCATTTCCAGCTCATAGAAACTGAAGCTGGCCACATTGTAGAATTCCAATACGGAGCTATTGGTGGAAACCTTAAAGCAGAAACCAAAACACAAACTCCTGTTACCTTAGCAGAAGCAACAAAGATTTTTGATTCCATGACAAAGGAACGTCTTAAAAAACAATATACTGGCGGTGAAACAGATGCAGAAGCTGGATTTTCTCTTACACCAGCTCAAGAGAAAAAAGAAATTGTTCTTCTCCCACAACTTCTAAACGAAGTTCAAGACCCAATGATTATCATAAACGATAATCGCTATGTTATGCAAGAAAAACATAACGGTCAACGCCGTACAGTTATTCGTAACGCCAATGGAATCACTGGCGGAAATAAATTGGGCACAGCCGTTCCTTTACCTGATTTTCTTATTAATGCTCTACCTCAACACGAATTCGAAATTGATTGTGAAATCATTGGAGATAAATTATTTGTGTTTGACTTATTGTCTTGGCATGGAATGAACATGAAAGGTGATGGATTTAAAGAAAGAGTTTTAGCTCTAGCTTCAGGCCACACACTGCCATTCAATAAAAACATTGTCCTGTCCAAACCAGCATTTACCAAAGAAGAAAAACTGGCAATGTATAATGAGCTTAAAGCTCGCAATGCCGAAGGCTTTGTTGGAAAAGATAAAGACGGCGAATATAAAGCAGGTAGACCAAACAGCGGCGGAGACCAGCTCAAATTTAAATGGTATAAGACCGCCAGCTTTATTGTTGGTAATCATACTAAAGGAAAACGTAGTGTTGGCCTTGAGCTTATTGATGAGAATGGCAATCGTACCAGTGTTGGCAAAATTACAATCCCAGCCAATAAAGAAATACCAGCTCTTGACAAAGTTGTTGAAGCTGAATATCTTTACGCCCACAAAGGTACAAACGCAATCTTTCAGTCTAAATACATCAAAGAAAGGACTGTGGTATCAATCGCCGAATGTAAATTAACTCAGCTGGTTTATAAAGAAGAACTTGCTGGAGATGATGACGACGAATAAATATTCTTTTTTTAAATCAATCCCTATAACATTATAAAACAAAAAAACATGAGCGACAACAAAGAATTAACATCTGAACAAGAACACCAAAGGCAAGAAGCCGAGTATGAAAAGTTTGAAAAAGAACGTCAAAGAGACGAGAAGTGGTTTAAATTACTAGACCAATTCTCTGATCTGGTAAATAACTTCTCACATGAAGACCAAGCCAAAGGCTTCCAAAATGCCTTCTCTCGCCAACACCGTACTCTTCAACAAAATATGTTCCGTGTAATGCTATCACAAATTGAATACATAGCCTCTGATGAATATCGCACCGACGGCAGGAATGAAAATTCTAAAGAAGTTGCCAAAACAATTGTGGAAAGCTTCGCCAAAGCCAAGGAAGATATTGCAAAAAATTCAAAACCCAGCCAGTGGCTTAATCATGTTTAAAATAATGAAACCTTTAAACAAATAAAACGTATAACAATTAAAAAAAGCAAAATGTCAGAAATCGCCACAAAAACAAATACCCAAGAAACCGAGTTCCTTAAAACCACAAAGACCGATGTAATGAATGTTGATTACCGTCTTGTTGAAGTAGAAGAAGGCTTTAATCAACGTGAAGAATCAAATTACGGTGATATCAATGGCCTAGCCCTTAACATTGCACAAAACGGAATCTACGAAGCATTGCTTGGTTTCCGCAAGAATGGAACATTCATTCTCACCGAAGGTCATCGCCGTCTACGTGCTGTTAAATTAGCACACATAAACCACGCCGCTGGTAAAGCTGGTTTCGAAGATATTTCAAAAATTCTTCAAGTTCCTTTCCGCACCTCTGGTCACACAATGCTTGAGCGTCTCATGATCATGGGCGTTACTGGCCAAGGCAAACAACCTTTAACCGACCTGGAAAAAGCAAACTTGTTTGAGCGTGTGATCTCAGAATTGGAAAATTCAAAAGGCCTTAAACGTGGAGATGCCATCAAACAATTACAACAAAGCTTCGGCATCAAATCGGTTGCCAATGTTTATAACATCCTCTCCCTAAATAAATTACCTGAGGAAATTAAAACCCTCATCCACAATAACGAAATTTCATCCAACGCAGTACTTGCCATTACCCGTGAGATTAAAACTCCTGAAGAACAAATAAAAGCTGTAGAAGAAGCAGTGTTCGAAGCTCAGCTGCAAGCTGAAAAAACTGGTAAAGCTCCAAAGAAAGCTACAGCATCTCACGTGAAAACTATCAAGCCGAAATCTTTAAAAGATAAATTGGCTGCAGTAAAAGAAACAATCGAAAAATCAGGCGCAACAAATGTACGTGCCAAAGCATTCCTCGAACTTATGGAAGGCCTTGACGAAAACATCTCAGTGAAAAAATTGGTCGCCATTTTTGAATAATAAAAAACAAACTCTCCCCGTCTAACAAGCGGGGTTTTTTTGTTTAAAAAAATAATGATTAGGAATTTGTTTTTTTTCTATTTTTTTATTATATTTATTTATATGAGAACTGAGAAAGAAATAATAATTGAATTTAAAAAATCTCATGGTAATTCATATAATTATTCTAATTTAAACTATGTAGATCGTTTAACTAAAGTTAATATTATTTGTAAAGAACACGGACAATTTACACAAACCCCAGCAGCTCATATAAGTGGACAAGGATGTCCAGTGTGTGGTAGAATTAAAGCTGGTAAAAATAAATCAATTAGCTTTGAAGTTTTTTTTAAAAGAGCCAATAAAAAACATGGAAATAAATTTAAATATGATCAAGAATTTTATAAAATGTACGAGTCTCCCTGTAAAATTATTTGTCCTGAACACGGCTCTTTTTTCCAAACTCCAAAAACTCACATAAAAAGCAGTGGCTGTCCAAAGTGTGGTCACAAAGAAGGTGGCAAAAAAATAACTTCCAATAAAGAAAAATTTATAAACTCAGCTGTAAAAACACACAACGACAAATACTTATATGACAAAGTAGATTATGCGAAAAATTCAATTCCAGTTTCTATTATTTGTAAAATTCATGGAGAATTTAAACAAAAACCAAATGTTCATTTGTTAGGAGGAGGTTGCCCAAAGTGTGGCGGCACTTCAAAATTAACTCAAGAAGAATTTATAAATAAAAGTAAGTTAATACACGGAGATAAATATGATTATTCAAAAGTTTATTATAAAACAAACAAGAATAAAGTTGTAATAATATGCAGTGAGCATGGTGAATTTTCACAGTCCCCATCACATCATACCATGGGTAGTGGATGTCCAACCTGTAATGAGTCTAAGGGTGAAAAATTTATATCTTCTTTTTTAAAACAGAATAAAATTTTGTTTAATAAACAACAAAAATTTGATGAATGTATAAACAAGAGGGCTCTCCCTTTTGATTTTTATTTACCAGAATACAATTTATGTATTGAATTCGATGGAGAACAACACTTTGAAACTTGGCGCTTAAAAGAAGATCAAAACGCTAAAAACAAACTAGAACAAATACAAAAAAATGATGCAATAAAAAATAAATATTGTCAAGAAAAAAATATAATCTTATATAGAATAAAGTATACAGATAATTTACAAAAAAAATTAAATCAATTTTTAAATGAAATCAACAGGAAAAAAATTTAGCGTTCTTATTTCTTCACTATCTCATGCTCCACATAAGCAAATAATTAAACGTATGGATTCTGGAATGTTTCCATTTGATATGAATCTGGTTTATAATTATAAACCAGAATATTTAGCCTACAAAGAGTTTAATAAATGTCTAGAATTATTTAAATCAAGGAACACAAATGTTAAACTTGAACAATGTATGACTAGAATAGCGGGTATTCAACAATTAATTGTAAAAAAAGAAAAGCCAATCAGAAAACAATTAGAAGAAATTGGAATTAGTTTAATAAAAGAAATTTATAACATACCAGACTATATTAACCTTAAGGCAATTATAAGACCTGGGCTTGATTTTAATTCTGAGCAAGATAATAATCCAAAACCATTTCTTGAGCTTACTCTTGAACAAAAAAATAAAATGTTGGACCAAATAAAAAAAAGAGAAGTTTTTATAGGTTTAATACATGGAAGTTCAATGAACATATGGAAAGGACTACACCATATGATAGCAGAAAAAATAAACTTATTGGACCCAGATTTAAAAGAGCTTTATAATCAATACACAGCCTCAATTGGAATAGCACTCTGGTTTATGAACCCAGATGATTTAATGGAAGATATTATTGATTCTAAAATGATAACACAAGGATTTAGTAAAGTTAAATTTAACAGAACTCAAGGTTTTGGAGCTAACATAGAAACAGAATCTATAAACTTCCCAGTAATGTTACACGAACTTCAAAAAGGACTTATGAATTATCTGTTTGCTTCAGGCATCCCAAAAGAATACTCAGAAATAGAGTTGGAATACTATTACTCCAAAGCAGATAATCATATAAACGAACCATATCATTATCTTTTATCGCCTACTCTTTGGGTAGATTTATTGGAAACTGCCAACATTAATAACGATCAAATACCAAGACTTATATCAAATTTAACACAACTATCTTATAATGAATTAGTTGTGTTGTTTAGAAATATAATAGACAAAAAACTAGAAGCTAAAAACCTCATCGACTCATGGAACCTATAACAATAGAACCTATAACAAAACCAGACACCAAACCTGTTATTACACCTAGACCAGATCACAATGATCCGTTTAATGTGCCAATACCAAAAATTGATCCGTCTCCTCTTGGGTTTATACGTTTGTATAATTTGTCTAAAAAATAAATTGTTAAAAAACTTCGGGCAATGTAAAATAATACTTACATTTGTCTAGATATTCTTTTTTTTAACACGTCCCTATAGACAAATATGATTAAACAATTCTTTACAAATGTTGCTAGACGAATTTATGATAAGTCTCATGAGCTGTTAATGAACAATGAATTCATTTTGTTTTTAATTATATTAAACACAGCAGTCATATGCCTTCAGGAGTTCAATGTAAATAACCCTTTCCTAAGCACAATCGAAAGTTTATTTACCGTATTCTTTATTCTGGAAATCTTTTTTAAATCACAAACTAGAACATTTAAAGTGTATATTAGCACAAATTGGAATAAGCTAGACTTCTTCCTGGTGGCAATTTCTATCCCATCACTATTTACTGGTTTTATATTTGATCTGGATTTTCTCCTGGTCTTTAGAGTGTTTAGAGTATTCAAGTTCTTCAGACTGTTAAAATTCTTTCCTCGTATTGATTCAGTTATCCCAGGTGTGGCCAAAGCTTTTAAATCATCTTACTTAATTTTCTTTGGCTTCTTTACCATGCTGTTTATCTTTTCTATATTATCCTGCTCAATCTTTAAAAAAGTGGACCCAGAACATTTTGGCACGCCACTCTCATCCGTGTTTACAATGTTCCAGATCTTTACAGTGGAAGGCTGGAATACAATACCAGAATTTATAGCAGCCCATAGCAACGCAGCAATGGGAACATTCGCCAGGATCTATTTCTCTTTGCTCATGTTCGTAGGCGGCGTTATAGGATTAGCAATCGTTAATTCAATTTTCGTTGATGCAATGGTTGATGATAATAACAAAGGACTTGAAGCTAAAATTGAAGAACTGACAAAAACAGTACAACAATTGGTGGATACAAATAAAAACAAAACCTAAATATTCTTTTTTTAAATACATCCCTATAAGGATATGAAATACTTAACTCAAGAAGAAATAATTGAAAAAATGAAGCTCGGCGGAACGCTGATCAAGTTTTCTACATTTATGAAACCAGGATCCTCATTAAATAGCAAGGTAACCAACAAGAACTATATTTCCTATAGATTCAGAGATGGCGACTCGGTTCACCAGATGACGGCCAAAGCAATGTTGAAAAAAGGAATCATAAAAAGCGATCCAGGTACAGTGCAAAGAACATTAGGCGGAACAACAACAAATATGATACTCTTATAACCAAATATTCTTTTTTTAAATACGTCCCTATATCATCATAAACAATATAAATATAAAACTTACATCATGAAAAACAACACTTTAAATAAAGCAACTGCAGAAAGAGAAAAAGTACTTATCGCAATTATCCAAAGCGGACAAGAAGATAAAATTCAAACAGCTTTTAACGAATTGTACAAAAACAGAAAAGAAGGCTTGTTGTTTGATTTAAAAGGCAAACTTAAATGCAACCAAGAAGATGCCGAAGATGTAATGCAAGAAACATTTACAAAAGTGTGGAGATCTATACATACTTATGATGGATCTACAAACTTCTCCACTTGGTTATACGCCATCGCTAAAAACGCTTTGATTGATCATATCAGAAAACAAAAACATGAAATCATTAGATTTGATTCAATGAAACCAACATTAAATGGCGATTCTGATTCATTCAAAGATAAAAGCTTTCAATTCAAAGATACCAACTTTAAAAATGGTATCGAAGTTTTAACTGCAAAAGAAAATGCAGCATTGGTACACAAAGCTATCGCTAGCATCAAAAAAAGCGTAATGCGTGATATTGTTTATATGAAATACATCGAACAATTATCAGGAAACGAAATTTGCGCTAAATTAAATATGCCAGTTGGCACTTATAAAGCCAACAACTACAGAGCAGAAACGCTTATCAGAAAGTATATAATCTCTAAAGGTTTTGATTCAACAGCATTCAAAGGAAGAAAAAAAGATCAACCAGTTGAAGTGGAAGCTGATGAGATTATCACTGAAGTACCAGTTGCATAAAACAAAAATTAACTTTTTTAAAACCCATGGCCACAAACCATGGGTTTTTTGTTTTTATGAATCTATTTAATTTAGATTCATAAAACCTAATGGACCTTAAATCAACAAAAAAAATCCTAGACGAAATTTTCGACCTCTGCTCACAACTTGAGGATCAAATTCTTTCTGAAGCAATCGAAGGAATTTATAATGATGTACATGCTTCTAAATCTATAGAAAATGTTATCTCCAGCGCCCGTGAAATCATGGTGTTCATATCAGAAACACCCGATGACGATTTTACATCCGATATCAAAAATGAAATAGAAAATTTATTTCAAAATTTATTAGAAGAATACGACGATTTGTGAAACCTTTCATAACTACTTACGTATAACTATGTAAGATATGAAAACAACAATCAACTTTAAATTTAAATCTACTTGGATCGCCTTCCAAAAGTGGTTCGATAAAAGAACACTAGGCGGTATTGTCATCTCTTGGAACGATCAGCGCCAAGTAATCCAAAACCTATTCGAAAGCTCGACAACAATTCACATTGATTGGAATCGCCTTTGGAAAGAACATTCAAATTGGTTTATTGCCGTTAAAGCAAAAAAAGGTCAAGTTCTTTGGTCTGAACAAAAACGCCAAATAGAAACACTCCTCATCAATTACGCCGCAGAAACTAATAAACAAGTATGGACCGTGGTTTATAAAAACAATAAAGGTACCATCTGCACAATGCAAGAAACAATGACATATGTCGCCGCCGAAAAACTTAAACGTAAAATGGCTGGAGATGGTAATGGAGAAGGTGGATACGATAATGTGTCCGAAGCTGTAGTAGTTAACCTTAATTCTTTATTTTAAATGAAAACAAAAATATTAGTCGCCGCAAGCATTTTAGCTATGTTTAGTACTGCTGCTTTTTTGATTTATTGTACATTAAATACAAATTCATATCCAGAAAATTTTCTTGCTTTTGCATTTGGTTCGTCTTTAGCTTTAGTGCTTTCAATTTTTATAACAGATAAGTTAATATGGAAAAACACTGAATTCTATAAAATTGAAGAAATTACCAGGATTCATATTGGCAAAGAAACTGTATTTTATTCAGTTGAACAAATGTGCGTAAATTTGTTCACAAATAAAACAATTTGGAACTCTAAATTATTTACAGAAAATTTATCAGAATCCTATTCTTTATATAATACGCTGACTGCAGGAGATTCTAAAGAACCTGAAGTTAATACAAGAGTAATTATAAGCAACTTAAACCCAGTAAAAACCCAGTAAACATGATCACAACTTTAATTATCATCGCCGCCATTTGGATTTTAGGAATTGTTTTATTATCTTTGAACGCATGGTTCTTCGGCGGAATGTGGGATTCTGGAAAACAACTTTCATCTACAATGAATATCACATTCTGGCCGCTGTACCTAATTTATAGATTTGCTAAAGGAGATTAAATAAAAGTCGGTACGACGAGTAAGCCCCCTGGATTCTAACCCCACGGTGGGGATGGTTCGATTCCATCTATCGGCACTTAAAATAAAATGAATATTTGTAATATGTTCAGAAGGCTTAGATTAAAAATGCGTATTAAACAAGTTGATGAGGATATAACCCTTATTGATAAACAACACAAACGTCTAATTAAAAGACCTAAACTTTCAGAGATCCCAGAAAAACTAGAACACCTGGAAAATCTACACAAACAAAGAAGAATTCTAGAAAGATTTAAAACTAGATTATTCTTTAAACTAAATAAAAACATTCCTGAATCCTAGCAATAGGACACCTGCCATAGATGCCCAGGTGAGGAATATTATAGTTATGGCATCAATCTAACGTAGCCTGGTCCTGGTGAAAACCTGGTCAATGTGGCAATCACAACTCCTCGGATACCTGGTCCGCTGAGCTGGCGAAACCCCTGGAGAAATCTAGGGGTTTTGTTTTATCCTAGATAAAAATTTTTTTAAATAAATTGTTAAATTATTTGGAATGTGCCCGAAGATTGTTTAACTTTAATCCATAAACTAAAAAAACAAGACAACATATTCGCCCAGAATTAGTCACTCTAGGTTGATGCACTACAAAGGTTGGCTCTTCTATTTTTTTTGTTTTCATGCTTAAACCTCGATCTATTTTTCCCCTGCTTCATACACAGGGTTTTTGATCGAGGTTTTTTTATACCCAATATTCTTTTTTTTGTTCCATCCCTATAATATCAGATCAAAGATCGGCCCCCACTTGAGACAGACTGGGCGAGGATAATCCGCCCCTGCCTTATATTCTGAGCTTAGAATCATTCTAAATAAACTAAAATCATGCCATAAATTGTTAAAATATAGTTCGGTACATAAGGAACGTTATGTTAAATAGAAATTTAACAATTTTATTTAATTGATTATCAGTAGATTAAATAAAAATAATTTTAACATTTGTACAAATAAAAATGCCTGTTAATAACTTTTTAAAGTCATATTTCATATTTAAGTGATTCACCAGCTTTAATTTTTTGACAAATATAATTAACAGCACATCGGTTTAAATCTAACTTTAGTGCAATTGCTGTTTGATTTTCACCCTCAGACAACAATGTTCTGATCTGCTTAATTTCGTTGTTTCGAATTAATTTTGGTTTGCTAACTTGTTTATATACCTCTATTATCTCTATATCAGGTTTTTGATTAAATTCATCTTTTTCTTTAAATTCGATTTTTGGCTTACTATAATTTACATTTTCTTGTTGAGTACAAATTTCTAAGTTTGTAATTATATTGTTTGACCTATTAAAATCTAAATGATTAACAACTAATCCAGGTTTATATATTCCATTAACTCCAATCCAAATAGCCACGTGTTCATAAATACACAAGTATTGACCGCTTCTTAATCCTAAATTTAAACTGTGCTGAATATAGCCAGCTGGTAATTTGTTCCCAACTAAAGGAAGCCATGCTTTTAATTTTGGTCTATAAGTTTCTATTTTACCCAATTCAGGATTAATTCGATATTTACCGCTTTGTAAAAATTTAATCCAAAGTTCTTGTTTTTCTTTTATCATATTAAAATATAAACAAAATATTTAAAAAAGTAAAGTAGTAATGTAAATTATTATTTAACTTTTTTCGTACCATTATCGTCTCATATCGAATCAGATCGTACCAGAATATTCTTTTTTTAATTCCAACCCTATATAATTGGTGCCTATTACTTTCGTAAGTAAAAGGTAACAAAAATGTAAGTTACTTCCAGTTACCAAATATTCTTTTTTTAATTCCATCCCTATATAATTGGTGCCTATTACTTTCGTAAGTAAAAGGTAACAAAAATGTAAGTTACTTCCAGTTACCAAATATTCTTTTTTTAATTCCATCCCTATATAGTCAACAGGAAGCAAGACACCTTATTAAGTGGAAGCCACCCCCAGACAATGGGCAGGGTTAATCCGCCCCTACCCCAAACTTTTTTTGTTGAAATCTGCAACCTTCCACCCCCTTTAACGTATACTATAATCCACGCCTATTCGTGTCACATTCGCAAGGGTGATGACAAAAGGAAGAGCACAAAACTGTCCAGAGTGCTGCCCAATGAAAAATTTGGGACCTCTGGCCTTTTTGTTTATGCGCCATTTTTATTACACCATTTTAACACACAATTACACCCCTGTAATTCATGGGATAATTATGACCTTTTTTATTCTAAAAAAATATTAAATTTTATCGTCTAGTTTTGTCTAGCTTTTCTTGGAAAATTCGTCTGGGTTTTTATCTGGCAATTTCTGGTAAGAACTATTTTCGTATGATACTGGTAAACACAGTGTTAAGTTATACAAACAGCACAAGAGCGTAGCGTGTTACTATACATAACGCAACAACCATCGAAATTTTACAAAAATCAAGGGTGCAAAAACGACAAACTGTAAGGTGCTCATTATCAGCGCAGAACAGGAACCCAAAATCCAAATCCACAAAACGAAACTTTTCCCACCTAACCCCCTCTCCCTCAACCACTTGTATTTTACACATTTTACGTTCTTGTGGGAAATGGTGGTAGAAAGTGGTAGAATTGCCCAGAATCAACCCTTAAATTCTCCCTAATTTCGTTGGTATTTTTCGACCTCTCCCTTCGGGAAATAAGGCCCTTAATTAGTGGCAAAAAACTGGGTTTAATTTTTGATAAAAAAGCTCTTAAATTTTGCATGAATTTTTAATGAAATTTCATGCAAATAATTAGGTGATCTCTCCCTATTTAGATAGGTTAATTCTCCCTATAAACTCTCCCCATTATCTTATTAAATAAATGTCGGTATATAATGGGGGGGTGGTGGATGTGAATGATTTGGTGTGTATAATTTAATAAGCCATTCTCTTCCCTCTTATGTACCGACATTTCGTGAAATCAAATTCTCCCTATAAACTCTCCCTATAATTATGGTTGCATTTGTCTGGGTTAATTTATATCTTTGTTTATATGGAAGAGGTATTACATATAGAAGATTGGTTATATGCTTCTAAAAAAAAACAGTTCAGGTTTATTGGCACAAATGAAAGAACGGCAATACGTTTAAATGACGGAATAATTTTTGGTATAAATCATAGAGTTAGTATTGGTAAGTCAAGTGATCTTATGCCTATTGTAGGATTTGATAAAAACTGTATTGATGTGGGGATTTTAGATTTAAACATAAATGTGGTAAAAGTCAATATAAATGATTTAGAATGGTTTGGTATTGATGGAAGAGGTATTGCACATAAGTGATTGGTTAATCAAATCAAAAAGGAGGAATAGAGCTGGCGTTATTTTAAATGTTGGCGATAATGTATTCTTACCTGGGACCACAATTAAAAGCCGTATATTGTCTTTTGACCCAGATGGTGTTCATGTTCATTTATCACATGCTTGTTATATTGATGACAAGTTTTATCTTTTCCGTGGTGACACGAAGTACGAATTCAAATATGTGGAGCGTGTAATAGGTTCCAACGGCTGAGCTTATAATTTATCTGTTTGATTATCCATTACATCAAGTTCATGTTTTAGGGTAAACTCTATGAAATCATCTAGTTTTTCCCAAAGTTTGGTTAGGAGGTAGTATTGCATAGAGAGCTTGCCTTGTTTTTCTTTATCAGGTTCGGTTTCTATTTGTTTGCTCAGTGTTTCGAGTTTCTTATGGAAGCGGTTAATTTGTTCTATGTGTAATTTTTCTGGTAGCATTTGCATTTAGTTTTTATGGTTTATATAAAGGTTTGGTTTTACCAATTGTCCAGTTTTTAAAATCGGGCAGGTATTCTTTGGGCCATTTGCCTTCATCTTTTAAGATATAGTGTTCAGATGGTTTAATTATGGTTAGAGTGACTTCGATTCCTTTTAGTTGTGAAATGAGCCAATAGAAGTTTAGTCTATCCATTACGGTGAGTAGATCGTAACCTATTGGTTTCATTCTATCTAGTATTCTTTGTGTAGCATTTGGGTGGCAACCTTCTTGGGCTAGTATCCAGGTAAACTTTTTCTCATTGGTTGGGTATCCAGATAGTTTTATACCTATGCCGCCATCTTTGGATAGGGAATTGATTTGTTGTTGTATTGAGTCGATATTTGACATGTAATGGATTATAAAGCCTTACGGCTGAGCGTTTATTTGTAAATTATCTAGATTAAAAGATGTAAGTTCATAATTTGAATCAAATTCATGGCGTTTGTGGTATACGTAGTAACAATTGCCGAATTTACCTTCTTGTATTGTTTCTGGTATTTCTTCAGAAATATCTAATTCTTCTCTAGTGTCAATGGCTCCTCTTGATGAATATACATTTTTTGTTCCATTTGACATGATTTTAACCGCTTCTTCAAGTATTTTCCTATGTGGTGTTCCATTATAAAGGTCATATTGACCATAGATTACTTTAACACAATACAATTTGAATCCGTAGTAGAATGAATAATACATATGTTTAAGTTCAAATACGTCTTCAATTATCCGTTTAACATCATATTCGCTTAAATTGAGTTTTTGTTCTTGAGCCGCATCAAAAAGTATTTTGGCGATTTCTTTTTTAAGATCTGGTTCATGTTCTTTTTCGTCTGGTAAATCAATCTTATCACGAAGTAGAGAGAAATGTTTATGAATAGCCTTGTTATTGTATTTGTTTATGTCATCAAAGGTAAGTTTAATACCAAATTTAATGCTGGAGAAACTTTCAAATCATTTGGTTCATCTTCAGTAAGAGGCTATATTGTATTTTTTCATAATGACAAGAGTCGTGTTAGAATTTGTAGTAGTTTTAGTGGTAAAGATTTTGATGTATTAATTAAGTATTTGCAGAAAGACATTTAAGTAATGGAAGTAAAAAACATAGATGAGTGGTTAGTGGGCGACACATCTGAACAATTTGAATTTATTGGAGGCAAACATTTGGTAAGAAGGCTTTGTGATGGTGCAAATTTTTTGGTTGGTAATACTGTTTTAATAAAAGGGTCACCAAACTTTTCTTCTAACTTTTTAGGCTATATTATAACTTTTTGCGACAACAAACGTCACGTTGATATAGTTAGTTTTGGCACATATTATCAAGTAGAAATTAATTATTTATACAGATGACAGAAAGAAAAGAATTTAAAGACATTAAAGAACACAGGGGTTTATTTGTTTCTGTGTCAATAATTGTGAATTACATGGATAATGGCGTGACTCAATTTGATAGAATCATGCTTAAGGAACCTACAAGCGGACAGGTTCATCGTTATATTAGAAAAAGCCATGAAGTTGGTTACGAACTAGAGAATGCGCACATAATGTGCGATAATATATTGGATGGTACAACAATACCTTATTTATAAAAAATGGAAGAAGTATTAAATATTGATGAGTGGTTGAATGTTCAAAATAGCGGCGCTCAATTTAAGTTTTTAGATCGAACACTGATTAAAAGGTTGAAAGATGGTTTTTATTTTAGACAGACAGAATATGTTTGTATTGAGAGCGACGCAGGTGTTAAATTACATAGCATTGTTCATTTTTTTGCAGACAAAATACATGTGGCCGTAAAAGAGGAGAATGAATTGATTGATGAACGTTTTGCACATTTGACCAAAGTTAAAGCAAATGAACTAATTAACATAAATAATTTAATGAACTAATTAACATAAATAATTTATGACAACAAAAGAAGAATTAAAAGAAGAATATATTAAAAATCAAACCAAAGATTGGGATGATGAAACCAAAGAGAACTATTTGACTTTTGTCGAAGCAGATTTTGTTTCTTATTACAAAGGTTATATGGATGGTCTTTCACATAATGGAGCTGAGGTTGAAAAGATGAAGTTGCTTGGTGATGATCTGGCAAATAAAATTATGGAGTATTATGATGCTGATGGTTCTATAAACCAGGTTGGCATGTTGGACGCAGTTAAAGCGTGGGATTATTTTAGAAACTAAAAAAACAAAACAAATATGAAAAAAACAATTTTTATTATCGCAACTGTAATTTTTCTTACAGGGTGTTTAACAGACAACACGGAAGCTCGTAGAATTTTAGAAGCAGAGGGATATACTGAAATAAGTTTTACAGGTTATAAGTGTTTTACTTGTTCTAAAGATGATGCTTATGCCACTGGTTTCAAAGCAAAAACAATTGTTGGAAAAGAGGTTACAGGAACTGTGTGTGGTGGTTTTTTAAAGGGCCATACTATACGCATAGACTAAGGTTTTAATTTATGAGCGATGTATTGCATGTAGAAGATTGGCTTAACAATCAAGGTGGCGCTCAATATAGAGTAAAGCTTGATATGTATAGACAGCCAATAGCTGTTCGACTTGTTGATTATCGTATTTTTCACATAAATGGGGCGGCTTGTTATAGTGGTAGTTGGTATATTATTCAATCTTTTTGTGAAGATTTTATTCATGTGTATCTTGGAGGTATTCAAAGGTTGGTTGAAATAAATGATTTATTATGAGTGAAGTAAAAAATATAGATGAGTGGTTAAAAACAAATAATGCATTTCAGTTTAAAATAATTGCATTGAACAACAGGTTGAGCATTTATAGGGCGCAGCGTTTAAAAGATGGGGTTGTTTTTGATTTAAATGAACATATTAAATGCTATGGTTCTAATATGTCAATTTGGCTTTTTTCGCATAACTTATATGAGGTTACACTTCTAAATAATAATCTTGAAATAATTGTTGTAAATATTAATGATATAGAAAAATCGTGGAAGTAAAAAATATAGATGAGTGGTTAAATGATAGCAACAAGCAATATAAAATTGTTTTGAGAAATCGTGAATTTGTTGCTAAAAGGTTTAAAGATAAAGAACTTTTTGGAAAAGGAAGTTGTGTTTATATAATTAGAAAAGGCGTGAGATTGAATGGTGTTTTAATAAAGTTTCACGAAGATCGTAAATGTGTTTTTATAAACATATCAAAAGATGCCAATTCGTTTTACTTCATGGTAGAGATAAATGAGTTGGTGTCAAGACCATATGCTTCAACAATATATAAGGCTTAAAAATGGAAGTTAAAAATGTGGATGAGTGGCTGTCAGAATTATCAAACAAACAGTTTGAATATTGCGACAGATTTTCGGTTGTGCGTCTTAAAGATTATGAATATTTTTGGATGAATGATTATTACTTTGTTAAAGACGGTGGTGAAAACAGATATGTACAACTTCTTGGCTTCCACGAAGATTGTCGTCGTGTGTATATTAACAACAAAAGTATAACTGGAACAATAATTAATAATATAGCACCAGAAATAAATGATATATGGAAATATTAATGGTAAATGAGTGGCTAAGCCAGCATAAAAACAAACAGTTTAAAATGGTTAAAGTTGGTATTCTTGATAGTGAGAGAGAATTTGCGCAAAGAATAAAAGATGGCGCTTGGTTTTGTGTTAAAGATCTAGTTACTCACTCTTCTGGTTATAAACTTATAATTTATTATTTTTGTAATGACGGCATTCATTTTATGATGGAGAATGGCATGCAGTGGCAAGCTAATGACATAATAAAAAATCGTGTGTAATGGAAGTATTGAAAGCAGAAGATTGGATTAAGGATAAGGCACAATTTAAGTTTTTTAAAGGTGGTGTTATCAGGTTAAAGGATAACAAGTTTTACGAACACGGTCAAGTTGTAATGCTACAAAGTGATCAGCTAACAGGGTATTATATAAATAGATTTTTTATAGGAGATTCAATCCACCTTACACTTACTTTGCTTGGCGGTGCGTGGCAAAGCATATCGGTAGAAATAAACGAATTGGTTTAATCCTCTTCAAATTTTATTACTTTTTCATAATCCATATACTGACTATCAATTGTTTTGTGTACACCTTCATTGTTGTTGATATAGTCAACTGGCCAGGCCTTATTTTTCTCTGGGTTACCAAGACAAATCTTCTTAGCTTGTTCTTCGGTATACTTCTCAGCTTTTTCTAGATGTGATGTGTAGCCATTGCTATTTAAAGCCCACCAGTATGGTGAGTTTCCTAAGAAACCAGCGTCTCTATTCTGGATGTAGAAATATTGTATTGGTTTTTCTTTTGGCGCATCTGGTACATTCATTAGTATTTCCAATACCTCTTCAGAAGAAAGGGGATTGTCTGAAGGAATAATTTTTGTAAAGTTTGTTACTACCAATTCTCCATCAACAAGTTGAATGGTTAACAAGCCACCTTCCTGCCAATCTCCACCTGCAGTCATAACCATTCTTGTTTCGTTGAGCTCGTAAATGTCCCAGTTTTCTAGATCCAATTCTTCTTCCTCTTCTTGCGGCCAGTGTCTTGCATTTATGCTATGCATATCAACCACATCTTCTTCTTCGTCTTGGTTTAAAATTTGCTGTTTTATGATTTGTAGGAATGTTTTCATGGCTTAGTGTGCTTGTATATAAATTTGGTCTGTATAGTTTTTATAAAAGTAGAAATATTTATCGAATTCTGCAATATAAACCTCAACAGTTCCAATGGTTATTCTATATGTAAACTGGGGAAATTTTTCTCTTATGGTATCTAGGGCCATAGAGTTGAAATAGTTGAATCTGCGTCTTTCGTTAATGGCAATATTAAACAGTTCAACAATACATTTGTCGTGATATAAGTTTGGGCATTGATTTGATTTATAAACAGACCCATTGGCATGATTTTTTTTGCATGTGTGACACGCTTCGTTGTTCCATGGCGGATATAACTCAGATCCTATTTCAGTGCTATTCATTGCTTATTTTTTTTAACGCCTTTAAGCAAAATGAACACTGATAACCAAGTACAAATGTATAATCAACATCTGGTTTAAGGTTGTCAACGTGAAACGGTTTCACTTTTCTTTTACACAAAGATATGCCGTCTTTATAATAGTGGTGGTGACTTTTTTTGGTCACATCAACACCCCAGCCAATTTCTTTTTTTGATTCCATACGTTTGATGTCATATAGTGTTTAGTTTGTAAAATGTGTGGTAAAAGATGTTATAATCTCCATCTGTATAATAATAATATCCTGTGCCCCTATGAGAATTAGAAATTACTTTTGTTGCGTTTGGATATTCTAATTTTACATACCCATCAAATTCTTCTAAAGAGTTAACATAACCCATTGGAGTTGCCTCTTTATGCATAGTTACTGCCATGCAAGTAAGATCTCTGCTTCTAAACACAGAGTGTCTTATTGGTTCGTTTTTATTGAATCTGTGCATGATTATTTTTTAAGTTTAATAATATTTATACATTACAACCATTGAGTGTCTGTAAGAGTTATACCCACTTGTTTCTAGTGAGTGGACAATATATCCTTGCTTTGAAAACTTTAAAATTGTGTTTTGAATTACTTCGGCGCTACCCACATCTATAACCCACGCTCTTGGCTGGGCTGGTTTTGTTGTGATTGTGGATGACGTGGTGATTGCATTAACAGAAAGCATGATAGACACGCCAATTAATAAACCTAATATTATATTTTTCATAATACTTTATACGTTATAAAATAAAAAAGGTTACATTGAAATTTTACCTCCACTCATATTGCCACATCACAGCGTTACAATAAGCATGTACAGCGCCTTCTGTCATATTTGTGTTATGATCGTGCTGCAGATGTATTGGTGCCTGTAAGAAGTTTGGGGGAAATGAAGTAAGATTGATTGGTTTTGAGGTTATTCTTGCTGGAGGGGGCTGACTTAGATCTTCTTTGCAATAAAAGCAAAGATTGTTTTGCTCGACAATGTATTGTTCTCTAACCTCTCTTCTTTCTTTTGGTTTTAATTTTGTGTAATCTGTTGGAAGTGTATGTGCCATTTTTTTATAATAAGTGTGTTGTTCCGAAATTGGTGCCGAATTTTTTACCAACCTTTCCTTCTTTAGCAAGTCTGTCTTTCATAAAATCAAGTGCTATACAACATAAACCAACAGAAGACTTATCGGAGTAATAAGCAAATAAAAATTCGGCCACCTCTTCTCTTGCGGATTTCTTCAATATTTTCATCGCTTCAACTCTGGCCTCTTTTTTGACCTCTGATTGAACGATGGCTTTAAGGTGTTTTTCTAGGTGTTTATTAATTACTGGGTGCTTCTTATTAGCCATTTTTTTTAGCCTGGCTAGCACTTGTTTGGTTGTGTATGTTTTTTTGGTATTCATGTGGCTAACAAAAATAGCCATTTTTTAATTAACTTGCAAGTCAAAGCTAGAACTATTTGTGGTAACTACTATCAGTTTTTCTATAAGCAGTTTCAAATCTTCCGTTATAACCGATGTCTTTATACAACAAACCAACGTTTCCAAAGTAAAAAATGTTTTCAACATTATTGTCTTCGTAAATAAAACCCCACTTACCATTTTCGTCTAGCATCCACTTAAAGTAAACTCCATCAGGACTATCGCCAATTCCTTCAGATTTGTGCATATAAGAGCGGTTTCTTTCATCTTTGACTACGAACACCTCTTTGATGTTGCCAGTCCTAAACTCCATGAAATTGGTTGTAAAACGCACGTTTCTAATGGCATTTTCTTTAAACCTATTCCAAAAATTGTTTTTTACTCCATAGTTTATGATTTCACCTTCGCCTAATGGATCTCTAAGGTCACCATAGGTCCATAACCAATAAATGAAATTACCAGCGTTATTCTTTAAAGTGGTTTTAACCTGAGCTGTTTTGTTTTCGTCAATGAGTTTATTGATTTCTTGCCAGGAGGTGCCGCTGTAAATTTTGTTTGTAATTTGTTTTCTGAACAGATACCAGATTGGGTAAATGAATGGCGCACTTATTGCGTTCCATACGCCCATAAAAGAAAGTTTTGTTAAACGAAGATAACCTTTTCTTTTATCTTTTTTGCTTGGTCCTTTTCCAGATTTATAATCTGCCCTAAGGTTTCTAAAGAACCTTCCAAGTTCTTTCATTTTTATCCTTGTATCCATATGTAATTGTTTTTACATATAAATATTTCGTATTTTATGTTAATCTGGGTGTTTACAACCATTTTTACATGGATGTCTAGAGGTCATAATTGAACCATATCGGCATCTGCAAAATTTTTCTTCCACATTTTTTTTAAAATATTTACCCATACTATCGTTATGTGATAGCGACATCTTTTTTACTTGGGCGTTATAATCGTCTTTATTTTTTTCTATCCTTCGCTCTATATTTTTTTTAATCCTATTCAATAGAAAAAAAGCGTATAGTAAAAAAACAAATACGAAAATTGCTGTGAGTATTAATATTAACAATGCCATTTTATTTAAAAATTTCCCAATCTTCCATCCAATCCATATCTCTTCTGTTTGCCCAAAACTCGTGAGCAGGTATTTTAACGCCATCTTCGAAAAGATAAATGTTGTCAATGGGATCAATTAACATCATCCACTCTTCATCCGTAAAATATCTATGGGTTACTTTTTTACCCTCATTAAGAGCGGTCAACATTTCATCTTTGGTCATTGTCATAGTATTTTTGGATTTAAATATTTTCATCTATTAATTTTAATATAGATTTCCACAGTGCTTTATTGTCGTATGACACCCAGTCAGAATGTCCTTTCGCCCAAATTTCTATGACAAAAGTTTTTGTATGACCTTCAACCCAGCTTTGTATCTTTATGTTTTTATCTCTTGGAATTCTCAAATGAAGTATATCATCAATATAGATTCTTATGTCTTCAGAATCACTTTTACAAGTTGTTGATGATTTCATTGCAATTTTTTGATTTCCGTTTTAAGTCTTTCACTAATTTGATCTTCTCTTATTTTTGTATTACAAATCATTTCAAAACCACTTGTATCAATTGGCATTGTTGATGATTTTTTCCAAAACATATCTTTAAACTGGTTATCACTAACCATGTGATCTGTAAAATTATAGAAATATATTTTTTTAACTGAAATTATAAAAATATAAGAAGCGTGATTTTCGCCAAGTGTTTTTTTGTGACAAGTTATCGGATATTCAACAGTTTGAGAAAAACCAATTGACGATGCGAAAATTAAAATATAAAGCAGATGTTTCATAGTTTTGTAAATATAGGTTTTTTATTTTTATCTTGCAAACCTAGATATTCCTTTAAAAACCTGCTGCATTTCATCAATTATTTTATTGAGCGATTGAGTGTGTTTATCTTTTTCACTGATGTAATACCTAATTAATTCACCTTCTTCGCCAGGAAGATTTTCTACGAGTTCTTTGCCTTTTATGTATTTGTTATCTGGGATATAGTGTGCCATGTTTATGTGTGTTTAATGATGTGGAAATCTAATTGATTTAGGCAAGTTCTTTTGAACCTCAATTGTTTTTTCAATTAAGGCCAGAGCTTTTTTTGAAGTTATCTTCTTAGCTTTTAGCTTTGCGCCTTTCTTTAATATTGTGCTTATATGTGGTTTATGTGACATTTTGCTTTTTTTTATTGATATCAAGTTCAAGAACAATTATTGCTCTTGTCATATCTCTTTGATCTTTTAACCACGTGCCACGTTTATAATCATCCATCCATTCTTGCCTGGCTCTATCTCTTTCACGTTGGCGCTGGTTTCTAATTGAGTCGACTATCCATTGCATTTTTAGCTATACAATTCGTTAATAAATTCTTTGGCCACATCACATACAGATAATTCAAAAATATCATTTGTGACTTCAAGACCAACAAAATCAAGGAATGCTCCAAACACAGAGCCTTTAAGGTTTAGTGGTTTGTTGTGCACAATGTATTTTTGTAGAATTTCTGGGTTATCTTTTGGTACTTCAATTGCGTGCGGACTAAGGTTTATAATCCCAATTGAGCCTGAGATGTGCGTTTCATAAGAGGAACTTTTTGTTTTATCTCTGAACGAGGAAAAATTTTCTATAATTTCTTTTTTTGTTTCGAAAGCAGATAGAGCAAAGCCTTCGCCTTTTTTTGTAAGTTGGATATAATTTTTTCCTTGAATTTTTAGGGCGACGAGATAGCAAACTTCCATAGTTGTGTTTTTAAATTATACGTATTAAAATTAATAAAGTTGCAATTAATTACAACCGTCATTATAAGAATGTTTAAACCATTCTACCCAACCGTTCTTTGTGAAGAAGCCCCATTTCTTTTTCTTTTTAAATGTAACAACAAAAGTCCAAACTGGCTCTACAATCTCAAGGCGGTGAATATAATTTAGGTTTCTATAAAGCAAACTAAACCTGCCGTACTTTTTACTTTTGCCATCTGGAGTGTGTTCGATATAACTTCCCTTCATAAGAAAGGTGACAAAGCGCCAAGGATGATCATGTAAACAATCATCATCGCTACTCAATATGTTGTGTATTTTAATTGCAAACCAGCGACAATTAAAAATCGAGTACCTTACAAGGTATGGAATATTGTCTGAGCGATATATGGTTTTTTTCTTGATCATTAAGTGCTAGCGTAAACAGGCGGAAATGCTCCTGGCTTTACTTTTGGTATCTTTGGAACATCTTCCACCTTTGTTGTGGTTAATATGTTAAATGAACCCAAACCCCTTTCTCCTGAGTCGTATATGTGAAACTTATACGTGCCATCAAGAGGGACTTCGTAAATTGATTTAAAATCTGAACTAAAGAATCGACAACCTAACCAGGAAAATGGTGCATAGTCATTACCTTGTCCTAAATAATTCCAGATATATAAATTGTATTCTTCGTATTGGTTTTTTTGTTTAAGTGTATCAATTGCAAACAAGACTGCTTTTTTCATAGAATCTTGTCTGTTGTGATGATAATACAAAACATCACTCTTAAGCATGAATTTTAAAATTTTTAACTCACGCTTCAAATTTGATTGGTGTTTTTTTTCGCTACGCAATCTTTCTTTTTCTTGCGCTCTCCAATTCTTAATATCGTTTGCCTTATTTAAATTCATAATTACTTATACGACTAAAGACTAAAAAGGTTTCAAGTTTTTTCTATTTTCCAATACAACCTACAAGCGTCACTCCATTCATCAGAATCCCAACAACCACATTTACATTCCCAGTCATAATCCCAAGCAATCAGTTCTCCATGCTGATTTTTAAACAAATGAAAATCGTTGTGAGCATATGGCTTTAAGCAACCTGTGGTGTCTTCTACAGACATCTCATCCAAGAATAATATGTTGCAAGTATCCATTTGTTTACTTTATTCCCAACCACTCTTTAAAAGAAAGGCCTGAGTCATCGTGCAAAAAATCAAGATATCTCCTTTGGGACCTTGTTAGTTTTTTAACTGGCGGTTTATGGTTAAACGTGTCTAGATATTTAACTTCCCAAGTTGGGTGACAAGGCAATGGATCTGGTGTTAAATTTTCGTAGAAATTCACGCCGATATAGTTTCCCATATCTTTGGTTATAACGCCTTTTTTACCATCTACAATGACTTCTCTATGCATTTCAGCAGGAACATTGTAACGGTCTTTTATGTATTGAAAATCCATGTGTTTAGTCTAGTGGAAATGTTCCTTCAGCAAGTTGAGACTCAAGCTCCAATTCTTCTTTTAAGGCTTTCTGGAGCGCTGGTAATATCTTGGCGGCGTATCTATGACAAGAGTCTTCGCATTTTTTTCCGTAAAGAGTATAAGCCATTCCTGTATACATTTTGCCTCCAAAATAGTCGACATTTAATCCGACCAAGAATTCACGAAAATCCTTTTGAGTATAAGACCTCCATGAATAAGAAAGATTGCCATAATCTGTGACAGAGGCAAACATGCCATCGCTTGTTAATACTATCTGGCCTAACCAGCTTCCACCATCATCGTATAGTGTGTAGCTTTTTGCTGTAACTTTTTCCATAATTAAATTATTATCGCTCTTCTTATATTTAAATTGTGACCTTTGCCATCGTGCAAGAAAATGCCATAAGGCTCAATCTCCAAACTATCAACAACAAACTCTTCTCCAATCTGCCACTTGTTTTCTTCAGGTATTCCACAATGATCATCCATTGGATCTTCTTTAACACATGCCACTCTTTTGTTAACCCATTTTTCTTTTAAAAGTTTTATTTCATTAATAGGTTCGTTCCAAGAACAAGAAAGCGCCGCCATCATGTTGTTGTTATCTGTGCCACCCCAAACATCTTCCATTCTATAATCAGTGTTGTGGGCTGTTGGGTCATACCCACACTTGCAAATAACCCACACTTCACAACAGTCTTCTGCAACTTGTTGAGAGTGACCTTCAAATATTTCGTTTTGACCGCATTGAGGACACGGTTCCACTTGCGTGTTTTTATTTAATTCAAATCTTCTCATAGTTATAAATTATTCACCTGTGTCAGTCATCATTTGAATAGCGCTATCAATAAGCGATTGGGCCTGAGCATCTGTAAAATTTTCAAAAGCCTTGTCACGTTTGTTATCATCAGAAAAACCAAATTTTTGATTTACTTTAAGGTCTTCTACAAAAAATGTAACAACCAATAAAGGTTTTGATTCTTCGTCATCTTCTAATTCTTCTTCGTCGTCAAAATCTTTTGTTAGCAATATTTGGTGTTCTGGTAATTCGATAATTCTAAAATTTATTTCTTTCATATTTTTACATGTTTTGTTTAGCAATTATTTTTCCGCAAACACCTGACCAATTTACAATCATGGAGCTGCCATCTTTTTCATTAAATTGAGTCCAGGTTTTAACACCATAGCCAGCATCAGAGTGAAATTGATGTATTTCTCTTCTTCCAGTCATTCCGCTCACCCAAAGGAAGAAATCGCCGTTTTTTAATTTACGGGTTGCAATTATATCAAATATTGGAATATGAACTATTTCAGGTGTATCAAAACCAGGTGAAACAAAAATTATTTTTTCATTTTTTTTATCTTCTGACATGATATTTTAATCTAACGGTGAAATTTCACAAGTAACCAACCTAGGTGGTTTTGGTGTGCACTTACTACAAAAATAAACGATTTCAAAGTGATTATCTTTTTCGCCGTTGCAACAATCACAAGTGATTGGGTAGTGATAATATTTCCTTTCGACAGCAGCTTCTGTTCCGCAAATATCGCACTGACTAATTTCTTGATCGCTCATTATGTGTTTTTTGGTTATTGCAAATATAACAATAAAAACAATTCACAATTGTTAAAAGTCTAGGTTTTTTTATTATATTTGTTCTATGGAAATTAAAGAATTGGCAAAAATTGTTGGCGATGTACTAAATATAGAGGTAATTTGATAAACTCTATTTAATCTCGCCTTTCCATTCCTCCGAAGTCAATTTTATCAAAGAAATCTACGATTAATTTCTCCATTAGCAAAGATTTGCTGATAAGGTTTTCTTCACAATGTTTATTAAACCTATCGTGTACACCTTTTTTAAGTGTGAAACTCATTTGAACCCTTTTTTCTGGTACTGGTAATGGTTCTGTCTTCTTCTTTGCCATGTGTTTTAGTATTATTAATTTGTTTTTATAACTGTAATATTAATATCTTTTTCTAAATAATTTATTTCTGTGTCTACTCATAACATCCCATTCGATTAGTTTGCCATCCATATATATTCCACCTGTTTTTATAAACTCTTTTGAATAGTTTTTGTATTTGTCTGGCAAACCACGATAAAACCAGATTTCATCTCCAATGATATCAAAAACAATACCTTCTAAACCAAAAACTCCATACACGTTTCTAAACCCACCGCTTAATGATACCCAATCGCCAATTACTACAGGGTCAATTCTTTCATATTTATATCTTTCAGCTTCTTTTTTGTTTTCAAAACACATGTTACCAATTTTATAGGCTGATATTTCAATAATAGTTTCTTCCATACAAATTTTTATAAAATATACACAAAATTAGTAAAAAACCCAAACGTTTTTTTAACTTGCACATATCGTCTAGGTTTTGTATATTTGTTTAAAATTTGTATTATGACAGGTGAAGAAATCAAAATTGAGTGTACGTCTTTATATGAAAAAATAAAATCTTCTCAACAAAGACTTGAGGAAATTAGAAAGTTTTGCCCACACGAAAAAACATTCAATGGAAACTGGTCTTGGAGAGTTGGATGCATTGATCCTGCTGAAATTTGTGACCATTGTGGAAAAATGTTAAGATACATACCATACACAGAACAAAAAAAAGAGAAACCGAATTTTGAAGCTCCTAATGGAATGTTTGAGTTATAACAATGGGATATAGAGTATACATAGGCTCAATGCCAAAAAGAGAGTACAATAAAATTAAGTCGATGACTTCAAGAGAATTGTTTGATTTTTATAATGAATCAAAAAAAATTCAAAATTTTGAAGACGGTGGTTATCATATTGGCCCTTATGATTTCACAAAACAAATCTATGGTCTTGGGGAGGCCTATTTTGAACCGCCTAAAAAAACTACACTACCATTTTTTAAAAAAGAAGAATTAAAAATCAAGTATGAAGATTACGATTTTAAAGTTGTAAAAAAAGAATTCTTAGCTTATATCATAGAGACGTACACTAAAAAAATCCAAGCTTATTATACTGATATGATGGAGCCATTCTATAAAAAAATACATGAAGAAAGCAACTTTATAGAAAGTGTAAAAAAAGATTATGGCTCAAGTAAAGATTCTTATACATTCGATTTTTCAAAAATAACCAACGAAGAGCAAACCGCTCTGTATAAAGTAATACAACACGTTAGAAGTTTTAGTTGGGAATGGAGAGAAGGAATGCTTCCATATGACTTAGAAAAAGGCAATGAAGTTAGCACCAGCTGGAAATACGAATATGCCATTTTTGAATTGGTGAGGATATATAAAACGTTTGATTGGAAGAGAAATGTGATGGTTTTTTACGGATATTAAAAATACATTTATGAATAGAATGTTTCCAGATGAATTAATTGAAAAGCTTACCAAGAGATATGGTTACAAACAACCTATTACTCCAGAAAAATATGAAGTAGTTTACACGGCCAGTCAATTGTTTGAAACAGGTGTAAGGGTTACAAATCATTTTGTTGTAAGAGATGGAAAAACAATAATTTATAAACAGGAAAAAGAACATGTTAGATAAAAGAACCACGCACAAATGTGTATTTGCTGTAACCACTCATGGTGAGCCAGTTTTATTAAAGAGCAACCCAGATCTTTTAGAGTTTGATGTTTTTGACGGCAACGATCTTAGAGATAATATAATTCAAAACCCTGGTGATATTCCATCTGTTTTTGGAATATATTCTTGTGATGTTGTTGTTGAGGTTGACAGCTATAATAACGCCTGGGAAATTGAATATGACGTAAATACTAGTATTAGCAATATTATAAAATTAAATATAGAAAACTTATGATAGATTGGACAAAAGAAGAATCAACAAAAAACTATTGTGGTTATTGCACCAAAACGCCAACTGGTTCGAAATGCGATGGCGAATGTTTTAAAAAAGAAGAAAACAGAGTGGAACATATTTTGATAATGCTTGAAAAAATTCCTGAAGAAATTGAGAAACTAGAAATTAGAATGGAAAATTACAAAAATGAATTAACAACAAAAACACATACAAATGGAAACGACTAGCAAAATTAAACGAAGTCCTTTGTGGGACAAAATTAATTCAGAAGTTAAACAGATACCAAGAGAAAAAGTTGGCGGGGATTCTGTTGATCACCAGAGTCTTTCTACAAACTTAGAAAACTTGTTTAAAAGTGAAATGGTAGCTTTTAAAAAATGGTATGATAGTCTTTCTCCATCTGAACAGTGTACTGTTTGGAGTAAAGATGGAAGCGCAAATGGATTATTCACCATGGCAGACGAAGCACTTGTAAATAAATTTATAAACATCAAATAATTAACAATGGAAAAACAAGAAGTAATGGACTTATTAAAGTCTAGCAAAAATTCAAGTGAATGGAACGCCAACTGCGACACAATTAAAAAAGCATTTAATGGCGGGTATCCAGCTTGGTGGTATCAGGAAGTTGTTTTATCTGGTTTTATGGATGATACTCTTGGACCAGGCTCCTCAACAATTAAAATATCAACCTATTAGAATTAATGTTATGAAAATAGATGTAACAAAAATAGACATAGTTTTAATATACGACGAAAACAACCAAATAGTGGATAGATTTCAACTTGGTCGTGTGTCTTTAATTAAAGACAAAATAAATGGAACCAGATTAGAATTAAAAAAATATAACCATAAACATACATTAGATGAAAAAACAATTTAACTTAGCCTTTTTAGGCATTTTAGCGATACTTCTTTTAACTGGCTGCGCTGATAATACTTTACCGAGCGAGTGTGTTAGTTGTCATGTATACGGTTTCTGTGGTGGTTTTTGGCATGGAATGATAATGGCGTGGGATTTAGTTGCTATGATTTTCTGGGATGATGTTGCGGTTTATGCCCCAAACAACAATGGTGGCTGGTATGCGTTTGGATTTGTGTTTGGTTCTGGCTCTTTGGCAGTTTTAATTAAACATGTCAATTTAGCTTTACGTGGTTAGTGTTTTACACATAGATGAATGGGTTAAACTAAGCAAAGGATTACAGTTTGTTCCTAAAGATATTTTCTACCAATCTGTTATAAGGGTGATTGACAATGAAACTTTTAAAATCGGCGATTGTGTTATATTTAAAGGGGAAAATAAATTTTCTAGCGCTTTACCTATGGGTGTGATATTATCTTTTGGCCAAGATCAGAAAACTGTTTTTTTTAGAAATAATAAAACGTTCATTAACGATATATTATGCAAATTTTAAATGTAGAAGACTGGATTAGTGCTCAAGAAAATGGTGTTCAGTTTAAAGTAACGGAGGGTTATGGAACTGTTGGATGGGCGACTTGTGTCACAAGATTAAAAGATAACCTTGAGTTTGCGGTTAAAGAACTTGTTATTTTTGATAACGACACTTATAAGATTTGGTATTTTCACCCAGATATGAAAAGTGTCGAACTTGATAATTATAAAAGAAGAGAAATTGGCGGGATAATAGCAGAAATAAACGATATAAAAAAAGCTTAACATGGACGTTTTATTCATAGATGAATGGCTTAAAAAGCAAAAAGAAGGATATATAACTTGGGGCAATTACACGATTGTTTATCCATCTATTTTAAACATGCCAGCGATCAACTTTTCAATAGATGAAAAAATTGTACAACTTATCAATAAAAAACAAAATGGAAGTACTGGTAGTAGATGATTGGGTTAAAAAATCTGACGGAGATCAGTTTAAATTTTTGACAAATGGAATATTTGAAACAGCTCAAAGATTAAACGATGGGGCAATATTTAAAACAGAAGAAGACGTTATGTTCTTTAATAATGTTGGAGTGGAATTTTGTGAAATAACTGGATTTGCTCTTAACAACATAGATGTGTGGGTTATTTCAAACGAAGATAATTCAGATTTTACAATACCAATTAATAGCTTATCAAAATTAAACGACGATAAAAGACCATGGGAGAAGTTTTAACAGTAGATGATTGGATAAAGGCAAAAGATCAATTCTTTTTTATAGATGATAGCTTTGATAAAGTTGAAAGGATTAAAGACGGCAGCATGTTTTTTGTTGGAGATCTTGTGGAGTACATTAATGAAAGTTCTCAAAAAACCACATCAAACATAAAGTATTTTGAAAGCATGGTGATGTCTTATGTTTTTATGGACAATAACGATGTTGTTTGCATTAATGATATAGAGTGGAATGAGGGGTTTTATAAAACTCTTCTCAACAAATAGACTTTAATTCTTCATATAGGTTCGGAAGATCTTCGCTTACCAACAAATTAAAAACCTCGTAATTTGTACGAACCTTCAGCGAGTGGTAATCTGACACCTCTTCTATTTTAAAGCGTTCCAGATTTGGTATTTTTATTTTAAAATCGAGCATTAAAATCATTAAACTGCAAAACTCACCAATTTTTTTATCAATAAATTCTATATCGACCACAGTCTTTCTATTTCTTTTATTTAAATTGTGTAGAGCTTTGTTTAGAACACCAGAATACTCAACAACCATTTCTGGCAATTTTAAATATTGTTCTATTGTTAATACTTGCATGATTAAATTTTAAATGTTACCAAGTAATTATAATAATTAACTATGCTATGTTCACATTTGTCATTCTCAACGGTCAAATGACTTAAATCAACTTGCTTTTTAAAATGGATTGATTCGTCTACCATTTCCGCTAAACGCTCCACATCTCTTATAAGCTTGGTTTTAGTTTCTTGTGACGGATATTCACAAGACAAAATTGTGTCTCTTAAATTATTTGCTTTTGTAATAATTTGACCTTGTATACTTATGTATTCTTCTATTTTTAGAACTTGCATTAATTAAATATAATAAAAAAACCCAGAAAAACAAATTCCTGGGTTTTAAAATTATTCTTTATCAGCTTCTTCATTCTTCTTTAAAACATAATTTTTAAGTTCTTCTGCTGCGTTTAAATATGCTTTGCGTAACTTATGAAAATCTTCGTCTTTAATATGCTCCCACCTGCTGTAGTCATTAAAACAATAATGAATTCCTTCATCTTTTATTCGAAATTGCACGCTGTGCCAGTCATCTTTTTCGTCTTCATTCATATTTAGTGTTCTAGGCTCCAATTAATTTTAATAGGCTCCTGCTTATCCATTGCATTGACATCTTTTGTAATACAATATCTACCATCTTTTTTACAAAAATAAACAGGATAATCAAGCTGATCGACAATAACCTTAACCGCAATTTTATTATCATTACCGCAGCCAGCTGCGGCTGCGCCCAATTGTACTGTTAAGTTAATCAGGTTTTTTAAATTGTGGTCAAATTCTTTTCCATTGTGAATAGATGTTTCAGCAATTACATCTCCGCACCCAGCTGTTGGATAAGTATAAAACGCCTTTAAACTTTTGCTGTTTTTAATAATTAAATCTAATACTTCTTCGTTGTTTTTCATGTTGTTTTTTTTATTTCCATTCTTCTTGTTTAATATTTACCCACAATTCAATATCATATTTACAAGACATGCTTCCGACGTTGTATTTTTCAGATATTTCTTTGTTCCATTGAAAGTCTAGTGTTGTGTATTTTTTTCCATAAGAATTATAGCCACCGTAATTGTGTCTAACCTTCCATTCAGCTCCAGTTTTTGTATCATTTAAACCAAACACCATTTCCTTTTGACCAAAACTTTTTGCAACAACACCTATAAAGCGAACTAGGTCGTTTACACCATATTCTAAAGGCATACCACTACCTCTTGAGAAATTACTTAAACTTTCTTCTTTAGGATAAACCAAGCACTTGAATTTAAGATCACCAGGGTTTTTTTCCATCACACGTTCTATCAAATAACAATTTTTACTTCCTGTGAGTTTTGTGTAGTTTTTATCCTTGTTGATTTCAGAACGCAAATCTTTGCACTCTTGCATTTTTTCGGCATACGACTTTTCAACTGAACCGCCTTTCATTAGTATGAAAAAATTACTATACGTTTCCATTACACGATTTACAGCTTCCATGCTTTTTACAGAAGAGTTTGTTCCAGCTTTTTTATACTTTTCCATTAAATCAGCGAGCACCTTGTCTGACTTATGTAATGTTAAAAACTTATCTGTATCAAAAGCTTCATCGAACTCAAGTCTTTTTTTATATACAAAAGCACCAAAATATGTGTTTACCATACATTGTTCCTCTTGAAGTTTAGAAATAAACTTCATGTCTTCTATGAATAAAGGATTTAATATTCTTTCTTTAATGGTTTCTATTTTTTCAGTTCCAATAGATCTTCCGTAACTTGAACCATAATCATTTTTTATTGAATCCGAGGAAAGGTAAGCGTCAAATGCACTTCTGAACTTTGTGATATCTATATCAAAAACAGTTTTCAACAACAAGCCAAAACCACGTTCTTGATATGAGGCATTAGAAAAGAATTTAAAATGATTTAAGTTTACAAGCAAAGTTAAAATTTGACTGCTGGTTAAATCTTCCTGCTTGTATGTACGCACGTATATTGATGTATTGGGTGCATTATACCACAAAAGTCTACGAAACCCATCTAAAAGAACAATCTTGCCATCAGTTTTTTCAAGTAAAAAAAAGTTTTGATATTCGTATATTTCTGAAGGAGGATTTTCAACCGAACTAGATTCTACCTCGCCTGAATTGAACTCTTTAAAATCTATCCCAATTGATTTATAGGTTGATTTTAATTGTTTTGACAACTCTTGGGCTGATTGATATATCTGCAAGCTGTAATTGGCTCCAATTACTTTGTCGTTATATGATCCAATAGTTGTCATTTGTTTTTCTTTGTTATACGTATTTGTTTTAAAAAGGTTTCAATTATTTTTTTAAAAGTTTATCAATTTTGGTTTGGAGATCTTGAGCTTTCTCATACTCCTGTTCTTCTAAAGCTTTGTTAAGTTTGCTCTGAAGATTCGCAATATCATATTCATCAATTTCTTCTTCCTCTTCTTCTTTGCTAAGCGGGTTTAAAAGGTTGAAATTTTTTAAATAATGACTAAAGTAATCTACAATAATTCTTTCTTTAGGCTCTGTTCCTGGAACATCTTGAGGGTTGTTCCAGCTAACTTCAAGCAACATTTTTTGTGTTTCTGTGTCATTGTTTATGCACTTTAAGCCGCCAATTCCGCCTTTAATTCTGTTCCATTCAATTACAACATAATCTCCTGGTTTTACATTGCTTGGCTCATTTCTTTTTCCAATTTGTTTTTTGGTTTTTTTAAAGTATAACCAACCAAATAAAAATTTAAACAACCTCATTTGTATTTATTATTTTTCATTTATAAACCTTTTATAGCTAAATAGATAACTACGATTAAAGCAAAAACAAAAATTATAAAAAAAGAAGTTTGAGCTCGACTGTTTCTTTTGTTAAATTCACAAGTTAAACAAACCACTTTACCTATTTTATTCTTATGATAGTAAGTTTCATCTCTTTTATGCATTTCCCCTATTGGGTTGCCGCAATGTGAACAATAAATCTTATTCATTTTTATTTAAGAATAAACCTTTCTTTGTCCTTCCATCTCTCTGCAATGCTATCAGCATACTCCTTGTCTTCTTTGCAATAACTAAACCAACGATCTTGACCTTTTTTCAAATAACTCAACACATCTTGCGGAATTACACTTTGTTCTACTGCTAATTTAAGAGCGCAATTAAGTGGTATTGAAGAAAACGCAAAATCTAAACCTGAACTATAATCTCCAAACTCTCCATATCTAGTAATTAGCGTAGAAAGAATTGGATATTCTTTATCGTGATGGAAGTAAAAGTCGTGTTCAGAATCACTTCCTAAATATATACATGTATCACAATCGTGTTCGTGTAATTTTTTCATTTTCTTTGTTTGCAAAATTTACAATTTCCTTTGTGAGTAAAAATGGGACCGCCCTTTGAACTACCTATCCAACCGCCAATGTATTCACAACTATCGACAACATATGTTTGAAACTGCCCGTTGCTTAACGTACTAATGTGATTTAAACTCTTGCGGCTTTTTAAACCCTCTAAAGCTTGCGCATCCATTTCTTCCCTGCTTGGCCCACAAGAATAAAAAAGGGCTGCAAGTAATATAAACGAAATAAATTGTTTTATTTTTATCATGATGTAGTTGTTTTTTGTTTTTCTTCTTCAAGTGAATCTATTCTTCTAAGCAGAGCTTCATTAAAGGTGTTTAGATCGTTTATTCTTTTAGACATACCAATTATATCCTCAGATTTTTTTGAAACAAGGTTCTCTAAATGTAAAATTACCACTTCTTCTCTAAGTTCCTTTCTTTCTTTGTTTATCAATTTATTATTTGCATCACTTAACGATTGATTTGTCTTTCTAAACGCCTCAACTTTGTTAAATAAAAACTCATTGTCTTCGACGAGTTTAAAGTTTTCTATTTTAGAAGTAATGTGCCATGAATTTTGACAAATTTTGCACTTATAACTTCTGGCCTTTTTACCTGTTTTAATGTTTCTGTATTCGTTTTTTACAATATGAAAGTCGGCATATTTTTGGGTTAAAAATTTTACCTTGGTGCACTTTTTTTCTTCCATGACTACTTTATTTTTAGTTTAGCTTCGTAAAAGTTTTTAGCACCTATATGATAAAAATTCATAAACATACCATCGGAGTCAATGGCAACGCCATCTATTGCTCCATCAGAATCTTTGTATACTACTTTGAAGTTATTTATTCCAGTGCCGCTAATTCCGTTTTTTTCTAAATCATCAGACACCTCTTGAAGTACTGTTTCAATCCCATTTGTCACCGATTGAAAAGGACCTCCAAGATCCTCGATAAAGATTACATTACCATCAATTGTATATTTATAATTTGGCTTATTCATTTAGTTTCCGTCGTCTTCTGTAAATTTAACATGATCTAGTTTTCTTTCTTTAGCCTTTCTAGGCTTATCCTTGCTTTTTTTACGTGGTCTTTTTACACCCTTAGCAGTAAGACCCCTTACGCCATATTTGGCGTGTCCTGGGCAACAACTACTATCTTCTGGTCTTATTCCTTGTGGTTTCATTTGATGTGTTTTAAAGCCTCAAAAATAGCGTGTTCGAGCATGTCAAAATAATCTTTAAAAGGTTGCTCATCACAAGTATGTGGTTCATAATTATAACCTAATTCAATTGGTTCCAATGTAAAATTGTACCATATTTTATCCTCGTCATGACCTATAAATGGAGCCACATGAATTTTGTGTTTTGTACGAAGCCATTCAAGAACTTCATCGTAAGTAGGAGCAGATGTGTTTTTGCTTCCTCCAGTATTATAATTCAGAGGCTCAAAAACAGATTTCACGTATGTGGAAAGCATATCGCTTCCATCAAAACAGCACAAGCAAGGTTCTACAAAACCTTTGTCTCTTAAAGCTCTAGCCAATTTAATTTTAATGTATTTCATGTTATTTACAATTACTAAGTGCTTTTTTTGCTTTAGAAATTTTGTTTTTGCTAGGCACCATTTTAAGTGTGTTTGCACAATAAATCATCATCTTAAAAGCTTCTGCTTTAGTCCAATTTTCTTTTTTATTTAAATCTGAATATGTCATTGAATTTAAGTTGGTTTAATTTATACGATTTATATTGTAAAAGGTTTCATTGTTTACACACTATAATTCCAAATAAAAACGAACTAATTACAGCTAACCAATAAAATATACTTCTAACCCTGAATTCAAGGTGTTTAAATTTTTCAGGTTCTACCTTTGTTTTTGTGGCGAATATCCACATATTAAAAACCACTACTAACCAAATTATTATTGATATTATTTTCATAACTTATATTGTTTTTTGTGTAACATTTAAAACTATTCCTCTATCTGCGAGATGATCTAAAACCAATGTGAAGAATTCAGGTGCTGCATGCACGGCTATCTCAGGAGGATACATGCCTTTAGCAAAACCATTAATAATTAATTCAACAGCTGCTGTAGCTGTATACCCAGTGGTCCTTGCCATTGATGATGTGTTTGTTTCTTTGTTGAATTCGTCGTGAAGGTTATAGACCACCTCTGTAAATTTTTCATCTTCTTTTTTAAATTTACCGACAATGGTTACACGCATCACAGTTAGCTCCTCTTCTGTTTCTCTAAGCTTCCATTCTTTAAAAAGAATTTTACTTGTAACATCTAACGGAGTAACATATACATCATCAAGTGAATACTTGTGTTCGCCCATCATTTTAGAGGTCACAATAATAGGTTCTTTTGAAAAGAATCCGCTATCTCTTAAAACCTTTATGTATTCAACATGACCAGGATAACGCAAAGTCTTTTCCTTCATATTTGGTATATGTCTCATTGTATAAATGAGAGATCTGAGCCCGTCAGAATTAAAAGATTCTAAGGTGCCCACACCATCAAATTCAACATGTTCAATATCTGACAAAGCTTCTTTTACAACAACAACTCCGTTTTCCACATATCTTGCTGGTCTTGTATATTCCTCTATAACATCTACTGGAGAGAAAGGGGCTTTATAGTTAAATGGCCATTTTTTAGTTTTAGGTAAACCACCAACAACACAATCAAAGCTTTGGATTACTTCCATGTTGTTGTTGACGTGACCAATAATTATATTGTCAAGTCCAGGAGCTACGCCGCAATCTACAATAACTGTAACGCCATTACGCACTGCTAGTTCGTTTAACATTAGAGCGTTTTCTGGAAAAAATGAAATGTCAACAATGTTTTTTCCACCCTCAATTAACCACTTTATTGTTTGAAAGCCTAGAAATCCTGGAACCGCACATACAACCAAATCGCAGTCTATTGTCATGCTTACCAATTGATGCTCATCTGTAACATCACATGTGCCTATATTTATTTGAGGGTGTTTTTCTTTCACTCTTTCAACTTGATCGAGTGATTTGTCAAACAACGTGACTTCATATTTTTTTGATAGATCAATAGCAATTGCGCTGCCAACCATTCCTGCACCTAATACAATTATTTTTTTCATTGTTCTTCTTCTTTAATAAAAACCTCACTTAATTCAATGCCGTAATATTCACAAATGTATTTCATCCAAAAACAAAAATAACCATCTTTCATACTACACTCAATACCTTCATCATCAAACATGGAAGCTGACAATATCTTTCTAAAATTTTCAACATTATAATATTCCACAAATATGATAACATCTTTTTCGTTGCCATTTTCGGAATAATGCCATTCTATTCTGTTGTTGTGAAGAAATCTGTATAACTCAATTGCTGTCATTTTTTATTTTTTTTAGGTTTAACCAATCCTTGTCTAACGCACAATGGTGCACGTAAATCCTTTGCCACAATCTTCATGGCCAACTCTACCCAGTACCAAGTACATGGTTTTATATTTTTATCGGACACCATTCTGGAACTTTAATGTGTTTTTCTTCATGCCACTCCACAGCGCCTTGTATCTTTTTTTCTGGCTCTGTTTTTGTACATATCCAATCTTCCATTCTATCCCAGCCATCTGTGGAATATTGATTTTCTGTTTTAAAGTGGGGACATTCTTGACAGCTTTTTATTTCTAATTGTATTGTTGCCATAATTAAAAATTTTCTTTATACCATTGAATAAAATTATCTCTCCACACAGTATCATTCATGCCCCAATGTATTGCTTCGTCTTGCAAATCTTCTGGCAGAGATTCAAATAAATTTTCCATTGCCTTTTGAGACATGCTTAGTTTCGTTGTACTCCAGGTGGCATCCAATATACAATCATGCATGTGGTTCCAATCATTTTCTGTGAAATTATCAAGCATTTTCTTTTATCTTAATGTTAAATTCGTGTAACATTTTTTTTGGAATTTCAGAAATAAAAAACTCCAATAAATCTTGAGTGGTCTTCATTTCAAATTTTTTTGGCCTTTTCACTGTTGTGTATTTTCTACCTTCACAAATTCTAAAAGTATCACGCCCATATTCAGACTTGAAACCGTTTAAAGTAATACCGCTTTTAAAGCTTTCTTCATTTTTAGAAATTATATAACAAACATTTTCTGTAAAAAATTTTCCTTTATAATATTGAAACGGTCCTTGTGTTCCTAAAATTGTTTCGCACGCCTTTTTATACAGCTCAATGGGATCTATATCCTTCCTTTCATAAATGGATAAATTTGTATTGTAATCACGATTTACGAAGTTGCCTTCTCTGTTAAAATATAAATTCAAGCTTTGACCATGGCCACTCACATTCAAATCTAAACCATTTTCGTAAACCCTTAAATTGTAACATGTTATATTGTTGTAATGTTGTACACTCGTTGTATCAACATGTGATTCTTCTGAATTGTTTAAATTAAAATATAATAATTTGTTTAAATCAATTTTGTTTAAACTATAATAGGTGGTTGTGTTATGTATTTGTTCTTGATAAAAAGATAAAACACCAAATACTTTTTTAAAATACATATAAGCTGGAAATTTTTTGTTGAGAGCTTTTTCAAAATCCTCCTGTAGGTGTTGCTCGACTTCTTCTTTTTTATAATAGTGTATGTTCCTGCCTCTCTGACATTTTACTTCTTCTTCTTCCCACTCAACAATATTCCATTCCTCTCTTGGAAGTCCTATAACAACTTTGGTGTTATCAAATTCAAAACTTTGTATTTGTGCCTTTAAATCTTTGTCTAAATTTTCATATACAGTGTAGGTTGGTGGTTCATTTTTGGAGTGCGGGTTTATTTTTTCTACAATGTGGTTTTTCATGACAATCTTGTTGGTCAAACAAATTTAGCAATAAAATCCTATACAAACAATTTTTTTATTATATTTGTTAAATAAAAAAAGTATGGAAGTACTAAATATTAATATCTGGATGGAAGTAGAAAAAATTAAAAAGTATATTAAACAACAGGAAGAAAAAGAAAAAGACAGAAAAGCAGAAAGGTTTAGCAGGGTAATTGCTGGACATGCTGATTCTGGAGGCGGCACATACGAAATTGTGTTTAATACACCCAGATTTTTGTTAGAAGATGATAAATTGGTTTTTAAAGTAAAAAATAAATAATGGAAGTTTTACATGTAAACGACTGGTTAGAAAAACAAAAAATACACTTCACCATCTTAGAACAAAGAGAAGGTTATTGGAAACATTTTTCACAAATAGAACCACCTCCTGGTTTTACTATTTTAGATGAGTTTAAAGCTTATCAAATTAGAAAATCTTACCAACCTTGATTTTTCTTTCTAAATTCTTTATATCTACCATCCACAATATAATTAAACAAGTTTGCATGAAGTAAATATAGAGAACACATGTTTAAATAGTAACCAGCATTATAGCCGTTCTCTGGCTGTATTTTTCTGTAAATTATTGGTATTTCATAAGATGACAAATCATCTGGTTCAATTAAATTTTTAAGCAAAATCTTTAATAAAAAATTTGCCATGTCATCAACTGACATTTTAGCTTCTTCAAGCTCTTCTAAATTTGTGGAGGAAAGTAATAGAAGTCTGGATTTTTCAACAAGACAATAGAATTCACTTAAAAGAAGCCACTCTGTAATTTGACGGACCTCTGAGTTTATTATTTTAACGGTTGGTAACAACATTATAAAATATAAACATTAAATTCAAAAATTCCAAAACCTAATCTTTTTTTGGATCTTCAGATTTGTCTATTTGCTGAATTTTTAAGCTTGCCAAAGAATTGAATACGATGGCTACAATCCAACTTCTTAACAAACTGGACACATATAAGCTATTAAGAGGTAAAACACCGTCTGAGTGTCTAAAAATGCAAAAAAAGATACCTATAACGATACCAGCGATCCACACTTTAAACTTTGAAGCACCTAATTTGTGCAAAAGAGAATTGTACCAGTGGAATTCTGGCTTATACTTGATTCCATAGAGAACCATTATAAAAATGAAAATATATGTCCAATTTAACCCAGTAAAAAATAACTGAATTTCACCACTTATATCTTTAAAAATATCCATAACTTTCTAAATAAATAGGAAGTTATTTGATTTTTTTAAGGGTACATAGCTTTAAGTTCGTCTACAGGTCTAGTTATGTGTAAGTGTTCCGTTAATTGTTCTAATCAACATTTCGGTTGAAAATTTTAAAAGAAAAATCCCACCCACTTTTATTTCAATAGAAATTTATTAAATATTAAAATATTATCACCATTCATAAATCCATCATACCCTTTTGAACTTAAAAAGGATATAAATTCATCAGTTGGTTCATATTTATACTCATCATAATCACCATCTTCATCAAATTCATCAACCAAACTTTCCCATTCACTATAATAATCAGTATCTAAAATATTTAGATTTTTTGGTAATTTATATTTTTTAACATTACCATATTCATTCGCAAAATCATAATCATAAGTAACCCAAATTGATTTTTTTGGTGAAATATCATCTACATCATCAGGTTGTCCTCTATATACAATATCGTAATTTTGAATATTCTCATTCAAAAACTCTCGTATAGTGGTTTTAATAAATTTTCTCAAATCTTTCATATATTTGTTTTCTTTATATATAAATATTAAGAATTAAAACTTCCCACCCTTCTTTTTCTTTTAAAATTTTTGTTCAGTTCTCCGATTAAACACTCTACCTTAATTAACCACACCTACACATAACAAGGTGTATATGTAATGGTGGTTTTGTATGTGATTTCAAGATTTGTGCTTTCTATGATGTTTTGTGGTTAATCAAACATTTCTGGTCTTTATCCACCACTACATATACACCCAACCGTTGTAAAAATGCTGACAACTTCGAACTCCCACTCTTGTTTTGGTCTTGGAATATGTGCAATCAAAGTTTGCTGAGTTCTATGCCATTGCAATGTTTCTTCTGGGGCTTTATATATGGCATCTTTTAAATTCCAATTTAGATCTCTGATAAAATCTTCTTTGTCAACAGGAACTTTTTCAATCATGGAAGCAATTACTTCCTGGCAATTTCTTGGAATCATATTTTTTTTAGTAAGTTATAACAATCGTTTCTACATTTTTTTTGCTAATATTTAAAGGATCCATTGGATCTTTTAAAACAAATTTCGCTTTAGGGTCAAACAGCAAACCGTTTTCCGCCACAACTTTAACATCCACATCTTGTAGCTCTGGTTTTATTTTTTTAAGTTGTTTGATATAATCTTTTAGCTTCATAACTTATTTGATTGACACCAATGGATTAACTGTGAAGTATTTTTCACGACCAGTAACACCTTTACCAACAATTCTAAAAAATTGTCTTTGTCCTGGTTTTTTTTGTGGCACACATTCGTGTGGAGTAAATATGCTTATTTTTGCCAGCTCTCCTTTTTTCATAGTAATACCTGTGTTTTCAGGATATTTGTCAATGTACTTACTTAGATCTCCGTTTTTTGTATAAGATTTATCTTTTGTATTCCATACACGACAAGTATCTGAAATGCTATTGGCGATCAAAACCATTGTGCTGTCTTTTAAACGAGTGCTTCTTTTTCCACCCCATGAGCTTCCGCCGCCACTGCCCCAGCGATTTCCCATTTTTGTTCTACCAACCTCAATGTGAACGTTGCGGGTTATACCAGCATCGTTATAGCCACGTTGTGATTTACCGCCCTCAACAAAATCTTCATCAATGGTTAAAAAACCAATTTGACCTTTCTCTAAAAAGTTCTCATCTATAATTTTTTTGTATGGTTTATAGATTTCAGGAAGTGAAGAGCTATCACCCTGGATAAAAGGCATCATAATACATTTAATGCCTGTAAATTTTGGAAATTTAATTTTGCTTACTATCATGGTTTGTTTTTTTAATTAACACATATTTTCTATTTCATCTTGAAATAAAAAGATTTGTTCCTGATACCATAGAACGTTGCCGTGGTTGTTTCTTCTATTGTCCGCAAAACTTTGAATCAATTTTTGTACTCTTTGTCTTTGGTCATAAGCTGCGTTGTTTACATCTATGAGAGTCGTATTTTTTGCGTATTTTTTATCTGTGAAGATATCGCAAAATCTTACCATGTCAGATTTATTTTTTCTTTTTGGAAAAAACTTTCTTCTATCTTTAAAATAATCCATATACACAAGTGCATATCCAATTTCTCTAAACATAAGTGCATCTAACTCTTTCTCTGTTTTAGGAAGATAATCGTAAGTTTCAGGGTCATCAAGATCCACCTTTGGTCCGTACACTGGTTTAAATTGTCTCATTAAATTTTATTTTATCTTTTATTCCACAATCTTTTAACTGGTCTTCTGTTTCACAATTTAAAAGTTTACAATGGCCCTCAATACCTTCAACATGTTTGTAAAAAGGGCAAGACTTAATTGTATAGCCATATTCACCACCACCAAGTTCTTTAAAACCAGAAGTCATCGTATAACAATATACTCCTTCTGGAATTTGTTTTTTCTTTTTTCTTGGAACCTTAATCATTTAGAGAGGTTTTTTTCTTTAATTTTTTTGTTATGTTTCCTTATGAAAAATATTAAAAAAACACACACTGAAATAAACATTGTTGCAGTGCCAATTAAAACTGTGTATACTATTTGTTTGTCTGTCATTTTAATTGGTTATTTTAAAGATAAAATTTCACTATTGCAATTCATAATTTCAACTAGCTCACACGTTTTTTTAACAACTTCCATTTTCCAACTCAACTTCTTTTGTAAAAGCTCCCAGGCGTTCTCTTCAGATTCGGCAGGAACCAAATAATGCTTAAAACCTTTTTTAAATACAAATAAATTCCAGTCCATTATTTTCTTTTTTTCCTGTTTTCAATTTTTTCAAAATTGTTTTCAACATAAATATTATCAAGCGTTCTTAATTCATCAATGCTTGCCACATTTATAGATTCCAAAAAGTGAGCGTAAAGTTCAGCAGCCCCAGATGTTGCCCAATTTAAATGTTTATAAGGTAAATTATTTCTTTTCTTTACGTTGTTTGGCCAACTTGCCCAATCGGAATGAAATAAATCCACCCAGCCATTTTTATCAATACGACATTTTTGTCCAATCCACCTTCTCCATCTTGTTCTAAGCACCTCTAATGGGTCTTTTTTTGGCTTCTTAGGCACCAAATCATGGTCGTTTACTAAGGAACCATCGTAATTACCACTGAGCCAATTAATGGCATCTATGACATCCATAACGCCCTCTCCAAGATCATCTTCTCTTTCCCAGGCTTCGTCTTCGTCGGAAATAATACCATCCAAAACATCAATCTGGGCATCAATAGTTAAATGATTGGAATCTCCAAATAAAGAAAACTCAGGAAGAACTTCTTTAAGTTTCCTAAGTCTACCCTTTTCAATATCTATTTCTTCTTTAGATTTCACGCTTTTTTTCTATTTGAACCACTGTGCCCTGACCATTCATTTTATTAAAAAAGAAACCATCAATAAAATACAGCTCACCAGTGAACATGTTACTATAATCCTTAAACTCTTCTTCTGTGGCCTCTCTGCCATATTTTTCAGCATAATCAAATAAAAAGAAATATAGATCTTCAGGCGGTTCAATGCCTCTTTTTATCCAGGATGTATAATATTTATCTGAGCGATACTTAATTTTAATTTTTTCGATAAGTTCAGAGAGTCTGTGACCAAACTTATTTTTAAATCTTTCCAGTTGAGAATTGTGAATAGCGACAAGTCTGGCTTCTTTTTCAAACCACTCTTTCATCTGTTTTTTTCCTTCTTCGGAATCAAGATGCTTGCGCAAATTATCTAGCATTTCACTTTTCATTTTTATAATATCGTGGCGGTTGGTGGGTTCGAACCTAAACTCAACGAGCGCTTATCCTCGTCAAAACCTGCATACGCCCTAAGCTGAACGTATTCTACAAAGAAACCGCCTTGTTATTCATACCATTCGACAAAAGGCCCATCTGAGCCAATTTTAACTTTACCACACAAAATCCAACCCATTGGAGAAAGGTGATAAATATTATTGCCGACTTGTATCATGACCTTTTATACGCAAAAAAACAAGGAAGGTTTCATATTTTTTTAAACCTTTTATTAAAATCTCTCATATCATACCACTGGGTTCCTTCCACTAAACCTCTATCTGTTTTTATTTTTATATATACACAAATAGAATTTGCTGTTTTTTCTTTTACAGAGCACACAACACCATTTGAATCTTTAACCTCGCAGCCAACATCAAACTCGTCAATGTTTGATGCAAATTCCTTCATCTTTTCAGCTATATATTCTTCAGGGGTCATTACTGTTCTTTATATGCGTGAAAAACCCCTTTTGTTTCTTCATGTTTTTTAAAAAAGTCATTTATTTCTTTTTGAATAAACCCTTCTTTGTTAAGACGAGGAGTGCCCAATGCGGCTTCTGCCTTTGAAACCAGGTTATTCAACTCTCTCACAATTTCTTTTTTTGATGACCTCTCTTTATCTAAAATTTTCATGATGATCGGAATAATTTTTTCATCAGAAGAAAGACATTCAATTATAAGATCTTCCTTTTGATCATCAGATATCATGTTGTAATTTAGAATTTCTTTTAATTTATTTAAGTTCATATTTTTTAACCTTTAAAATATTTGTCCCAAACGCTTTCAACTTTATCCCAATCTAAAACTTTTTTGTGCCTAAATGGAATTTCAACTTTGTTTTTAAGATCGTTGTAGGCGTTGCTTATTGTTTGTGTGTGCATGGCATTGCTAGCCAAACATTGCGGAGAACATTTTGGACAACTGCAGCTTATAAAATGTATACATATTGAACCGTTTTCTTTAACGCCAGTACCAAGACAAGAAGAGCAACTATCGTGTAAGCAGGGTTGCCAAGTAGATTCTCTGAAACCTTGTATGTTTTTTAAGTGTTGTTCTTGCCTTTTTTTTAGGTCTTTTTCATAATCTTCTTTGTTCATTTACTGCATATTAATCTTGGTTTTGAAATAAAAAATCATCATAAAACTCACCTTTTGAAAGACTGGATGCTATTACCATGTTTTTTAAAAGTTCATTATATCCACCTTTTCTCATCATTACTTTTCCCATATAAAGAATTTGTTCCATCTCATTCAAATCTTTCGGCATTAACACATCTCCTTGTGATGTACATTCGAATTTTCTTAACACATCTTCTTTATCAAACGTTGCTATACCAGTACATTGAGAATCAATAACAAGAACGCCTCCATCAGAAGCAAATTCAAACACACGACAAATTTTGCCGTTAAATCTTTCCATGGGAATTGCGCTCATACCAGTTGTGGTATTAGAACTTATTTGTGCGTAACCAACTACTTTCATTTTTCTTTATTTTTGTAATTTTTATGTGATTTTCTACTACAATAAATTTGACTTCAAAAATTGGTTTTCTTTTGTTAAAGCAGTCTATAAAAGACTTTATGAAGTCCTGTTCAATATTTAATATATTCAAATTTGAATTTGTGCACGCTTCTATTACTAAAAAATCAGCGCTTGTGTTTTGAGTAATTTTAACAATTTGCATTGTTGCTGAAAAAGCCAATTGGGAATCTGTGGTTATCGGTCTATCAGATATAATGAATAGATCATATAGAGCCCATCTAGAACTAGCATTGGTGTTTGCGCACAGCTTTCCGTTATTCATTTTACATATCGGAGCCTCACGTCTATTTGTTGGCACCAGTATTGGAATGAAATTGTAGTTATTTTTTTCCACCTTTAAAACGTTTAAATTTTCTAAAAACTGGCCTTGTGTTTACAGTGCCATCTTCATTTTTTTGCGGCGCATATCTATCTTTTGTGTATCTGTGCACAACAACGTTTGTAACTTTAATTCCGCCCTCACGTTTAAAATACAAATCTATAAATTCTGGTTTTATTTTGGCAAGATTATAATATTCATGCCCAGTCGAAGCAAATACCTTGAGAGCTTCTGGGCCCTCTGAATATGACATGTTAGCCTCTTTGATCTCGCTGCCATCAAAGTCTACGATTTTACCTTCTACAATATTTGGCTTTATTAATAATTCGCCCAAGTTTATGAAACTTTGTGAGGCGAAAATAAGATCTCGTTTTTTGTAACCCCAATTTTTAAAATTTAAAAAACCACTTGAATGTGTGGCTATCTTGGTTTCTTTACCATTTGTGATTATGTCACCAGCTTTAAACTTTGATTCTTTACTATCCACAAGTATAACATACATTTTTTGTAGACTGTATTTTAATTTTAATTCTTCTGTGTTCATTTCGTGTATTTATTAAACATATCTCTTATACGTAACTAAATAATAAAGGTTTCAATGGCTAAGTATCTGGAAAGATTGTTATGTTTATAACCCTTGCTGAAACTTTTGGTTTTAGATTTACATTCCAATAATTACCTTCACCACTGATGTGCATTTCTGGTAAATTATAATCTTGTAAATCGAGTCTTGAAAACCTTATTTCTTCAAAAATACGCTGTCTAAGAAGCAGCCAATCATTTACAAATAAAACTTCCATTATAAATTATATCCTTTATTGAACCAGTCTGTCATTACTTTTTTGTCAAATTCATAAATGCTTGCACCTATTGGTTTAAATGGCATATAGTGCAAATTCACATTTGTTCCATCTGGTATTTTTGTGCCAAATAAATCATCTTCAGTAACCTCTTGTCTTTGTATAGCAATAGCCCTAATAAGATTGTGGATATAGTTCTTTCCAACTTCTTTAAAACCACTTGCTTTAACCGTGTGCATATAAACATCAATATCTGTACAGTTTAATTCAATTGCCTTTTTTAAACCCAAGTTTTCAACCGTTCCTCCATCTACCAACTCGGCAAAAACTCTGTTTTTTTCTGTCTTTCCAGGAAAAACATTGACTCTAACATCAACCTCTCTTAAAAGAGGCTCAAACAGTCCTGGAATTAATGTGGAAGCCCATATTAAATCACAAAACTCCTCGTAATTATTTTCAAAATCACTGGAGCATACATATTGAGATGCGGTTTGAAGTGAATTTAAAACACATACTGTTACATAGTATTCTTTGCCGCATTGAATTATATCGTTGTGTGTTTTTTCTGTATATGCCTTTCTTATCAACTCTCTCAATGGTTTACTATCAGTAAGACCTTTTTTTTGTCTTATCCACGCCCACAGAGCCATATAAATTTTCGGTACACCATTTTTCCAGAATGGATAATGGCTATATATGTCTTTGTTTTCAACATTGGTATAGTTATCTTTTAAAACATCATATTCTTGCATTAAAGCCAGAGGCGCTATCAATGCTCCAGTAGAAGAACCCACTGCCATATCATATTGTTTTTGACTTTTTAATATTCTTCCAACCGTAAAAGCGCCAAACGAGCCGCCTCCTTGTATTACAATTGCTCTTTTTGGATTTTCCATTTATTTAGAATCTTCGGTTATTAATTTTAACTCATATCCAAATTGCTCTAGCAATTCATTAACATCTTCCTTAATAGATCCACTGTCTTCCTGAACAGTTTTTAGGACAGCGCCCTTTAATTTTTCGTATTGGCTAAATAGCTGCTCTTTTTTTTCTTTGTCCATTTTGGTTTTTTTTGTAAAAATAAAGGTAATATTTTTTTATCAATTTTGCAATTTTTTATTTTGGTCTAGTTATTAAAAAAACAACAACTATGGCTGACACAAAATTTAAACAAACTCCTATTGAGTTGGAACCAAAAAGAGAAAATAGATTCATTTTAGAATTTCCTAGTGAATTTGGGATAGAATCTTATTTGGTGCAAACTGTAAGTAAACCCAGGTTAACTTATCATGACAAAAACAATTATACCTGGGGTCATATATCTATTGAAATGTTGGACGTTGCAGGTGAATTATCTCCTTCTGTTGGGTTACTTAAAATAATAGATCATTGTAAAAATAAAAAAAACAAATTCTCTAACAAGGGTGTAACAGACCCAAACAAACAAGTACTATTTATTTTCACAATAAAAGACTTAGACCCTACTGGTATTACAATAGAAACCTGGACAATAAAAGTAAAAGAAGTTGTTAGCGTTTCCTTTGGGGAAAATGATTATGGTTCAAGCGAGCTACAAAAAATAAAGTTAGTTATAGAGCCATTAAACTGTTCTTTAGGCTAATAAAACTTTAAAGTAACACCGCACACAAATCCACCTGCATCAAAAATGTAGTTAAACGTGTATTGTGTATTTATAATTGTTGTATAATTTATATATTGCATATTAAGTTAATCAAGAAGCTCTTGTTCTCCAATGCACCAATTTTCGTGTTCTCCAAATTTTACAATTTCTTTTAACTCAGGGCTATCTTCGTAAATTTTATTAAACCTTCTACGCTCGGCGCTTTTGTGTTTTTTCATTGCTTTTTTAGCGCCTTCTTTTGTCTTGTGCAAACTCATAGTTGCCCACGAACTTTCGTGCACACATGAGCAATATAAAAATTCGTATATTATTTTTTTCTTGGTTCCCATTTAGTTGTTATTTACTTGGCATTTTAAGGCCCATTTCTTTCATTTTTAAAATAGCCTCAGCATTACCTTTAGCATCATCAACTGGATTGTGCGTGTGTTTGGTTTGTCTTAACTTCTTCCATTCATTATTAACCCCAATATCCATCTTCATACCGCAATACAAATCTCCAATTCTTCTTGAAGAATGTCCAAATGGGTTGTGCCCAAGGTAGTAATGAAAGTAATAAGTGATCCACATAGCGTCAAAACCATTGTTATCGCTTATTAATTTAGGTTGACCTTTAACGTTTTCTTTTAACCAGGTAGCAAATTTTTCCATAACTTCTTTAGGATCATCAAACGCAAGGTGCTCTTCTCTGGATATTCCAGAAACTTTAAGCGCCTCTGGAATCCATTCCTCTGAAATTGGCCTTACTTTTCCATAGAATGTTTTGGTAAGTCCAGGCTCTACAATGACAGCGCCAAAGCTAACCATTGAATATTTATTTGGTATCGGCCCATCGGCCTCTACGTCTACTACTACTAACATTTATAATTTTCTTTTAATTTTTAATAATTCTAAAGCTAACTCGTGAACAGTATCAATAAAGTCTGATTTATAATCTCCGTGACCATATGTATCTTCATTTAAAAATTCAAGAAGATCTTTATAAGCGCCTTCTATTTTCTCTCTGGCATCTCTTAACTTTTCATCTGCAGTTGTTGTTACTCCCATTTTATACCTCCTTTAAATATACCATTTACCAAATTTCCAATAAAAGGTTGTTATTGCCCTTTGAGATAAATCATCTACTAGAGCCGTTCTAAAACCCCTTATCTCAATTAACGTCAATCTTTTTTTACCATTCCACTCTTGTTCAAAATGAGCCTTGTGAAGCTTAACAAATAAGAAAAATAACAACTTGGTAAATATGTTTGTGTTACTTATTGTCATTTTAAAAACTTACACGTTTTATAAAAACCTTATACCCCTCAAAATATGTTTCTACCATATTTTCTTTTTCCATGTGCATAAAAGCATCATATTGTTCTTTATCTTTTCCGTTTAACTCTGAATACCTTATAACACTTCTTTCTCCAAAAATATTTTTTATTTCCTGTATTTTGGAGGACAGTGTTGTTCTGGTTGTTTTTTTCATTGTATATACTTTATCTTTTAATTTCAAAATCTCTTTTTCTAATTTTGCACATTCTACCATCTGATCTGTGATGGAAAACAATTCCCTCAATATCATTTTTTGCATCAGATAAAAATTCTTTTAGATAATCAAAGTCTAAGCTTGTTAAATGAACGATTTCAGAACCATGTTTTATAAGTTGATGCCCACTTATTCTCTCTGGGTTTCCATTAATTTTATCACCACAAAGTTCATAAGTGCCATCAACTTTGTCTTGTAATAAATCGAAACCTTCAAAAAAGTATTTATCTTCACTATTTGCTCTATCGCACTTTAACCAATGTGGGTGGTGTCCAGTTATTAAATCTGGTTCCTGGCATTCGATTGCGCCCTCTGGCAGGGGTTTAAAATACTCGTTTAAAAATTTTCCAACCACTTGTAAGCCTTCTAAAGATACAATAGAATCAGAATTTTTTAATACTGCGGCTTGTCTTTTATTCGGATCATTTTCGTTGATCGTGAAACTGACTATCTCATCAGTTAATTCACCGTTTTTAAAAGGCTTTTTACTTGGTTTTGACACGGTATCACCAATTTCAAAAACTTTACAAGGCTTCAATTTTGCATCATATCTTTTATAGATTTCTGCATCTATAATTACACAAGCAGTTCCATCAAACTTACGTGTAGCAACACCATAACCTTCAAATACCCATGAGTTTTCAGGGTTTTTTTCATTGGTAACTCTACCAAGATCTTTTGGGTCTTTTTTATATAATGTGCTAATTTTTTTCATTATTTTTTTGCCTTTTTCTTGTTTAAAGCTGGCACTTTATTAATTTCTTTATTAGACTCTAAGTTCCTTGTTATTTTGCCAAGAAGAAAATCGTGTGTGTTTAAAATATTGTCTTTGTCTGGTCCAAGAGTTTTAAAATATTTTAGCGGTGATGCTCCGCCATCTTTAGTGTGTTCAAGAAGAAATTTTACAAGCAATTTTTCTTCTTCGTTTAATGTTAATGTTTGGTATTTCATGTTTTTGTTTTTCTAGATTCAAGTTCTTTGTAAATTACATCTGCGGACATAAAATTTTCGTTTTCAACTTGCGTTTTCTTTAGACGCTCTAATGTTTCTACGTCAATAGTTTTTACCCAATCTGCAAAACCATCGCTACCATTTTTGTTTTTTACAACAAGTTGTACGTCGAATGCAATACCAAAAGTATTTAGTTCAGGTATAAATATTTTTCTTCCGTTTTTCACAATTGCTAAATTATGAAATTATTCTGGAATATACAAGAAAATTGTCTAGTTTTTAATACAAGCCTGGTTGGCGTTCCAATATTTTGTTAAGACCTCTAATTGTCTTTACATTTTCCTTATTGGTGGATAATGATTTTTTAAGTTTTTTGTTTAAAACTTTTAATCTTGAAAGTAGTTTTTTATTTTTTTTCATGACTTATTTTTAATTCAAGTTCATTGGCCTCTTTTTCTGTACCTATAAAACTTAAAATTAATTTTAAACCCGAATCACGAGAAACTTGATCGGAGACATCAAATTCTCTCCAATTATTCATTTTCATTATTTGCGTAAGCGCCAAAAGTTCTTTTCGCAACTCCAACTTTCTTTGATAAAAGGCGATCTCGCTTTCGCAATCTTTAATGGCCCATTCTACTGGATTATCTTTTATGGGTCCAACACGTTCTTTTTGGTTATCACAATCTTTTTGAAAGTTTTTAACCAATGATAAAGAGATAAAGTCTCTTAGTTCTTTGTGTGGTAAATTATTATGTATTTCACTCTCTTTCATTTTTGGCTTTTAAATTTTAAAGAAACGTTCCTTGTTTCTTGTAATTGTAACTCTTCTTGAGGTAACCTTACTCTTTAACTCGATAGATTCAATCTTTGGAAAAATATTGGTTGGTCTACACTTAAAAACCCTACACACATTGTACAGATAAATGGTTTGCCAGTTCTGCTTACCAGCTTCCATATTAACGTAATTAACTCTTGTTATGCCAAGCATGTCTGCGATGTCTTGCTGTGAGTATCCTGCTTTTTTGCGATAGGTTCTTACTCTATCTCCTATTTCTTTGTTGATGTTCATGGTTGTATGTTTTAATCGAAATAAATTACTGTTTTTGTTTTTGGTGAGCAAAAATTAACTTCATAATTCAAACCGTTGAATTTAAGCTTGATGTATTTGTCTTCAATTTTAATTACATGAAAATCAGTTTCATCAATTTGTTTTACCCATATGTCTTCCAGAAATTTTTCGCCATACATACCCCAATTACAAATTTCTGTCAAAACCCAAAGCGCTGTTTGTACGTTTTCACTGACCTCTTTTAAAAAAGTTTCCTTGCCTATTTTATGCAACTCGCATCTTTCCTTATCAATTTTATCCCAATTTTTTTTTGTAAAATTATACATAAAATCACAAATTGATTTTTCTTCTTTTTTCATTTTTTATTTTCTAATTTAACAAAACCAAATTCTAACCATCGACAAATAAAATCTGTTGAATACTCTTGCTTATCAGTTAAAACCAACCCTGTTCTTCTATTGTTGCTAGCCTTTAGAATGATTTCTTCTCTATCTTTAAAAATAAGTTTTTTTCCTTTGCTTAGTTTCATCATTCTTCACATTTAGGAAATGTACAGTGCACATTAGGTAGTGGACAACTGCCATTGACTTTGTTTTTACATACTTTTTGTGGGATTTTACCAATGGTCTTACAGGCAACTTCCCATGCACCTTGAACGTCGTTTGACATAACAGCGCCAGACATTTCTTCGACCAAAATTCCAACGACACGCAGTTCATTAATTAATTTGCTCCACAAAGGTATAAGCCAATCCCAGGAAGAGTGGTAAGAAATATCTTCGATGTGAAATAACCTACTTGTATCTGTTGTAATTGGCGGGGTTGAGAATTCAAAACCGTTTCCGACTGGTTTGCCGCCCATGAATTCAGCAAATTTTTTGTTTTGCTCTAATATCTTTTCGTCGATTTCGTTTTTCATCTTAGTTTTTTAAATACAAATTTACACAAAAAATACCATATTGTTACTGGTATTGTTAAAACCAAGACAACATCTTTCCAATAAAACAAGCCATCAATAACATTTGCAATCATAAAAAATAAAACACTAAACATCAACAAGCCGTTGGTGTACTTTCGTTTATAAATTTCCATAATTATTTAAAACAATGTTGTTGTTACTTATACGCAACACAATTAAAAAGGTTTCAGATTTTTTATTTTTTTTCTAGGATGTAATATATTCCAAAAGAAGCAATTGCAGATGTTCCACTAAACTTGGTTTTTAAAACCAGATGAACTCTTTTTGTTAAGTAATATTTGGTCCTAAAATCATATCCTACAAGGTTTGAATTTGAAATAGAGTTGTTTTGAAAACTGTTTTGTATAGCGCCGCCGTTTAAATTTGCTTTAAGAGTAAATTTAAAATTTGAAGCTTTGTAAGAGATTAAGTTTTGCTTTTTAATAAATGTGTGCTGGAAATTCTGATTTATTTTTGGCTGCTCTTGTGTTCTAAAAATCTGAGACTTAGCAGAAAAAGAAAGGTATAATAGTACAATTAATATAGTTCGAAACATAAATATAATTATGTGTGTTTTTTTTAAACATCGGGCGTTTTTGGCACATAAATAAAAACAGTTCGGTTGCTGGTTGCCTTTTTCCAATCAATCACACTCGTTTTGTTTTTTCTAAAAACTCTATGCCCTTGTCTGTCATTTCCCAATGTGGGCCATTAGCATAATTAACGTTTCTTATTAACCCTTTAAAATACAAAGAATTCATAGTATTTTTATTTAACTTGCTATTGTTGTGACCTAGACTTTTTTCTTCTTTTAAAATAAAAAGCGAGCTCAATTGATTATCTGACAATTTCATTGTGAGTTTTATAAATTATCTGGGATCAATTTATTCAAAAATTCTTTATCTTGTGTAAATATTGGTGTATCTACACTAATCCACTTAGTCCTAGTTGAAGAAGACGAATTAATAACATCTATATCTGGAGCTTTTTCGTAAGATTCTTTTAGAATAATTCTCCCACGTTTATATTTAGAAGGATAATCATTCCAATTAATTCCTTTTTGAAAAATTAATTCTTGTTTTTGATCAGAGTTAACTCCATTCAATTCTTTCTGACTATACAACGATTGCGCTACAGAAGAAATGCTGTTTCTGGTGGCATCTTTTTGTCTCCACAAGAAATAATTGAACACTTCTGCTTTTTGAGGAATCTGGAAAAACCTGCTATCGAACTCGGCCCATTTTGTAAAAAACACTTTATCACTTACAAACCTTTTAAGTCTAGCTTCGTTAAAAGCTCTTGTCGCCATAGAAGCTGAAACGCTACACATTTTTTGTAAATTATTGTCAAACCAGGCTTGTGTGCCAATATCTTCAAAATCTGTTAGTAACAAAGAAATTTCATCAGATTGTACAAATGCGAATTTAACACCCATAATGTTCTTGCACAGGTACGCAGCTGTTAAATCCATATCTTCTATCAATCCGTCGTCAAAAGGTCTTGTAAGACCTCTGGTGTAAGTATGGAAAGATTTCCCGTCAATTCTCGCTATTGTGTAACTTCTTCTTGGCAATGAAATTCGAGTTCTATCCTCGAAATCTTCCTTCATTCTATCTCCTATTGCGTCTTTCATATTTTCTCTTGTTGTTCTTTAAAAATTATTCTTGTTGCTCTTCTTAATCTGCCAGCACGTTTTTGATCTTGATTATATCGAATATCTGCCTCTAAAGCTTCAATTAAAACCAATGTTTCCCAAATAGAATCTGCTTCTTCATTACCGCTTATTTCTTTTAGCTTTTCATGTATTTTTTTAGCTTGAGCCTTACAGGCTTCCAAATCATCCAGCGGAGTTGATAAAGCTGATTCTCCAGCATTTAGCTTTACGCTTGTCCAATCATGAAATTGGAAGAATAACTTTACTGGAATCAAACCAATTAACGGATGAGTTATACAGTTATGCGTAAACCACCAAAAATAGTGCTGCAATATTGGAAAGCGCTTTTCAGCTTTTCTAAATTTTTCAATCCTCTTGGGAAATCGGTCTCCAGACCCTGTGCTTTCCATTTCTCTGTATAAAAATCCAAACATATTTAAATAAATTATTATTAATATAAATCTTCGCTGTACAAATCTTTGCTGCTGTACTTCAGCTTTTCAATCTGCTTGCAAGAAAGCGCAATCTTAGCAGCCTCTTCTCTTGTAACAAATCTATTTGTACTTGTAATAAAACCCTCTTCATACGCTCCAACTTCAGCTTGTCTTTTACCAGTCATTGCAATCATTTGATGCAAACACATTAAGTGACTATGACCACAGAACACAATGCCTTCTACAATGTTTTTTGGACCGTATACAGGCTTTTGCAAATCTTTGTACCAGTTAGCTGCACATATTATTCTTTCTTCCATTAAGCCACGTCAGTCATTCCAATTTGCATTTTTTTCATCCTTGCTCCATAAGCAACTCTAGACAACACTCTGTAAGCAGATGGTAAACCAGCTCTATCATCCAAAAGAATGTTGTAATAGATCTTTTTAGATTTGAACTTGATTGAATCTGGGTGCTCGTTAATGCTGTCGTAAGGGATGTTGTTTTCGTCCAGGTAATTCTTTACATCCTGAATGCTATCATCATCATCAGAGGTGAATACAGATAGGTGACAGCCAATTTCTTTGCACACTTTTAAAAGCTCTACAACATTTTGAAAAGTAATTCCTTTGTTATTGTAATCAAACACAGTGTTTCCAAAGTCATAGGCCACGATAAGAGTATGATATTTTTCGTACTCTTCTTTAAGTCTTTGGTAGGCGTTTTCTTCATCTAGATAAAAATCTTCACCAGCAACGTTTTTTTCTTCAAACGCTTCAATAACTTTATTTGAAATGTCTTGTGCAATCTTTTCATCAACCGCAAGAAACAGAGCGTTTAACGCTTTGTCCAATAATGCTTTTTTAGGATTGTTCATGGTTTTATTTTTTAATTAATGTGTCTAAAATAAGTGGGCCTGAAATTAATGGCAACACAATTGTGTCATTTTTTACATCAGGAGTTACATAGTGGTGAATTGGGTTTTTACAATTACCCTTGTGAGTTAAAGAAGTATTAACTCCTTCACCATTAAAATTCTCTGTCTCAATGTATTCACAGCCATCAATAACAACTGTTGCTCTTTCTTTACAAGAAGCAATTAAAATTGCAAAAATTAAAATTATTTTTTTCATAATTATTCTGTGTCCAAATTTTTCATATCAAGTGTCCAAGCCACTTTTTTAATGACCTCTCGCAAATATTTCTTTGCAAGTCTTTTAACTTTATCTGGATTGTCTTCACCAATTACCAGAAATTTCTCAACTCCCATTACATCAACAATCCATGGTCTTCCCTCTTCAAGCACCAACTGCTCAATTCTTAGAATGAATTTGCTTTCATCTGAACTCCAAGAATCTATGTAGTATATTGGAAAAGCCTGAGCTTTTATCCAGTCGCCTTTTGCCATTTTATTTTTTTAAAAAACAAATTCTTAATGTGTTTTTGCCAATATCAGAACAAAAATGGTTCCAATCTTTTAGTGTTGGAAACATAATACAAGTTGGTTCGTTTACACGTTTTCCACTTTTTAACCAGACAGAATTTTCAGAAGCACAAATATACAAACCTGGCATTTCATCATCTCCGCCAACAATACTTTCCACCAAACACCGTTTGCTTTTCATGCTAACCTCTACAATCAGTATATTCTCACTTGAGTTTATTATAAATGCTGGAGACTTGCTAAACACTGGCGCTCCTTGTAAGGGTATTTTAAATGGTATTGTTTTCATTTTTAATATTTGTTCCAACTGTTTTTAATTACAACCATATTTTCTTCATAGTATTCTGCATAAGAGTTTTTTGTAAATATTGCCTCCAGCAAACTAAATGAGTTCAATAAAATAAAACCCAAAATAGCATTTAAACGCCAATACGTGCGACGAAAAATTTTATACATAATGAAGTTAATCAGTGATTTCATTTAATTCGGTCATATAAGTTTCAATTTGCTTTGATATTACCACAACCTCTTGTGATGATTTTAAAACTTCTTTAAAATCATCGGAGTAAGCTTTAGTATTTATAGCGTCTTTAGCTTTACCTAAAAGATGTTTTAGCAATTCTTTTATTTCGTCTCTTCTTTGCATGATAAATTGTTAGATTCATATACATTTATACGTAAAACTATCATAAAGGTTTCAATTAAAAGCAAAAAATCCGCCATGTTCTTATGTGTAATGGCGGATTATTGTTCTGGTCGAGATGACCCGATGATTGTTTTTCCAGGCGGTAATTGTATCAGCATCCGATCATAAGATCATCTCTATTTTATAATTGTATAGAAGTAGCTGCAGACTCTGAACTTTCACGGGTTCCAATTACGGGAACCTGATGAAGTAGTTTTCAGTCTCTGGGTACATGGCCGTTTAGCCCTGAATTGACAATATTTTAAAGAACATAAACTGGTAATTGAGCTAGCAGTTTGGTAATCCTCCTTGAGGTGGATCTGTAGAAGTAGCTGGACTCATGGCCAGTTTAATAAGGTAAATAAGTTTAAACGGTAATTATGCTAGTAGTTTTTTGGAATAAAAGTAGAAGTAACTAGACATGTGGCCGTTTAAACTTATTTGAAATAACAGGAGGAAATTGTGATACTAATGTTTTTTTTGCTGAAAAATTTAGAAGTAAGTAGACACATGGCCTCCAATAACAAAGACGGTAATTCTGCTTCTGTGGTTTCAGTTAACAATTGAATGCCTTTCGGCGAGAAGTAAGAATACAGATGGCCGTCAATATTTTTGAATATCTGTAAAACAAAGTAAAGCTGGAAAGCGTGACAGTAAAATCATTTCAAGAGATAGAAGTAACTAGACACATGGCCTGCTTTAGTTTGTTTAAAATACGTAAAAGAACTTTCTGAGTACAAATATAATACTATTTCAAATAAATAGCAAGTATTTTTTAATTTTTTTTCGAATAATTTTGTATTGCCCTCCAAAGACCCAGGGAATCAACCTTAAATTGCTCTAAATCAGTGGGTATAATTTCTCTATTAAGCCATTCTTCACGAGTCATACCCTCCATGTTAGCAAATTTGCCTTTTAACAGCTTTATCATTGTTGGACTGTGAGTAATGATCATAACACCCAAACAACCCTCTGGAAGCGTTTCAAAAACAGAGTTTAATTTGTTAGCAAAAGCAACAACCATTTCTTCACCCATGCCAAGCTCAGGCTCGTCAATCACAATATATCTTGGACTGTCCTTTGTAAAGGATCCAAGAATCATGTCCAGATTGTGAAGACTTTCTAAACCAGTTGGATTTTCAGGATCGTCAATGCCAGCAGAATTAAGAGCGCTGAAATCCATTTTGCGATTTGATCTAGATTCCATAGAAACTGCGGCAACAGTGTGTTTGATATCAGTTCCACACTTTTCACTTATAACTCCACTCAATATTTTTCTTACAAGAGATTTACCGCTACCGTTTTTTCCAGTAAGTATGGTCACTTTGTGAGGTTCTATACTGTGAGTTACGCTTCTTATGATATCTATTTGTTTTTCGTAATCCAAATTATTGCTTTACTTCTTTACTAATTCCAAGATGATTAAATGAGTGTTGGTGACCACATCCTGGGCAAACCACATAAAGCCACTGCTTTTTTGCAAATCCTCTTACGGGCCAACCGCCATCATGGTCATAGTGCTCAACTTTTAAACCATCAAGAGATATTTTTCTTGACGGGTATTCTCTGCGGCAAAACTTGCAATCTTTATCTTTAACCATATCTTCATAATCATCAAGGTCTGGAATAAGATATTCTTTTTTTACTCTCCAAATACCAATCAACACATCTTCGTCTTGAAATTTCTCGTGTGAGAAATCACAAGCATCAATTTCATGTTTATAGTCGAAGTCTTTAAATTTTACCTTAATATCTCCACGTTTTTTGTCGTGAAATTCATCAAGCTCTTTGTCAAGATAATTAATTGCCTCGTTGTAATATTTTTCTTTTACATACGCCCATATTCCAGGGTTTCCGAGAGCCTTAGCTATGTTTTTTGGAATCGTCATTCTTCGTGGTAAATAGATATGCTTTCTTCGTGCTGCTTAAATAATAGAGTAAAAAAAATGTTCGAAACGTTATCTTTAAATATATCTAAGCCAGCGTTTTTAATTTCAAATTTATCCAAACGAAATGTGTTTTCGCTTTTTGTATGAAGGAAATAAATATAACCAAGAACTTCTTTTTTATTAAAAACTTTTTCCTTTGCGTACTGAGACATTGGTGTAAAACCAATTTTTTTAGCTTCACGAACCAAATAGGTCGCTTCTTTTTGAGTAAACCACAAACCTTGAAGCTGGAAATTTCTTTTTGTAGAGTTATTGACTTTGTTACTCTTTTTCATAGAATACTTTGTGAAAGTTATATGCAATGATACCCAAACACAACACGCCAACTGGATATTTATATAATTCAAACTTATCGTGGTCACTCATTATTCTATTCCAATTATCGAAATAAATCTTAACACTCCATACAAATCCAACAGCTAGACAAAGAAGGTATAATAAGAACAACCATTTACCGTTTTTCATTTTTTAGACGATTTATAATCTTATACGCACATAAAACAAAAAGGTTACAAAAAAAGGGCCCTGAGGCCCTTTTTATTAAACTCCCATGAGTTTAAGTATTTCGATATAGCTTTGGCTATATTCTTCAAACTTAAAGCAGGTGTTAGCTTCTTCTTCTTTCTCAACAAGTTCTGCACCTCTAACTTCTGCGTGAAGCAATGCTAAGTCATATACAGAGAATTTTGGTGCATCTGTATAAGGCTTAATTGCAGCAATAGTGTCTTTTACAGACATAGAAGCAACTGGCAACGATGTTGAATCAATGTCCATATATATGTACTCTCTGGTTTCAAGATCAATAATCACGGCCAAAGTTACAGTAGATGAACTTTCCAACTTCATTGAATTTGCCAATGTAGAAGGTAAGAATGTCTTGTTAGACTCTGGGAACTCACGCTCCATGAAGCCAAACACACAGTCCTTAATTGACGCAAGAGATCCACCATTGAAGTTTCTGATATCAACAGTTGCATATTTGTATCCAGCCTTACGTGCTTTAGCAATTTCAATGTCGATGTACTCAGCACAAGCACCTTGACGGTGCCTTACGTCACCTGAGTGAGTAGTAAACTCATTTCTCAAATTTGTGTAAGCAATTACAATTGGCTGCTTGTTATTTCCAACAAAAGTTGTGCTCAAGTCAATATCTTTATTTCCACGTTCATCGAACCAGTGAACATAAACACGAATTACCTTAGAGTCTGTGTTTCCAATAGGCATTCTCAAACCTCTGATAGTAGGCTTCAACGAAGAATTTAAAGAACGCATGTTAGTTGGCATAGGAATGTTTTTTAATTGCTCATCCACATAAACTTTTTCAAGCTTTGGTAATGCAGCAAATTTACTCATAAGAGCTTCAATAACACCTCGCTGAACTGATTCAATTACACTTGCTGGAATAGCTGGCAAACTAGGTAATGTAGTTCTTTTTCTTGAACCCTTTACCATAATAGTTCTATTAGTTTTTTCCTCGTAACGCCCTTCAAAATGGCTATATGCTTCATATAACACTTTGTTACTTACTTTAGGAGCAATAACTTTAAACACATCCAATACAAGAGCAACTCTTTCTTCAAGGGTCAACTTCTTTAAAGAATCTGAAACATGTGGATCCTTAGTAAAATACTTTGCAAGGATATTTCCTTTAAAAGGTTTTGTGCTTGAAACCTCTGTTCTAAGCAACCAGTCAAGTTTACGCATAAATTCACCTGGTCTTTGTGAAAGAAGTTTAATTCCTTCGTTAAAAGAAGAAGCAAATGCGCTATTTACTTTACCATACCAAGACTGCACCTTTTCATTACGCACAGAATTGAACATAGCTAAAGCTTTTGGAAATTTCTTTGCATATTCACCAACGTGAAGTGAATGACCAAGTTTTGCCCAACGCTGCGCTTTAAGTTTTGCTTCGGAAGCATCACAATTTGTTTTCTCAAGAAGAGAAAGGATAATTCTACGTTCAGGACGAGAAAAGCTTTTAAACTTAAATTTTTCACGCTCTGGATTGGCAGACTGATGTGAGCTCCATCTGTTAGCTCTAATAAGTTTTCTTGGCACCTTTGGCAATGAAATATCTCCACCAGACATATGAACTGCCACACGCAAAATATCTGTCACGGTCAGTTTTAAATTTTTTAACACAATAGTGTTTTGTTCTTTATTTAATGTTGTGTTCATATGCTTTGTTTTTTTATGCTATTTTGTTTTTTATTTTTTGTAAAACTTCATTCAATTCACTTTTGTTATAAAAATACGGAATTTCATAAAGTTCAATATTGTTTTCTGCACACAGTTTTCTTTTTTTAGAATCCAACTCAATTCTTTTTTTGAATGCGGGTTCACCTCCAAATTTTTCAATTACCTCATAGTGTTGTATTCCGTGACACTCTATTGCTATATTAAAATCTAACAAAAAAATATCAATATGTTGTCTTTCTAACCATGCGCTCTTGTAAAATTGTTTAATTCTAATTTCATTTGTTATTCCTTTTATTTCTTTTAAAATTTTGTTTTCTAATTTTGAAGTCTTACAATTAGGGCAAGCATTTCCATCTAAATGAGCTTTAACACCTTGTATAAATGGGCCATGTTTTGGACAATTTATTTCAACTTTATCAGTAATATTATTAAATGTTACTGCTGAATAATTAAAAAAACCATCGTGTCTATCATTTGCTCTTTTCTTAAACTCTTCTAAGCTAACTTTTGAAGTGCCGCCGCACTTTGGACATCCGTGTTTTAAAAATAAGTGGCAATCTGGTCTTTGTTCAAACTCTCCGTGATTTTTACAAATTATTTTAATTTTAGTTTTATTGTTTACATAGTCAACCTTTGAATAATCGAAAATTTTCCCATGTATTTCAATCGCTTTGTTTATAAATTCTTTTTTTGTGTTTTTTCTTTTCAAAGATCTTTCTTCTATTGAACATTGCATACATTTTTTTCCTTGCAAATGAGAATTAGCTTGTTGCTCAAATTCTCCGTGATTTTTGCAAATTATTTTAACTTTTTCTCGACTACTTTTATATTCAACTAAAGAGTAATCATATTTGTTTCCATGTGTTTTTTTTGCTTTGCCAATAAAATACTTAGTTTTTTCTTCCATAACAGACTTTTTAATATAAATATTAAGTTTTTTTAAAAAAAACAAAGTCTGTTATGGTTTTTATTCAATTTCTATTTTTTTACCACTTTTAGCTAATTCACCTATAACCTTGCAAAGATTTTCTTTAAATGGTATCTGGTCAGGAAATCTTAATTCAATTCCATTGCTTATAAAAAACTCAATAATGCTTTGATCGTCTGGTGTTAAAGAGTTGTTTACACTTACCAAATCAGTAAAAATGTTTATAAATTTTTCATCATTTCCAGAACCAATTTTTGTATATTTTGAATTCTCGAAAGCTGTCGGTTTTTCTTTTGTCCATTCGTTTGGAACAAAACGACCATTAGAAATATAATGAACAATTTGGTTTACCCAAAGTTCGCAATCAGACATTTCCATTACTTGAGTTGGAAAACCAGAATAGAAAGCTTGGTAGTTTCTATTAGAACCAGTCATATGTTTTAAATACACAATTATTTCATTGTGGAAATTTATAATATCTTCTTTGGAAGCTGAGCTCAAATTTGTTATAGCAGATTGTTCAAGAATATAACCAAATTGCATAAGTTCAGCAGTAACAGACATTGCCATCTGATAATTAGCCGATTTAGAACTTGGTAAATTTACAAAACCATTACGGAATTGAATTACGTTCTTTGTTAACCCTTTGCTTGCGCTGTTTGTGGCTGTTTGCGTGGCTGTCTTTTGCATCTTTCGTCTTGATTTTAATATTATACGAACAAAGATATAAAAGGTTTCACAATTTTCCAAATTTTCCCAGACCTTTTTTAAACATATTTATTAACAAAAGTTCAACTATGGAGACAATTATTTACATCATCATTGCGGTCCTTCTGGTAGCAAGTGCACACATCTGGAGTGCGGTTAAATCTGGTTGCTTTTACGCCAAAGGAAACATCCCACTACCTGCGTTGCTTGAAAAATATATTAAAAACCTTCATTATGTCCAGACTCCTTTTTGGTATTCGCTATTTGGAGCTTTTGGCGTTATGCTTTTTGCGATGATGAGAATCATACATCCAGATGTTATTTGGATGAGTCTATTATCTGCATATTTGATCTCTGCTGGTACTTCTGCAATGGCTGGCCCCATCTATCAAGGATTTGTTAATATAGGAGGTGGAAAGCCGTTTATAGATCCAAACGAAAAGAAACAAATGGAGTTAGCAAATCCGTTTACAAATAAAACAATTTGGATTCCCAGGTTTTGGTATGGAAAAAGGCGAGTTTATCTAGCTTTCTTTGGAGTTGCAATGATTGCTTTCGGCTTGTATTTGTCCGCCTAACTTTCAGCATCTTCAGACAAACAAAAATCTATATCTCCTTCTACAATAATGTCTGAATGTGATATTGGACTATTTGTACATTTTTCAACGTTGATTTTACCTTTACATTTTATTCGTAAAACAGTTCCGCCTTCTGGTGAGTGAACCCATATTGTATTGCTTCCAACGTTAAACTCTAATCCGCACACTGGGATAGAAATACGTTGTCCATTTTCGATTTTAATTGCTTCTTCCATTATTTATTTTTAAAATTTTCCACATCGTAAAAGATGTACTTGCCAAAACTAAACCTAACCAAATGTACATCCAAACACCTGCAGGAAATATACCAACTTCTTGCTCGTAAGCTTGAAGATCTGATGTTGGTCCAACATTGAAATCTTGTATAATGTAAATAGCACAAGCAACACCAAGGAAACTTAAAACAAACGAGTTAAAAGGTACCATTGAAACAAAGTATAAACCAATTGCAAAAAAAGCCAGAATAGCAGTTGTGAAAATATTGTCAAACCAAATTATAGAAGAAAAGAACATTGCAAAAGCAATAATTTTTAAAGTGATAGAAGACCACTTACTTCCAGATAACCACAGCATAACATTTCCAAAAATAGCGCTTCCAACATAACCGCCTATTGTGCACAATCCTTGACTGCCTCCGCTCGTTGTTGTAACGCCACTGCCATCATTGTTAACTGCTAAAGAGTGTACTGTACCGCCAGAAATTATAGAAAAAAACGCATGACCAAATTCGTGTAAAAAAGTACAAAGCATATTTATTGGCCACGCTATGAATTGAAATGTCGGCGTATTACAAATCCACAAATAAACCAATATTGAGCTGAGTAAATAAAGTAATTTTTTCAATTTTTTCGTTTTATTTGAATACGTAGTGTTCTACTATATTTTTTTCAAGCACTTGTTTGTTAAGCTTAGAGGGTAGATATACTGAATCTGATTTTTCAACAAATGACATTGATCTTCCAGACGTAGATACGGCCATATATTCCTTGTTGTATTCAAAAACACCAGTCTCGTTTCCTTTTCCATAAACATAAGAGAAAAGCATGCCCTTTGTTTTTTCGTTTGCCAACCAAACACCAACAAATTCATTTCCAATTTTTGCCACAATAAAAAGATATATAGACGCTATTGTATCTTCTTTTACTTTTATTGTCGTTCTATAATATATTGTTGTAGAGGTATGAGATTTAACTGTTAAGGTATTTGTAGCTACGCATGTTTTATAGATATTTTCTTCGTGTTTTTGAGCACTACAAAACAAAACTATTAAACAAAAAAAGATATTTAAAAAAAATTTCATTCTTTACATTTTTATAATTAAAGCTATAACAATTATTAAAAATACAGAAATTAAAGATAAAACCCAAATTTTAACAAATGTCTTAAAATTATCCATCTCCTCGTTCATTTTTTATTATCTAGCATTTTCATTATAACCAAACCCCCATATTCCACAGACATTTTCGCCAATACTTAACAATTCGCCCTCACTATTGTAATGATAAATTTTAGATTTCACCATATATGGATAAGCCCCCTTTGCTGGTCTTGGTTCTTCTAAAAATATTAATCCATCCCAACCAAAAATATCATGCTCATTACCTACAATAGATGAAAAGCTACTCCATGTTCCCAAATTATCAAACCAAATGTCGGAAATGTATTTACCGCTTTCTTTATTTTGTAAATTCCACTTTCCTTCTTGGGCTTGAGTTCTTTTTATTGAACACGCATCTTGTTTCTGATTAAGCGATATAAATTTCATAATATAAAAAATTAATCATCCCAGTCATCATCATCTGATGTCCCATAATCATCATCATCATCATCATCTTCTTCATCGTCATCGCTTGTGAAAAAAGAACTAATTCCGCCAATAACACTATCTGCGGCACCGCCAAGTATATTTCCGCCCAAAGAACCCAGAGAAGAGGATCCAGTTGCGACCTCTATTGCAGTAGAAACAATAAATGTTCCATCGGTTAAAGCATGTAAAATACCCATTTTACTACAGTGATGTGTCGTAGCCAATTCAAGGCTCGTGAGTTTGTCTCCACAATGTTTGCAATATGACATTATCTTATTATTTTAAATTCTTTTGTATACTCGTTTAATTCAATTTTATCCCCTGCTTTTGTATGGTACAAAACATATTCGTGAAACGTAGGATCAAGAACGCCGTTTCTATAACCGCATCTCCATGCTTTTTCTTCATCAGACATTCTACTCCACTGTTTATCAACTAAAGCTTTCAATTCTTCGTGTGTGTAATTTTCTGTACCTTCTTCTAAATCTATGTTTTCCATTTTATTAATTTTGAACCATATCCACACTATCAGCATAAAAAGTGTGCAATAAAATAATAACCAAAATGACTAAAATAACGAAAACTATTTTTTCGTCATTTTTAATTTTATTTGCATTTAACTCTCTAAATTCTAGCAAGCATACACCTATAATTATGCACAAAAAAATCTGAATAAATGACATTTTAATTTATTTTACAAATTGTGTGATTCTTTTATTTAATTTATCCAAATCAATTTGACCATTGACTTCTTTTATTTTTAACTCATATATATCGGCTAATAATTTGCCTTCTTCAAGGCTTAGTTCTTCTTTTATTGTTCCGTGTGATAAAACATAAAAGTGAGTAAATTCTATTTCGTTTTTTATCAGAGTTACAGTTCTTGCTTCATCTCCGAAAGATGGAATAAAAAATTTTATCCATTTCCAAAAACCTCTATATTCAAAAGTTTTGTATAATTCTATTTTTTCATCATCAGTTCTGTTCACTTCTTTTTCTATGAGTGTAAGTTTTAAAGTAGGCGAATCTTCAAAATAAATAGAAATATCTGAAAAATAAGAAGATTGGCTATATAAAACACTTGCTTCTTTTTGTATTACTGGTTTGTACCCCCATTCTTCAAGTTTTTTTAAATTTACAGATTGTCTATTATCTTCATAACAATAACGTGTTATTTTTGTCGCAACATCTGTTTGATACCCAGATACTATTTTTTCTTTATTGGTATTTTTTTCTGTTTTATAAAAATTGTCATAAAACGACCTATTGTTAACACAAGCCGTAAAAAGATCCAACATCTTTTCTTTATTTGTCTTTTCTATTTTCTTTCTCATAATTTTTTTAATCTAAATAAGCAACTTCTACCCCAGCTTCTTCGAACATAGATTTTGAAACTTTGAAGGCTTCACCCCAGGAATCATCTTCAAAATCTGGTTTAATACATACCACACGTTTAATACCGCTTTGAATTATGGCCCTACAGCATTCTGAACAAGCAAACCAATTAATGTATATTGTTGTGCCCTTTAAGGCTATGCCAGATTTGGCGGCGCTATATATTGAATTTCTCTCCGCATGCTCTACATAGAAGTTTTTTAATGGCTTAACATGCCTTTCCTCTACATCATCGTTAATCTTTGAAGCAAAGCCGTTAAACCCCATACTAATAACTCTTCTATCATCATCCACTATTACGGAGCCAACTTTTTTTCTTCTGTCTTTGCTCCATTTGGATACATGCTCAGCAAGATCCATAAATCTTTTATCCCAATCTGTTTTCATATAATTCATTTAATTCAAAATCTTTAACTTTTGCATCTTCCCATTCTACTGCTTCTTGGTTTTTAGCCCACCAAATATCATAAATCTCTTCTTCCTCATCTGTCATCTCCTCGATTTTCTTTTTTATTGGACAGCTATCTTGAACCGCTTTGGCTCTATCATTTAATTTTTTACAATCCAAATTTGCCAAATCTAAATCATCATAAATGCCACCAATCCATGTGTGGTGTGAGTCCCAATGTCCAGATTCACATTGTATAACATATACCTTTTTTTCTTTCATAAAATTGATTGTAATATTTTTGAAATTTCTTCGTTTAGTGGAAGCTTGACATTGTATGCTCTTGCTAAGACCACAATTCTTCTTCTGCTTATTGGTATTCCTTCTTTTTTTAAAATTTTTATGTGGTTTATAAAACCTTCTTCATCTGGTTCACTAAAATTAAGCCAATCTTCTACAAATAAAACATTATAGGTCATTGTTTTTATTTTTTAACCTAACTTTATTTTCAGCATCAATAAGCACTTTTAATAACGCATCAAGTTCGCTGATTCTATTATTACCAAAAGAAGACATTTTAGATATATCGTCAATTTGTTGCTGTGTGGTGTATAATGGGTGGAATTTATATTTTCCACCATGTATTTCACAAGAGTTCAAACCATCTTTACGTTTAGGTAATTTGGTTGTATAAGTCGAATGTTGCCCTATATAAGATCTGTTAGAAAGAATTGTGTCACCTCTTTCTTTAATGTTTTTTTCTATTGATCTAGTTGTAAAAAAACGCTCTATTTTTGCTGCCCATAAATTTAATATAGAACCGTAGTATAAGTGTTTTAAACTATTGTGTATGATTCTAAACATATTGCGTCATTAAAAAACTGGTTGCATCAATAATTTCCAACATTGTTTTGTAGTTTTCCACTTTTCTTGAAAATTCCATAGCGTTGCAAAACACCATTTTGGTTTGTGTATTATACCTTAATATTGGAAAATATTGTCTGCTACCATCAGGTCTTTCGTATGTATATGATCCCCAATCCCATCTTATACCACAATCATCGTCCTCTTCATCTTCAAGAACTCTAAATCCTAAACTATCTAAATCTGCTTCTGTCATTTTATTTTATGTAAAAACATTAAAAACTCTTTTGTATAATTTCCGCCATACCCACCTTTAAGATTGTTATAATGTGGGTTTATAAATTTATTGTTAATTGGATCATAGCCATCATATACAGCTATTTGTTTTAACCAATTATTTACTTGTAAAACTTCCATCATTTTTCAATTTTAACATAACCATCAACTTCAAAAAGTTTAATAGCCTTATCTGAAAAAAACTCTTTTAGCTTTTTAAGAGTAATACCTTTTTGTTCGGCGTGGAAAAATAAAATGCTACGCAAAATTGCAACAGGAGCATTTTCAATTTGTTCCAGTTGTTTTGTTATTTCATCTAGTTCTTCTTGAGACCATAAGATGCGTCCAGGTTTTTCACGATTCATAAAACCATGTGAATTTGGAAAATCAAATAAATTATCTCGTAAAAGATATAAGTCGGTATTACTATTTTTTTCCATATCCACCCAATTTTAATACAAATTTATAGAAAACTAATTGATTTTCCAAATTTGTATAGACTGGGTTTCCAACATTTGTGTAACAAAAAGCTAGAAGAACTTTTTTAGTTGATTTGCTTATAACAAATTTATAGCATTTGTCTGGGATTCCAACGTTTCCGATTTTGTTTTTACCAAATTCATTGAAACACACCACAACTATTGTATCGTTTAATGATAGTTTTCTTTCTTGATTTTCTTTTGCTTTCCATTGACCTCTATTTAATGCAGGATCTTGTGGCACACAATTATAATACCTAAATGTCAACTCTTCAAGAAAACAACTATAAGCATAAGCCTCTGCTGGTGCCATGTGTCCCTTATCATATCCACTCATAGCATAATCTTTATCAGTAGCAGTTTTAAGAGCTTTAATATCGTTTTTAAAATAAAAGCTACCTCTATCACAATTTCCGCCAGCGTTTATTAAAGTGTAAGTAACGGCTACTGGGGCCAAATATTTTTTGGAAAAATAGCTGGTATAAGCTTGTGTGTGAATTATTGTGTCGTATTTTGAATTAGATTTGCTTTGAGACAGCAATAAATTGGCTATAAAAACCAGGATGATTATTAGTTTTAATTTCATGTTTATAAATACATTAATTTTTACGTTAAAACTAAAAAAAATTTACAAAAAAAGCCCTAGGATACCCTAGAGCTTATACGATCTCCCAATCGTTTTATTTGTCCGTTTTTAGTTTTAATAGCTGATCTCTGTATTTTGCAGCATCTTCATATCTGTGCTCAGCTACAGCTTCATCCCTTAATTCTTTAATTTTTTCTTCACTTAAAGCTCTTTCCGTCTTTTTACTTTGACTGGTTGTTCTTTGAAATGATTGTGTGCCATCTAAACTTGTCCAAATCTCTTTTTTAATAGAGTGAGAACTTGTTTCTGTAACCTCTTCTGTTTTGTGGTAATTTTCATCACCATCTTTTGGAAAAGAAGAATCCTCATCGTCATTGAACCCGAAACTGCCTAGTTTAAAAGAACCAATTAAAAAAGCTTTACTGAACAGATTTTCGAAAAAATCATCAAACGAATCATTGTTTTTGTTTTTCATATTTTTGTGTTTATTGGTTTATAGCAAAATCAAATAATCAAATTATGTACCATTGTAAAAAACATGACATTAAATGACTTTTTGTCACCTAGTCATAGAAACCAAGAAATTTCAATTTTTCAGGAGTACACAATACTTTTCTACCATCATCCAAATATACAACTATTTTTCCTTGTACTGGTTTATCAGCATTGATAGTATAGCCATCACCCAATTTGGTTCTAACTATTTTTCCTGAGTGTTCTCCTTGCTTATTCATTATTTATAGTTTAATTTAACTTTCCGTGTGGTCCTTGGTTAAGGAAATCTGTATTGTCAACTAATGAACTTTTTGGCACAACTTCATCATCTGGCGGCGGTTCTTTCCTTGGTATTTTTACTTCTGGCTTAGCTTGTGGTTGAAACTTTTGATTCATGTTTGGTCTAAGCATCATCGGTTTATTTTCCTTGACCCACTCATAATAATCAAGGTCAATTCTCATGACATCTTCAACTGTCATGCCTTCATATTTACCACTTCTAAATTTGTGACTTCCATCCATAATTAAAAACCAAATAAACCATATGCTTGTAAAGTTTTCATTGCTTCGGCAATTTTTTTCTGATCTTCTTTTGTAAATGGTTTTTTTGAATTTAAAAAAGGAGGTTCTCTTTCATCTTCTCCATATTTAGCCCCTTCGAATTTTATTGTGTAAGGTGAAGTAATCATTGCGTTTGGAAGTAGGTTATTAATTTCCCCATCATCCACTTCTTTAAATACGCTTGGATCATCCATTAGCATTGCTGGAATTGCTACCACTTTGTGAGCGCCATGCTGCACATATGAAAGCTCTTTTGGAAATCTACCTAGAAAGAAATCTCCATTCCATAGCATTCCTTTTATTAAAACAGTTTTAAACATTTTATAAGTTTTGTATAATTTATACGTGTTATTTGTAAATTAGTTTCAAAATCAATATCAATAATCCAAACGAGAAAGAAAAAAAGTTAGAGAATATAAGTGCAAATTCTCCAAGCATAAAACCATATATTAACCAGCCAATAATACCTATAACATAAATCACATACATCGGAAGTGAAATACTTTTTGTATCCTTTGTTTTAAGTATTTTTACTATTTGAGGTATAAGCGATACTGTTGTAAAAGCGCCAGACACTAGACCAATTATCGTTGTTGCTACCATGTTGTTGATATTGTTATTTTTTGACCATTCCTAGGAGTTTCTTCCATTTTTTTTAATAAATCCTCTGCAATAATTCGACTTAAAACCCTTATCCTTCTTAATGGATCTTGGACACCACTAAGAGTTGTGAGTTCATTTGAAGTTGTGAGTGTTTGATTTGAGTTTAATGCTGGTCTAACTTCTAATCTTTCTGAAAAAACCTCACCAGAAGAATTGTTATCAGCCACCTCGCTTGATTCTAAAGAATCAGAAGTTGTCACTTCGTTAAACGCCTCAAAGGCTTCTATTGAAATGTCCTCTTGGTTATTTGCTCTAATATTTACAACTATATCTTCAGAGTGGTCTGATGCAGAATTTAAATTATCATATTTACCGTCAACGTTTTCTTCTGAATTTACAAAAACTCTTTCAGGCCAAACAAAACTTTTAATTGTGTCGTAATCCATTTTTACATCTCCGACTTTGCTTAACTTTAGTCTTTCTTCATAATTTTTTTTAATGTACTTTCTATATTTTTTTTTATCTAGACCTAAAATGTCTAAAAATTTTTCAAACCTTTCTATTGTTTTTTTCTTATTTTTAAATCTGTCAAATAATGTATTTGGTATTGAAAACGGTTTTTTATAATCTTCTGGAGTGTATTCTTTGAACAAATCTATTTCACAAGTTTCTGTGTTCCAACTATATCCTCTTAACGTTAGGTAATAAATAAATCTAAAATAAGCATTGGCAAATTCAACATAATCTTCTAACATTTTTTCGTTTTCCATCATGTCAAATATTCTTAATTCAACTGTATCAAACTCGTTGTCGTATCTTAGTGCAAAATTTTTTGTAGATAAATTATGCATTGTATTAAAATCAATATATTGAGAATCTCTATAAATTTGTTCGCTTGAAAAATATCTTGGTTCAAAAAGAGTCATCATAAACTTTGCACCGTTGTAGTCAGTAAACATAGAACTTGCATTCCCATCATCAATAGATTCGTTGAATACCCAATTTAAATATGGCCTTAAATTTATATCTGCATAAAATACTTTTAAAAACCTTAACTTAAAATCTAAAGTCCACGCCTTAGGTAGACCCATATGAATATGACCGCCGCCACTACCACAATCTTTTCTTTTTAAAACAAGCCCAGAATCTTTGGCGAGTTTTACTGTGTTTCTATAATTTTCAAGCATGTCTTTCCAATTTTTGTGAACTGGGCTGGCGAACTCAATAACATCTATGCCATCACCGTGAACTTGCTTGTTCCAAGTTTGACGCTTGTCAGATAATTTAATTAGTTTGTTGCAAATATCTACTTCTTTTTCTTTTGAATTAAATCTTTTTAAAAAAGTATATTCAATTCCAATGGTTGTAAAAAACTTCTCTTTAATTGAATGGAAATTAAACGCCTTGCTATTTTTAAAATTATAAATTTGAGTGCCCAAATAACTAATATTATCTTGCATTTCTCTAGAAATATATTCTGGAACTTCTTTTTTTATACCTTTTTTACTAAGAACTTTAAGTTCTTTTTGAATTTCAGATATTCTTTTTTTTATTAATGGATAATTTTTAGTTGGCATACTCTTTTACCTTGGTATGGCAAATGTATATAAAATATATTACCAATAAAAGAAAAACCTAGACGTTTTGTCTAGGTTGTGCAAAATTTAACATTTAAATTATTTGAAGAGGGTCTGGAATATCCATAAGTTCAAACCATCTTGCGGTAAGCATCTGGGCGTATTTTACTGGTGCCAGACCATAACTACCCAAAGAAAAACCATCATTTACCTCTACAACCAATGTTCTACCATCATCCGTGACACCAAAGTCAATACCATATCCAGCCGTCTGAGACTCATATTCATTTATAGCTCTAAGAACGGTTGCTTTATTTGGGGTTATACTCCAATCTCCATTATAGTTTCTCACATCAAGGATTTTACCATAACGCACAAAACAACGCCACTCTGATACAAAATTAACTGGCTCGCTGCACCAAACATCCACGGTTTTATCTGCCCCCAATTTTGACACATCCATTGGTCCTTTTATGTGTACGCCAGTAAAAAGTTTTTGTCTTTTTGGCTTTATGAAGATTGGCCAACTAGTCTCATCAAAGTAGATATCTTTCAAATTGCTACTCCACATTTTTCTACCATAAAACTCAGACAGTTCTTCGGGATAATCAATTTCTTCAGGGCATTTAAAGCCAAGTTGCTCAACACTTTTTTTAAATGTGCTTAATCCAGCTACAACAACATCATTGCGTGTAAGTCTATCAATGTGTTCATTTGCTGTAAAAGGTACAACCTCCCAGCCTAATATGGAAAAACCAAAAAACGCACAAAAGGCATTCTCTGACACAAATTCATTTGAATTGAAATAATTATTTTTTCCTTTAAGGATGTAAACTCTGTGACTCATTGATTAAATTTTCTTTTTGTGGTCTTGTTAATTTTTTTATTCTATATTCTTCTTTGGCTGCTAGCGATTTGTTTTCAAATTCAAAACTTGTCAATAGTACAATTGGATTTCTTCCTCTTGTATACTTTGCGCCTTTTCCTTCCTGGTGTGCTTTAATTCGTTTTTTAAGATCGTTTGTTATTCCAGTGTATAAACTTCCATCTCCACACCTAACAATGTATACAAACCAGCTAGAATGAGTTTTTATTGTCATTCTTTAATAACAAGTTTGTCACCAAACATAGATTTTAAATTCAATTCATATTGAGCCTGATACTGTTCTTCTTTTGAATCATAGTATTTAAAATTGCAAATAACTTCAATTTTTTTTATTAACTCCGTTATTTCATCTTCACTAGGATCGCCTGGAAAAATAATATACATCAATCCACCTCTTTTGTTGTATGGATATGCAACACCTTTACCTAGTTCTCTTTGTAAATTCCAATCGTGGCTTTCCATGTGGTCGTTGCCAAGAATTGTAAATCTATAACCAGTAAATAAAATAGCTCTTCTTATCATAACTAATAAATTAAATCAGGTGAAACTAATTCTTTTTTTCTGTTCTTGCATGATTTTATTTTTTTAACTTTAAAAGAGATTCCTCAAGTTTAATGAAAACAGTATCTATATCTTCTAATGAACATGTGCCAATAGATACTCTGTACCAATCGGATTCTGTAGAAGATCCAAAAGCATAAAATGGTACAATGGCCATCTTCGCTTCATCAAGTAAATACATGGTAACATCTGATGTGGTTTGTAGAACTTCACCATTTTCTTTTATTAAACCTTTAAGAGCAAACTTAACAGATAAATAAATAGCGCCTTGAGGCGTGATTACATCAACGTTATAACCTTTCATAGCAAGATCAACAAATCCGTTAGCAAACTTCTCAACTCTTAAACTTATTCTATTGTTTTGTTTTTCAATATCTTTTGTTACAGTTTCCTGCAGCTGCAAATATTTTGCAACAGCGACTTGTTCTGCTTTTGGTGCCCAGGCACCAACGTGAGTTAATATGGCCTTCATCTTGTCTATGATAAACTTTGGACCCATACCCCAACCAACACGAATACCAGTTGCAGATAACGACTTAGAAATACCATCAACATAAATGGTATATTCTTTCATCTCAGGAAATAGACTAACTGGGTCATAATGCTCTAAACCATTACTTGTTAACAACCAATAAATTTGATCATACATTAAATAAACTGGTTTTTTATCTTCTGCTTTTCTTTTTGCATTTTCTTCAAGAATCAACACGCAAATATCTCTTAAGCCTATTTTTGTAAACATTGTTCCAGTAGGATTTTGAGGGGAACAAAGGGCTATAAGCGCAGCATCGCCAATAAATGGCTCAATATCTTTAGCAGATGGCATAAAGTTGTTTTCTGGCGTTGTTTCAATTATAACTGGAATTCCGCAAGAAAGATAAGTGTAGTGATTGTTATTCCACGAAGGTGTAGCAAAAACAACTTTATCACCTGGGTCTACAATGGCCTTATAAATGCTATATATGATTGGCCTTGCTCCGCCAGCAATTAAAATTTCAGTTGGATCAAATTTTAAACCCTGCATTTCATGAAACTTGCTTACTGCTTCTCTAAGTTCTAAAACGCCATCAGCTGGTGGATAATTTGTATTTCCATCAGAATAGGCCTTTAGTATTTGATATCTTAATGTTTCTGGAATTGGAAAATGTTGTGGGTCAAAATCTCCAATAGTTAAATTGAAAACTTGTTCACCATTTCTTTTCTTTTCGTTTATTTCATTTGAGATTTTTACAATCTCTGATCCGATTATGCCTTTGGCAATTTTTGATAATTTATTGTTCATGTGTGGTTTTAGAATATTCAATAAGTAGTCTTACAATTTCTTCGTTTGGAACGTCTTTTTTAATTCCATTACATCTACTCCATTTGTCAAACTCGTCCCATTTATCGTACAAAACTAATTCACAACCGTTTGAATACCCATAATAACTATCTTTGTTTGAAGAATAACCAACTCTAAGACCGTGACCGTATGCAACAGCTGTTTCACCCTCTTCTTCTTGTACATCTATGTGAGAACCTTTATAAGAGGCTGCGGTTGAAATCAGCGAAGAAATGAAATTTGGGTTTTTATTTGAAACACTTACTAAAAACCCGTTGGCTCTTAACAAATCTGTAAGTTCTTTAGCTTTTTGATCGGTGTTGAAATTTTTAAAATAACTTGGTCTTGAAACCTCGTACTTAGGGTCAAATGTGTTTTCTTTCCTAACTCTATATTTATAACCCAAACTTACAGTTTTACCTTTCTTGCTTGTGGCGTATTGGTTGTGCTCAATATTTACAATGGTTCCAACAGGAATGTTTTTGGTTTTTTTAATAAGTCTAAGCGCTTTCTTTAAAGTAAAACCCTTACGTCTTGCCCACAACATACTTCCCTCGCCATAATAATTATGTCTACCTTCTACATATCCATCTGTATAAAAACACGGTTGTCCAAAATGCAACAAACGACTTTGTTCCTCTTTATCAAACCAAAAATCATGCGAATAACAATAGTGCATGTCTTTGATTCCAATGGTCATAAAACCACGATTAATTCTATAACCTTTTGGTGCCTGGTAACCCAGCTTAATTATTTTTGTTTTTGTGGCTTCCATTTAAAATTTTGGTTTTTTTTCTTTTTTTTTTAAAGTAAGCTTACTAATTCTTTTTCTTTCAACTTCTTCATCTCTGGCTTTTGCATCCGCTTCTGTCTCCATATACGAAACGGTATTATCTTTTACGCCTTTAAATTCGTTATGCTTTGTTATTTTTATACAACATCTAAAAGTTTTCCCAGAAAGAAACTCTTCTGGAACTGGAGCAAATTTAGAAAAAATATTGCCAAACTCATCCACAAATTTATAAATTGTATATTTACCATCTTGTGAAACCACCGTGTTTCTTAATGTTAAATCAATAAACATTTTTTCATTTAGAGTTCCTACAAAATTTGATTTAGGGATAATTTTTGCCTCACCAGATTTATCATGTTGTTTTTTGTCTTTATATGCACTAAAATCAATAACAAAACCAAGATAGTGTTTTGCTCTTGTATAGGCTACATACATTATATTGTCTTCTTGTGAGTTTGGGCCAGAATACATAGAACCAAGAAGCTCTCTGTGTATGATAAAAACATTGTCGCTTTCTAAACCTTTAGCTTTGTGTATTGTACTTAATTGAATCCCGTCGTCATTGTCGTCTGAAAATATTTGTTCTATTTTTAAAACTATATCGTTAACCGTTTTTGCTTCAGCAGATAAAAGTTCTATGATTTCTATTTTTTCTTTATAGGCAACATAAGTTGGGTGCTCTTGTGCTTCTGAAAAGCTAAGACCGTGCTTGTCTTGTACTCTTTTTTTAATCTTTTCTAAATCTGTATACACGTAACTAAACAGCGCAGATAGATCTTCGGTTTTACTTTTCTTTAAAATGTCAACAATATTTTTTCCAATATCTCTACCTCTCACATGAGCCTTTACTCCAACCTTTAAATAATCAAGACACATTTTTATAAGAGGATAATTTGTTCTGCAAAGTACCATATCTCCACTTTTTATGTTTTCTTTTTTAGCCTCATTATCTACAACTCCTTTAGCATTCTTATCGAAAAACTCTATGTGTGGAACCAAAGTCTTAGCTAAATCTATTATTTCGCTGTCGCACCTGTAGCACACAGAAAGCGGAAGCTCTATGGTGTTAGGTATTTTAACAAACTGTTTAAAACTTATAAAATCTGCGCCAGCGAAGCCATAAATTGCTTGACAATTATGCGTTAAAATATTGTCAGCAACATATAAGCTCTCTTTTTCAACAGATAAACTATAAACAAAACCAGAGTATTTTTCTCTTTTAATTTTTATTTGTTCCCACTGTGTTTTTTTGTAATGGCTACCATTTTGTTTGTTAAAAGGGAGCATTAAACAACCATCTAATAAATTACAAGCATGAACGACAATTGGTCTTTTAAATGTTTTTTGTTTTTTATTGTCTAATGAAAAAAATGGATAACGAATATCTCTTCCAAATTCTGTCAAACACCTTTCTGCTCTTTCCATTAGATGTGTATCAGATAAATATTTCCATGCTTTATCTAAAAATTCTTTATTAAATATAATTCTATCAGAACTACTATAAGAAGGTTCAAAAGTTATCTCTGGAATACCAAATTTTCCAGAGATTGCTTTTTCCATTAAGGCGCACTCTTCTTTTGTATCATAAACATCTAGAATCCAAAAACTTTCAGCTTTTTCAGTTCTAGCCCTTACTGAAACACCAGATCCAGTATTTCCATAATCTAATTTACTTCTACCTACCCTAAAATTATCACCTCTTTTCATCATATACACAGCATATTTGTGCGATACTGATTTAAAATCAGCTACACAATGATGGTTTATTGTATATTTACTTGACTTGCCAGATGGCAAATCAACCTTTATTAAATCTCCTTGATATTCTTTTTTGGTTATACCTAAAATTTTTCTACCATACACAAAAGAAGAACTTCTAAAATCAGCTGACACAACTTTATCTTCTAAAGTTAAATCTTCTATTTTTTTATCAATTATAATTGCTTTATTCCATCTGTCAGCTTTTTTAATAACAACCTGTACAGTTGTGCCTTCGGGTTGACAAGGGTCGCCAACAGCAATAAATCTGCCATTTGGTTTTAAAGATTTAAGCATTAGTAATCTCTGGGCCTTATTTAAATCCTGGCACTCATCAACAAATACAAAATCGTATTGATCTGTTTTTAAATTAAATCTATTTGGAAAATAAATCATGTCAGTATAATCAACCTTTGATGAATAGTATTCACCAAGACTAACCAATAAAAGAGCAATGCGACATTCGCCATTGCTATAATCAATATCGTAAGTCCTAGCTATCATTTCTAGTTCTTCACAATTATACACAAGCATGCCTCTTGCCAGAGAACAAAGAGATTTTATTCTATCTTGAAAATTTTCTAAGCTATCGTAATCTGGCAGCTCACTATCAGCTCTAAACTCTTGGAGATCTCTTAAAATTTCGGGAGTGAAACCGTATTCTTTTATTTTGTTTGATTTGCCTTCTAAAATATAGTGATGAATATTACGTATCATTTTAGAATATTTATATTCATCTAGTTCAATGGAGCTGTCATGTTTTAATAATGCCGCATATCCAATACCATGAGAAGTTTTAAATTTAATATTCGTATTTGAAACGTATTTGATTTTAACTTTATTAACCGTCTCAACGTTAAACGCCATGTATAACACACTTTTATCTGATGGAATTAAGGTCAAACACTCTTGAATGGTTGTTGTTTTACCACTTCCAGCCACAGCAGAAATAACGGCATTACCCATTCCATGTAATAAAAAATTAAAAATTGCTTTCTGAAATACGCTGTAAATATAACTCATTCTGGTTTAATAACACGTTGGACATTGTTGGTAATTAATATAAGCCTCAATGCCATATAATACAGCTTCAGCTATTGACAATATAATCATGACTGCAAACAAAAATTTTTCTGTTTTAGTCAACATCTTTTTTCTTGTTTACATCATAATAATATTCAATATTTGACACTATTTTTATTGCAGCTATTTGTGCCCAATCCAATTTTTTGTGCTTCATATATTCAGCCTCAATTCTTGACTGTATTGATTTTATCATATTTTCTTTATCTAACTTTTCCATATTTAGCTCAATAAGTCGTCGAATATGTCTTTTTTTTCTTCGCCAGTAAATTTAAATTTTCCAAATGCAATATCGTAATAATCCTTTCCTTTTTCTGGGTCTTCTTTTGCACAAGTTTCGATTACTCTATCAACAAATGGATTGTAATTTTTTATAAATTCCCTGTGAGATTTAGCAGATACAAAAAATGAAGCTAAACCAGATGTGTTAATTTTATCAACATCTATTTTGTCAAACAACTCTTCCCAAATTTCGTATTGAGAAGATATGCTCATTGTTTCATGAGCTTTTCCACAAAGTTTTATAGCTCCGCTTTCACTTTGATCCATTGCGTAAAGTTCTTCCAAAAATTTATCAACATTGAATTTTTTGAAATTTACCCAACAAAGCCAATGCACACCAACTCTTGTTTTATGTGAGTGCATTATCAATTCATCACACCCCTCTTTGTCTGGAAGTTCTCCGTTTACAAATTCTATATTTTGTGGCCTACGCCACATTTTTCCATCTTTAAATTCGAGAGCTTGTATTTTTTGTACTATCATGGTTGGCCCAAAGAAGTCAAACATTGATTTTCTACCTTGCATTTCCATGCCTATTGTTGGTTGTTCTGGGTCTTTCAGAATGTTATAAGTTTCGTTTTCCATAATTATTGCAGTTAAAAAAAATGTTTGTTTTTGAAATAAGACAAAATGCCAATTGCTATTAATAACAAGAGCATAACAAATGGCGGAATTGGATTAAGCCTCATTAGCTTGTTATTGTACTTAACTGCGTATTGGGCAATGTTTTTTATGCGTTTCATGTTTTTGTTTTTCTTAAATATAGCTCCACTTCATCTTCTTCAAATTTTTTGTAATATGCCCTTAAAACTCTCCATCTATATTTGCCAATATATGTTCTTGTAACATATCTTTTTTTAAATGAGGTTGTAATAATTTCAAATTGATCTTTTTGTTCATATATACTCAATTCATCATAGTGTGAAAAATCACCAAGCACTCTTGCTGCAATGTTAATCAATTCAGTATGTTCGCCGTTCATTTTAAGTAAAAGCACTATCATGAAGAATAAGGTTTGCAAATTTCCACTACACGCATGCACATATCTATGTTAAACCAACTTATATGTGTTTCAGCTACTGGTAACCCAAGTTTTTCAGACAGCCATTTATAAGCGGCAACTCTAGCTTTTGTTTTTGAACAGTTGTCTTTTTTTATTTTTCTAAGCCAAAGTTTATCAAAATGAGCATGAGCCTCTTTTCTCCAATCTCTTAGCTCACTATTAGCAACTGAGCCCAATGCTTGTTCTGTGTCTTTGTGGGTTCCAACCCACGCTTTACAATCTCTGCACAAATATAGTTTTCCAAAACTTTTACCATAAACTTCATACGTGTCTACAAACACAGTTGGTTTTTTGCAGTAGGTGCAAATTTTGCCAGATGTTATTTGTTTTTGTATTTCATTCATAAAGATAAACTATCAAGCCCAAATTCGGGAGCTTCACCTCTTTCTTCTGACACAACTTCAATTAAATTATTTACTTCAACCTTACGCTTTGTATTATCTAAATCAACTACAAAACAGTGTATAAGATCTTCACAAAACTCAACAATAAAACAAGTGCCAACTCCTTCTATTTCCACAATATCTGATTGATGAAAAACAGAATCGTCGCACACTCTTTTTATGATTCTTATAATCCCTTCATGCTCGTGTGTTGAAAATATTGTCTCTTTGTAATCTAATATTTCTGGAAATTCTTCAGGGCCTTTAACATGAAAATTAAAACTTTCACCTGATTCTCTTCTTAAGATAATATCAAATTGGACTCCGCTTTGTGCGATAAACTCATTTATTTTTTTTACTTCGCTCATAACAGATTGTTTTATTTTAATTCTAAATTAATCCTACAAAATTCGGCTACAGCCAAATATATGGCCGTTCTTTTATCTTTTATTGATGGCGAATCTATTTCTATAAGATTTCCAAAAACTTTTTCTTCCTGTGTTCTGTAAACTCTTACACATGCTTTATTTATCATAAAAATAAAACCAAGATCTTCAATTTTTTCAACAACATTCATCAATGCCTCATAATCATTTGAAAACTTGAATGTTGAGTCCAACTCCACGTTGTTTCCCAACCGCCAAACACGATTTTTGTCTGGAAAAGAATTGTCAATTCTCCATCCGAGAAAATACGCAATGCGTTTATCGCACATAACTCTATTTTCTTCAGATAAGTCCATATTTTTCTTTGGTATCTATTAAAAACAATTTAAACGCTTCTTCTTTTGTGTTGGCTCTTACGGTATAAAAAGGATCCTCTTTAAAAAAATCAAAATCTTCTTCAAGAAGATAAACTTTAATTCTCACCTTATTACCAACTTGAACATATTTAAAAAACCATCCGTTTTTAACCAGGATATCTTGAACACCTTTTAAATTAATGTTTTCAGTGTTTAATCCTAAAATAAATTTTTTATCTTTCATTCTTCTATTTTGAAACTTGAGTGTTTGTCGAATTTTGTGATTTGTATTAATTGAGAAAATTTATGGGAATCTCTTTGTTTAAGCGCACTTAAAAAAGTTTGTCTCTCTTTTTTTAATCTAGATTCAGGAATGCTTATTGGTCTTATCTCTCCAATTTTTTGCGCAAACCTAAGAATTTTTGGGTCTATTACATAGCTTTCGAAACTAAGACCTCTTTTAACGCCTTCCAGATATATAAAAAACAAATAAGATTTAATTTGGCCAAGCTCATGACCTTTTGAAAACATTGTGCAAACATTTTGATGGCGTTTGCTTATAATCAAGTTTTTTACTTCATTTGCGTCATTCCAACATTTTTTTAAAGCAAAATTATCCAAATAGCTTGGATCTATTGCCCACAAGGTGATTTCACTCATTTTGGCTGTATTTTGAATTTATCTTTTAGTGCGGATATTTCTTTGCATATTAAATTAAACAAATCTTCTTTAGAATTAATATAGTCTGTTTCGTCTACAATTTTACTCGCAATATCCCTAACCTCTTCTTCAAATAAAACATCTTTATCCAAAGACAGCGGGTTTATAATAGACAAAAGCGAATCAATTTCAACACCTTTTAAAAGCTCTTCAGAAGAATATTTGCGAAGCATTTCTCTGTGAAATTCCTCACCAACAAGTATACTTCTTTCTTTGCCGCCGTTTAAAATAAAGCCATCACCCTCTGACGTATAAAAAACGTCAACGCACATTTCGTAAGCTGAATCAGACGGATCAAATCCTTCCATCCAAATACCTTCACGTGTTAATTTGGTTTCAGTTACAAGCCTACTGCTTGGCCTTATTTTTAAAACGTACAAATTCATGCTGTTTGCAATTTGTGCTTGGTGCTAAATTTTTTTATTCTCTCAAGTAGGTTTAATTTAAAAAACCCCTCTGTTTTAAGATCTTCAAAATCATTATTATCAACTTCAAAAAAATGCATGTATTGTGCATAGCCGCACCCAACAGCTCTTTTTAATCTCGGTAAGTCTTCTGGTTGGGTTTCTATTTTATCCCAATCAACACTTTTCGAGTGTAAAAAAACCGCTTTTTCTGGAACATCATCTACTATGTCCAAAAATCCAACTATATATTTTTTTGTTGTTGCCATAATTATTTATATTTTAAAATTCTGCCAATAATAAGTCCAAATACAAAAACGCCAATACTTGGAAGTATTGACAAAAAGAAAGTAACTAAAAAATTATCGCAAAATTTATATATAACAGCCGCAATTTGTATTGAATACATGACTGCTGCAATCATCCAAATTTTTTCAAAAAAATTAGTATTTTTCCAAAGTGTTTTCATTTTATTAACTTATTATACAAAGATAAGAATTATTAACAAAAAATCAAATATCCAGACTATATTATTCAGCATCAATTTCGATGTCTTCGTCTAGTGGAGTTTTACACTTGCCACATATTTCTATAGTTCTTTCAAATTTTTTTTCGTGTATTATTCTATCCGCTGGCAAAGGGCATTCCCCAATGTTTTTATGGTTTTCATAAACGCCAAAAGCAATTGGGTGCTTTACTTTTGCGCCTTTTTTGTCTACGTATTCTATTTTGCTTACAACAAAATATTCACCAGTGGCAAACTTTGTTTTATATCGCTTGCCAATCTCTAATGGTAAATCAGAAAATATTTGATGGTTTTTTTTCAAAAGCTTTTGCTATTTTTTTGTAATTTTCTTATAAAACCACATAATCACGATAATGACTATAGTTGCAATAACAAAAAAGGCCAAATAAGCTTGTGGGGTTGTTTTAGAGGCGTTTGTTTCTTGAACTCCGTATAAGTTTAACGTTTCTTCTTGTTTTTGACAAGATGTTAAAATAAACATGGCAAATAAAGCCAAAAATAGTATAATTTTATTTTTCATTGTTGTTAAAGATATTTATAGTTTATACGCAAACAAACATTAAAGGTTGCAATTAATAACAATTTTCTTTGTAAATTTTTAAAATTTCATCGCTAACAGCTCCATACTCATCAAACGATAGGAAGTGCCCTGGCATTTGTTCTATAATCTCTTTAACGTTATATGGGGCGTTTTCACACCACTTTTTAGTGTGTAGCAAAATTGTATAGAAAAACAAATAAGAATTTGCCTTTTTAACATAAGCCTCAACATTTATTGGTAAATTAAGTTTTATTATTTTTTCAACAGACCTTTTCTCGCAATCAAGTTCAACAGCCTGCATGGTCCTAATAAAATACGTATATTCTTCAACTCCATACTCTTTTCCTCCCAACCACTCGTCCATTCTTTTGTCGCAATCTATACCATCTTTCCTAATATCTGACCACAAACTACTATTTTCCAACCACTGATCCATGTGACAAGATTCGTGAACCAAAATTTCTAACCACTGATAAAAAGGTTTTCCGATAGCGCATGCCAATATTGGTTCTGGAATATTATCGAAATAACCAGAAACCTTTATATCTCCAGATCCTGGATATGAAACTTTACTTGTAATTGGAAATAAATATTTTACGCCTAAAGACTTACACTTCTCTTTAATAATTTTTAGAAAATCCATAGCAACATCAAACCTATTGTCGTTCTCTGGATTGTATAAAGTGTAGTAAGCTGTAATTTCTTCAAGAGGCTCGATGTCCACCAATGTTTTTAAAAAAATAAAATTTTCTTCGTGTAGCACTTCGCAATTTGGATTTGATGAGTGATTAAAGAAACCGCCAAGCGGAGTTCTTATCCATCCATCTGGAAATTCTTTAAGATCTGTTTTGACATGCGTAATACCAAGATTGGTTCCAGCGAATATTTTCTTTGTTGCGTACAAACCAAAACCATGTATTGGTGATTCTTTTATTTTTACACAATCTGGTAATGGCAAGTAATAACTCATTAGTAACTTCTTGATTTGTTTAAAAAGTTGTTTACCGTTTTTTTAACAGTGTCCTCAAAATCTGATTCAGCATCTTCTATTCCATAGCACTCATAGCCAACATCTTTATTGTTGTATTTTAAATTGATTTCTACTTCATCATCTTCTCCACCATCATCAAAAGTTTTAATGCTAATTTCAATTTCTGTTTTAGAAGTAGGCTTCCAAGAAAAATATGAAGCAAAATTTACACGTCCAGTTTCCTCAAGATTAAACTCTGTCTTAATCATTTTAGCTAAATTGACCACTTGCTTATTATAACAATTTTCCCACTCTTCATCTTCTTCGTCTTCTCTGCATGAATCACACATGTCTTGATCGCATTCTTCAAGTAAGCCACCACAATTTTCGCAGTATTCATCTTCTGGTTGACAATTAAGTGGTCCTAAATAACCAAATTCACCAGATTCAAAAGAACTTTTTATCGAATTGTATTGAATGTTGTGTATTTCTTTTATTTTAATGCTAGACATCAAATCTCTTAAAGAATCGTACTCATATTCGTAATCGCCATCCTCTCCAAAGTAAATTGTTCCGCCGTTTTTAAAATTCTTTTTTATTCTAGTTAGTTCTATGTCTTTCTCTATTTCGGTAAAAACTTTAAAACCAACAAGCTTGTGACCGTCTAATGTGTCTCTAAAAGTGTATAGGTAATATTTCATAATTTTTCGTGTATTGGATATTGTGTGTAATCTAAAAAGTTAATTGATCGTGCTGCTAAGTTATAAAAATACCAGAAATCTTCCAAATATTGTTTTTTCTGATTTTCGTCTAGGTCTTCGTAATAAACTTTTGCAGCTGGATTTAATTCTAGGAACTCATTAAAGTCTCCATCTGAAATGTAATTCATTATTTGTCTCTGTAGAGAATAATGACTTGTTGGCATCGGAATTCTTGTTTTTTCAAGTACTGGTCTTGGTGTCATATTTTATGTTTTTGTATTATAAAATATAACCAAAAACAACCAAAAAAACAACTATTTATTAAAAAAACAAACGCCTTGGAACCAATAAAAAATATAATAAAAGAAGCAGTACATGAAACCATGATTAAAATAGCTCTTGCTGATCTTCTTTGGGGAGCAGGAAACACAATGACATCAAACGAAAAAGTTAACGCTGTCAATGGCTTTATAAACACAGAATTTCGTGGCCAATCAGCCTCTATGGTATATAATATAGTAAAAAACGAAATGGAGGAACTTGAATCTGATGATGATTTACCAGATGATCTAAAAGGTCATGGTTTCGAAAGAGATTTAAGAGATTTAGGCTAATCTTCGTTATGCAATTTGTTCGTCTGTGCTTATTTCGCTTAATTGCTTTTTTAAATCCTTAATTTTTTCTTTTAAATCCAATATTTGCCCATTTATTAAATGAGCATCTTCATATCGCTCGCACGATATTGCTTCTTCTTTGTTATCTCTTTTGTCTTTAAGCTCTTCTTCAAAAAGCCCTATCCACATTTTTATCTCTTCTTTGTTTTTGGATATACTATTAAAATTATAATTATTTCCAACATTTACAGAGTCTCTCTCGGATGGGGTTCCGTTTTGTGTTAAAACTGACATTATAGTTGAAATTAAATCGTGTAGCGTCCAACTAGCAAACCCGTCGAAAATCATGTTTTCTTCATTATTAACACTCGAAGATGGGTTGCCGTAATCAACAATGACTATATTATCGTTTAAGTAAAATTTTGATTTTTTTAATGCATTTACATGATATGTGTCAACAGACAAAGGTTTGTCAATTTCTTCGCCCAGGCGCTCGGCGCTTTCTTCAGACATGAAACCCCTTATTGAATTGTTTAATGAAAATTCTGAAGCAGATATTTCACCTTTTCTAAAAAGTTCTATCTGAACTATTTCTAAATCATGAGTAATATCGGTTCGCATTTCCTTTAAATATGTTTTTAAAGGAATACACTGACTATAAGCGGCAAAACAATAGTTAACATCATTTTCAAATCTTTCTAAAATGTTCATAACATCTTCAAAAGTAACGTCCTCAGATATTTCAACTTCATTGTTAAAATATTTTGATAACATTGAAGAGTTATCAAGGTCTATTTGCTCTTCCCATTTGTTTGAATCTTCGTTAAATATGTTATAAGTGATTTTATCTTTGTGAATTTTTATTTTGAACATATGTGTGTTTAGTGTAGGTTTAGCAATGCGAATTTAAATAAAAAAAATCAAGAATCAAAGCAAATACAAACTAAAAGTTATTTAATTATTTAAATACTTGTAATCCAGCTATATCGTATTTTTCAAGGCTATCAATTGTTAAAATAATTTCCTTTTTTATCTGTTCCAACTGGTGTTCTATTTTGGTTTTTTGATCACTTAAATCAAATATTTTTAATAACTTTTCTTCGTTATTTATGTTACCAGCCGCATATATTTTTTTTGAATACATTCTGTTGTCATTAACTGTTAGCAGCGTTCTTCTTCCATCGTTGAATTTTATCCAACAATCTCCTTCTTTTTCTGTGAATGATGTAATTTCAGCCTGCACAAAATTTAAGTTATTATCAAAATAAGAAATTGGAATTGGGGTAAAGTTATTTGTAACAAATCTATCCACAGCTTCTTTTAAACTTTTTAAAGACTTGTTCCTTTTGTAAATAATATGTTTGTTAGACAAGTCCACCTCAAAACTAGCGACCCACTCTTCGTTATATATATCAAACTCAATATTTACATCTTTATATTTAAATTGTATTTTATCTTTCATAATACATAAATTTAAACAATGCACAAATAAAAATCAAATACTTTGCTTTAAATAACCAGATACAAATTTTAGATTATCTATTTTTTTGTCTATTTCTTCTTTTTGAGCTATAAGTTGATTCAGGTTTTTTTGCTCAACTTTTATTCTATCTGCTAAAATTTTACTTTGTCTCTCATAGTCGTTTATAATTGATAAAGATTTGTCAGACTTATAACTTTTAAGTATTTTTTCATATAAGGCTTTATACTTTCCATCTTTTTGGCCCATCATTTCTACGTGCTTTTTTAAATGATAAGTTATTGCAGAATGATCCAAGTTTAAAATATCTCCTATTTTTATAACTGTAATTTTTTCAGAAGCTTGATATGAGCAGTTTTTTAAAAGTTGCGAGCACATCATTTTTAATTCTGCAATTGGTCTTTTTCTACTTTTAGAAACAAGTTCATCCCTAGTTACCCCAGTTGTTTTTGCTATAATTAAAGCTATAGTCTCGAATTCTTTCATTTACAATTTGGTTTTCTAGGTTTTTTGCATATATTTAATTCAAATATACAAAAAAAAACTAAATTATGACCGAAGATAGAAAAGAAATAAAAGATGGAGTGAAAGCTAAAGTTATTGATATGCTTGCAAACCAATTGTCTCAGGAAACCGACTTTGAGGCCCTTAAAAAAGAGCTTGCTGAAGAACTTCTAGGTATTAAGCAAGAAGCGCCTATGGCGAAAGAAACAGACGCTGTAGATATTGTTAAACCTAAAAAAACATTTGATTCAAATGATGGTATCATACCTTCAAGTTTAAGCGAAGAAATGTTTAGAGAATTAAACGGCTTTAATTTTGATCCTACGCCAATTGAGGATAGGTTTAAGGGCGGAGTTGATAAACTTCAGTCTAGAACTGGGCCTTTTGGTACAATTTCATTATTAGAACCTATTGGACAAATTACTGAAAAATCGCCAATTTCTAAAAGCTTAAATGAGATTTCGTTAGAAATAGAAAAACTACAAAAAAAATCAAATACCGAAGGTGAGTTAAAGGTTTTGGAGAAACTATATAAGTTAAAAAACGAAATTTATAATCAACACCCATATTTAGATTCAGAAAAAAAACCCATTATAAAAATGGGTGATGAAATTCCAAAAGATCCTACATCTACAATTGTCGATAAAAAAGAAGAGCCTAATTTTTCTTCAGGATATACAACAACATTTATTTTTGATGCTATTGAAAAACCTAAAACAACTGAAATTGCTAAAACTCCAAGAAAGCCTAGAAAACCAATTAGAGCTAATTCTCAAAAAAGCCTTAAAAAAAAACCTGCTAAAAGAAAAGGTTAATCTTGTGTGTCGATGATGTAAGCACACACATGATCTATTGTGTGAAACACTGGCATATTAAATTTCTTAGCCTTGTAGTGAAGATAATTCATCTTCACTCCTGGTAAAGGATAGCCAAGAATGCATTTTCCACTCTTCATCCAATCACCAAATTCTATGTTTGTGGTAAATCCTGGCATATTTTCAAGATCTCTTGGAACCCAGAATACAATCTTGTCAGCTTTTGTTAAACCTTCATCTTCCCATTCTACCTGCTTATCATAATCGTAATAGTCTTGAAACACTTTTGTTTCTGGAGTAAGCACAGTACCTTTAAAACCAGCATCCTTTAATTTTTGTATAAATTCTGGCCTCCACGATTTTGTATTTGCATCTCTAGGTGTTGGCCCAGCAAGAAAAATAGACGGCCCAACAATATTGATCGGCTCGCCAGTGTAAATAACGTTAAACGGTATATTTGAAGATAGTGTTCCAGCAAACACGTTAGCATCATAATGTATTTCTATTGCATTCAGACAATTTATAATTTGTTCTTCTGATACTGGAGTATAATTCCAAGATTCAACGCTCACATTTATCATGTTTTTTTGAATTCTCCATGCGCCATGTACATGGCCAACAAGATTAAACTTGTCGCCCTTTGCTTTTTCTGGATAGTGATTTAGGTGAAAAACTTTACCTTGAATTTCTAAATCAATTCCTGAGTCGTGAATTTCATCAAAATAAAATTTTAAAATTTCTTCATTGCGTGGAACATCATAGTTTCCCTTAATAAGTATTTTTCTACCATTAAGATGACGCAACTCATTTAAACCAATATCGTCAATAGAAATATCGCCAACAACGTACACCTCATCTTCTTCGCCAACAACGCTATTCCAATTGTTTATAATTGTATTGTGTTGTTCTTCTAAAGACTTGAATGGTCTTACTAAAATATCATATCTTTCATCGCTGAAATGTAAATCGGAAGTAAAAAATCTTTTCATAATTTTGGATATTCTAAATTTAATTTTTGTAATTCTTTAGCAATTGTTTTAACAATCAAATGTTCTTTATACCAGTTTTTATCAGATGGCACAATAATCCATGGCACATCGTTGCATTTATCAAAAATGTTTTGATACACCTTTTTAAATTCTGGCCAATGTTTTGCGGTTTCGGTATCACTTGGATTATACTTCCAATTTTTCATTGGATTGCTCAATCTTTCTTTAAACCTTATTGCTTGTTGTTCTTGCGAAATGTGAAGATAAAATTTAAGCACAATCGTACCACTGTCAATCAGCATGTTTTCGAAACTGTTTATGTAATCGTAGCGCTTTTTAATTGTTTTTGTGTCAAGCGTTCCATACACTGAAGGAATTAATATATCTTCATAGTGAGATCTGTTGAAAACTTTTATTAAACCTTTTTGTGGAACCTCTTGATGTATGCGCCACATAAAATCATGGGATAATTCAATATCGTTTGGCTTTTTAAAACTTGTAACTGATACACCTTGAGAATTCACTGAACTAAAAACGGCATTTGTGGCACCATCTTTTCCAGAAGCATCTAGGCCCTGGAAAATTAAAAGTAAACTATACTTAGACTGAGCATATAAAATATGCTGGCGCTCTCTAATTTTTAGCTTATATTCCTCTGTTTTTAGTTTAACCTTGTTTTTATTCAAGGATTTTGGCGGAAATGTGGAAATGGTCCTAAATACGTTTCTCATTTTTTCGACTGAATTTTTTCTAAATTGTACACTCGTGTAAAATAACTATAATCCGTCTTTTCATAAAAAGGTGATTCGCAAAATTGTTCGTAAGCAATAGCTTCTGGCTCAGAAGTCTTTTCAAATTTTGAAAACTTTGCCTTTTGTAAAAAAGCTCTAATGCGCTCTCTTTTGGTCTTAAAAATAGTTGTTTTTTGCGTTGTCATGTGTTTTATACGTTCAAAGATACAAAAAGTTTCTTTTTTTTGAGATATTTATTATCAAACCATGAGAAAAACAGCTACAATATTATTTCATTCCAGACAACAAGCACACTTTTGGCACTTGGACACAAAATCGTTTGCTGAGCACAAAGCTCTACAAGATTTTTATGAAGGTATTTTAGAACTCACAGATCAACTTTTAGAAGCCTACATGGGCAGAGGCAAGAGAATTGACTTTGGTGGCGTTAGAATGACTTTCCACGCTTATAATAAGGAAAAAATGGTAGAATATTTCAAAAAACTTGCCAGATACATCAATAAAAGAAAAAAAAGCCTTAGCCCAAGCGAAGGAGATTTAAATAATATCCTAGAAGAAGCTTTAGCTCTTACAAACAAGACTTTGTACTTGTTTACTCTTAGCTAATTTTAAACTATCTTTTTGAATATACTGTTCCAAGTTGCTTCATTGATTCTTTCGTTTCTTTTTTAAGCCTTTCTTGTTCTTCGATTGCTCTTTCGTTTATTTTTTTCTCTAAATCTGAAAGTTTAGGTTTAAGCTCGTTTATAAAACTAATTGCGGCAAACTTACTGTATATTGGTATGTCTGCTTTTTTCATAATCCAAAAACAGTAAGCAATAATTTTACAAATATCCTCTATAGTATTAAAATCATCTGAGGTTAGATCTCTGTATTTTTTCACTATAAATCTTAATCCCTTACCAGTTCCAGGTTTGCGTAAGGCAAAAAATTTACACATAAAAATATCAACACCTTTATATACCATTTGACTCCTCACTTGCTTTAAGTTTTGCTTGTAGTGCTTGTAGCGCCGACATTTCTCCGAGAGAATATGTTGCTCTCTCTGGGTGCTTTGTTTTTTTCTCCAACATATCAATGGTTTTTTGATCTGATTCTTCTGGGAGTTTTTTTCTTATTGTACTTATTGTTTCTTTAGTTCTAATGCCTCTAACTATAAAGGCCACATTTTTATCGCCAGTGAGCACTTTGTGTTGAAACCAGTCTATGAACGCCTGAACGGCTTCTAAGCACATAAATGTTTCAGTTTTTTCTCCAGTATAAGCTAAAACCCTTCCTTTAAGTTCTGCTTTTAGTGGGTGTGGTTTATTTTCTCCTTTAAAAGCAGAGGCCATATGTTCAACCAACTTTTTGCCCATATCTTCTTTGTTTGTTATTTGCCAAACATCTTCAATAGAACACAGTGGCATGTTGGTAAAACAACATCTCATTTTTGTTTTTGAATCCCAGACTTTTTGAACCTTGCTTATCGGTAGATAAGCTTTTAAAAGGTGGTTGATAAATGACCTCCCAGTTTCTTTACCTTCTTTGTTTTTTCTTGTGTAGATTTCTTCAATCTTTGCAACAATTTTATCGTGCTCCATTTTTATAATTTTAATCTTTATAATATTCTTTGTACCACTCTTCTGCTGTTTTTGTTCTATAACCAGCGTCAATCATTAAATTTTGTACTTTTTTTGAAAGCTGTTCTGTGTCTGAAAAAAATTTGAAAAACATGGCATCTATTTCTATTCTCCAAGCTTTAAAAATTAAGCCGCTTTGATATTTTTCAAAAGTTTTAATTGTGTGTTTGTTTCCAATTAGCATATTGGTATCATAGGCGTTATCAATACAAACAAAAACGTGCCCATAATATTTCACATACCCCTCAATGCACATCCAATCATAATTACCCCTCTTGCACATCTTTGCAAGTTGTTCATCTGATACTATCAAACAAGGATGAAACAATTTTAGGATCTTCCTATTAGTTTCTAAATCACTTGGTAAATCATTAAAGTTTTTCATTAACTCCACTGTATTTGTTTTCCGCAATTAGGGCATACAATATAATAAACCATATCACTGCCACCGCCATAATCAGTGCGAATAAATGATTGTACTTCATTTTCAAAATATTCAACAACAGCTCCACAAGAAGAATGTGTGACTCTTTTCATTTTTGTTTTATCTATTCTTACAACTTTTGCCATGATTAAAAATTTATTGAACAAGTATTAAAATTAATTGCAACAACCAGATAATAAAAATTATAAATGTGGCAGCTATTAAATTAGCAAATAATAAAACAAGTGTAGGGACCCAGGCATAGCCTTTTCTTTTTATAAAGAAGATAGCTATTTTATTTATAAAACCCGTATATTGTTCTTCCACTCCAACCATTTTGGAAGCGAACTTTCCGACAGAAACAAAGTCAGATATTTCTTTCCACTTAAACCATATAATAGAGATTTCTATTATACATAACAATAAAAAAATTAAAATTAACGTCATAATACAGTTATTAGTTTATATACAAAAATTGCTTTTAAGATATTTTCCAAAAGTACTAAAAAAATTATATAAATTGTTTTTATTAAAAAATCTTTAAAAGTAACTTTACCGACAACAAGTCCGTATCTCCATGTGACATACCTTGAAAGCATGATCCAAGACAAAAAGAATAGAGGGAAAGCAATATACCAAGGCGTTTCTAATGTTGCATCTTTAGCAAGTTCACTTTCTGCATAGTTTACGCAAAAATAAGCAGCATTTAGCAGTGCCGAAAAAAATATAACCAATATGGAATTAATTAATGTTGCGAATGGGCTAAGGCCAAAAATTAACTTTGTACCACTCTGTGTGTTGTCTTGATCTTCCATTAATCTTAACTGTTTAAAAAAATATTAAAATTCTTTAGATTTTTTTAATTTGTTTTCAACATCTTTTTCTTGTTGCTTCATTATTTTTTTAGAAATTATTTCTATCATTGCTCCTGGTTCTAATGTGGAACCATCTTCGTTTAAAATTTGTGTGTCTTTATAAACATAATCTAATTTAGTGTTTATACCATTCCATTGATATATACCATAATCTGTTTCTATTCCCAAACTTACGAACTTTTCAGGACATATAATACACTTGCCTAAACCATATTTTTTTTGCAATAAGTTTAAAAAACCCCAGTTATTATTCACATCTTTTGAAATAATAGTTACTCGATATAGTTTGTTTTTATAAAATGTATACAAAATTTCTTGCACTTTTAAATCAAACACATTAAGATCCTCATTAATTAAATTATAAACTTTTAAATTTTCATCAATCGAATCTGATAATTTCAAGTTTTTTATTGAATCAATCAGAGTTTCAAACTTTAAATTTCTAAAACCATATTTTTCATCTAATTTTGACGAATTCTGACTTGAAGACGTGTGAAAGATTGTAGTTAAAAATATTAAAATTATAATTTTTTTCATCCTTGTTTTTTATACGTAAATTTAATTAAAAGGTTTCAATTTTCCTATATTCTGCAAGCATTTTATAACAAAAACTAACACTAACTCTATTTTTGTCGGTTATTTCACTAGGTTTCTTTCCAAGTTTAAAATTATCATAACACATTTTTTTTAATCTTTCATGTTCTTCAATTGCAGACTCTTTTTTTAAATCAATTTTATCCCATTTTCTTTTTAAAACTGGTAATTTAAGTCCTAGCAATTTTAGTTTAATTTTTTTCAAAATACTTAAATCAGTAATAAAAAAATAAGCTAAATTGTAACTATTTATTCTTGTTTTATATGTTTTTTTATTTTCTCCGCATAAAACATTTAACATAATCTCTAAATTATTAAACCAAGAAGAGTGACACTTTACAGATAACGATGTTCTCCCATAAGAAGCGCAAATAGATCCATCGCCATCTATAAACCCTATTATTAAAGAGAATAAAAAATCGTCATTTTTTATGTTTTCAATATCACATGGATGATATGTTTTATTGTTTTTAATTTTAAATTTCTGTCGCAATAAATTTAAAACTTTTTTATCACCAGCTTTGAAATTAGGTTTTACAAGATCCTTTTTACATTTTACAAATTTTGAAAATTTTTTCAAATGTTCAATGTCTTTTTTAGCTAAATTAACTTGAATTGAACTTTCTGAAAAGTGCCCATCTGCCATTAAAAAACCAAGCCAATAATACACCTCATTGTTTTCTTTCAATAAGACACTTAATTCTGAGTCTCTTTCTGTTTTTCGTTTTAAATTAAAACAAAATGCTTTTTGTTGTATTGAAGACCATTTTCTGTTTGGGATAAGTTTTATTAATTCTTCTTTACTTAATTCAAAATAATTTTTCTTTAATATTTCTAACTCTTTTAGAGACCAATTAGAGGTGTCTACATTTTTTAACTGAAGTAGTTCTCTTTGCAATTTCAACTTGTTGGCCTTGCATAAAATAGCACACCAACTTTTTCCTATAAGCTTAATAAGATCTTCTTTTTTACCATTAGCATAATTTTGCTTTAATGTATCAACTTGTTTTTCAGACCATTCTCTTTTCATATTCTATTATTTATAATAAATAGAATAAAAAAAATAATTCCTAAAAAGAATTCATTTCTCTGTCTGTGTCACGCTTAATATTGTCTTCACGAATTTTATCTCTTTTATCTCTAGTTTTTTTACCTTTGGCTAAACTGATGATAACTTTTGCTATGTTCTTTTTTTCGTAAAGAACCGTCGGCACAAGAGTTATACCAGCAGTCTTAACTTCTCTGGTAATTTTTTCTATTTCTTTCTTTTTCAACAACAGAACCCTGTCCCTTGTTGGATCGTGTGTGGTAGTAGCATGTTTCCACTCAGAAATATGCATGTTTTTTATTATAACTTGTCCGTTTGACAAATAACAATAAGCAGCGCCTATATTAGCCGAATTCTCTCGTATAGACTTTATCTCGGTGCCCTTCAACACAATACCGCAATCAAAACTTTCTAAAAGTTTATATTCGTATTTTGCCTTCCTATTTTCAATTCTAAAAGGTTCTTTTATCTTTTTAATTTTTCCCACCTTTACTACTTATACGTTATTTAAATAAAAAAGTTTCACTATTTTTGATCAAATATGCTTTTTCCGTCTATTGTTGTATCTACCCTAAGTTCTTTTATTTTAAAACCAACCGTTTGTTTTTCTTCTACGAAACTCATTTCATCACTATTATAAACGTCTGCCACTGTTTTAAACTCTTTTTTATATTTAATACCAAGGGTCGAAGATAGCTTTTTAATTCTATCAATTGTAAGATGACCAAATTCGTATTTAGCAATTAATCTTCCCTTTCTAAGAAGAGCTTCGTCTATGTTTTTTAAATCAGTGTTAAATGTAGCAACAATTTGAATGTTTAAACAATCTCCCAATAAACCATCTGACATATTTAATATGTTTGAAATTGCTTGATTGTGCTGACCCTGTCTTTTAATTAAAACGTTTTCCGCATCCTCTATGATTAAAATGGAATTTGAATAATCTGAAAGGAATGGAACCAAAGATGGGCTTGATAATTGCGCCGTCATGTCTGGTGGCATATATAAAATTCTCTTATCGTCCACTTCGTTGATGATTCTCCTAATGTAGGAAGATTTACCAGTGCCTGGATCACCATAAAGAAGGACAAGCCCCTTATCGTTCTCTTTGCTCAATCTACTCATTATAATTTTGTCAACTTGTTTAAAGTCTTCGTTGTAGTTTGCATCAAAATCAATTGGAGAATTTTTAATAGTATATTCTTTTAAATAAAACCCGTTTTGAGATTGACACACAAGGTTTATAATACCCTTCTTCTCGTCTTCAACTTTGTTGTCTATTAAATATTTTTTTATTTTTTTTACTTCTTCTGTTTCTTTTGTATAATACAAAAATAACTGACCTTTTTGTATTTGATCTTTTTTTGAAAAGAAATTATCTTTCAAGTTTACAACTACTCCTCCACCAATATCAAAAGCTGCTTCTGCAATAATTTCAGACATGCTATTTGTACTAAACGTTGTAGATTTGACAATTACAAGGCTTTTAAACTGCTCAATAAAACTATCAGTCTTAACATAGTGATTTGTGTTAAAAGCATTTGGAATTTCGCCATAAACAGTTAAATACCAATTTTTTATTGGAAAATATCCATGAGTTTGTAATCCTGAATAAAACTCCCCAGCGTTATTTTTAAATTTGATCATTAGGTTCTAAATTTTTAAGTAATATTTCCATTAGTTCTGCTACGCCTTCTGTAGCTGGTTTTTTAATCACTGTTGTATATTGTTCTCTTTTAGCAATTAGTGAAGAGCTAGTTGGATCAATAATGTATATTGGAACTTCTGGGTCGTTCCAACCAACCAATCCAGCCGCAGGGTATACATTTAGAGAAGTACCCACTATAACAAAAATATCTGAAAACAAGGTGATGTCTTCTGCTTTTTTAATCATTGGTACCATTTCTCCAAACCACACAATATCTGGCCTCATTTGAAATCCGTCTTCACACAAGTCACCAACATTTATGTCTTCGTAACCAATAAATTTGCTTTCTCCAAGGCCACTTGAACTTTTTGCTTTTACAAGTTCTCCGTGAAGATGCAAAATATTTTTAGCTCCAGCTCTTTCTAATAAATCTGAAATATTTTGAGTAATGTGATATACATCAAAATACTCTTCTAGCTTTACAAATAACTTGTGCGCTTCTGTAGGTTCTACGCTAGCCAACTGCCTTCTTCTTTCGTTGTAAAATCTTAAAACCAATTCTGGGTTTGAGATCCATCCTTTGGGACTTGCCACATCTTCAACGTTGTAATTTTCCCAAAGGCCATTACTATCTCTAAAAGTTGGTATTCCAGCCTCTGTATCAAGACCCGCACCACTTAAAACAACCAATTTCTTTTTCATGTTATAAATTTAATGATTTATTTTTTATTGTGCAAGTTGTCTGGGTTTTTTTATAATTTCCGTCGACAAATAACACAAATCCATTGTTTTTACAAGGACTATAAGGTCTTGTCTTCCGTTTCTTCTGTATAAATGATAAAGTTCTGGCTTACTAACAATTACTTTTTTATTTACATTTTCAGAAATAAAACCTTGTAAATCTGATTTTTCAACCAATATCCAATAATCTTTAACTTCAAAAGCAAATCTATCTGCACCGCCATATGCCCACCCAGTTTGTTTGTTCACATTTTTAATTTCCAGCCAATGAATATCTTCGTTTCCTTCGTTATCGTTTCTATTTACTTTCTTTATTCCTTTCACATCGTACTTTGTTCCACGAATCATTACATCCCAATGTTCTTTCATGTCTTGTTCTGGTGTTGCTAAAACCACATCATCATCTGAAAATAATTTACAGAATTCTAATTCTTTTAATTTGCCAGCATCTAAAAATTTTTGTATTGTTTCTTTTTTCATGTTATTTTATTTTTTTAATTAAGTCCTTAATGTTGTCAAATGCTATTTGATAAAATTTTTCATCAAATTTTATTTTAAAAATTTTATACAAAAGATTCTCTGGAGTATCTGAACCACCTGAAGAAAGTAGTTTGTGGTATTTTTTTATAAAATCATTTTTATCTTTTGAATTTTTGTAGTTTTGATATAGATTCAAACTTATTATGTTGCCAAACGCATATGTATAGCAATAAAATGGTGTATCATAAATGTGAGATATAGAAGACCAGCCATGTTGTGTTATTTCTGGGTTAACATCCACGTCTTTGCCGTAAAGCTTTACCATTTCTTCCATCCACATTTTGTTGTAGTCGGAGTAAGTCAATGGTTGGTTTTTTAAAAAGCACTCATGGCACCTTTTTTCAAATATTGTATATGCAACCTGCTTAAATATGGTTAAAAACAAATCATTTAAACGATCACAAATTATTCTCCTACGTTCATCTTTGTCAACAATTTCCTTTAACATTGTTTCAAACATTAAAGTCTCATTAAAAATTGACGCTGTTTCTGCCAAAATTAAAGGCGTATCATAAACAAGATTTTTCTGCCCCTTAGATAAATGTCCATGAAAAGCATGACCTAGTTCATGCGCCATTGTAAATATATCACTCACAGAATCAGTCCAATTTAATAATACAAACTGTTGTGTGTGCTTCGAATATTGAGCAAATGCCCCTCTTGACTTTCCTGGCTTTGGGAACATTGACATTCTACCGCCAAGAAGCATTTCCTCTGAAAATTTAGCCAACTCAGGATCGACCTTTTGAATTGTATCTTTGTATATTTTCCACCCATCTCTAAAGGCTAATTTATGTTGTGAGTTTTTTTCTTTTGGAATTGAAGCAGGTACGTCATAAACAAACATTTTTTCTAACCCTATCACAGCTTTCTTTTTTTTCAAAAACTTATGATATAAAGGATAATTTTTTTCAACTGTATCAATTAATATATCTACAGTAACATCTTCAACCTCTTCAGAAATATTTCTTGAGGTCATTACTGAATTATATTTTCTAATTTCTAAATCTACTATGTCTTGCTTGCAAACAATGCTATATAAATTTCCAAGAACAATTTGATTATTTTTGTTTCCATAAACCCTTGCTATGCTTTCATAAGCTTTTTTTCTTATAGTCCTATTTTTATGTTGTCTTAAATCAAAAATTTCAGATTCGCCAATTATTTTATCATTAAACGTAAACTCAAAAGATGTTGTAAGTTCTTCGTACATATTTGTACTTGAAGCATTGTCTAATTTAATATAAATCTTCTCCTCTTCTGGGCTTAATACGTGTTTTAAGTCTTTTGCAAGAGAAATTAGATAATTTTTAAAAGGTTCAAATAGTTTTGTTTCAGATTTTAAAATAAGGTTGCTGTAACCTATTTTTTTATATTCTTCATCAACAAAAAAAAGCTTTGAAAAGTATTCTGAGAATATTTTTCCATATTTTGTAATTTCTTTCTGAGTGCTTTCGTCGTGATTGTTTAAAGAGATCAAAAGTTCAAAATAAAAACTTATTTTAGTTTCTTCAATTTGTAGATTATCAGAATCTTCTAAAAAAATTAAAAATTCCTCATCAGATAATTTAGCAATGTTGCCTTCATATTTTTTAATATAATTTTCACACTTATCTTTAAACCTGTCTAGGTCTTCTTTTATTTTAGGGTCATCCTTTCCATCATAAAAATATAATGGCAAGCACCAGTCTTCCAGAAATTTGCTCATTTATTTAACCGTGCTTTTTTGTTTTTTACTATCTTTTTTTGTTTTTTCTTTTTGCTCTGTCAATGTCATCAAATCACTAATTGATAAATGATCGCCGCTTCTAAATACATATCTAAAGCTGAAGTCGTGCTCTCCCACCTTTGTTAAACCACGAATACCTATAATTTCTTTTTTTGGAAATTTATCTTTAAGGATTTTGATTATTTTTTTTGAAGTCATTGTATTTTTTTATATCACGAATTTAAACATTAAATTAATAATTACCAAATTTTATTGTAAATCCCAGACAAATTAACTACATTTGGACTATGCAAAAAGAAGAAAAAGTTACGGGCGTAATTGAGAAAATACTCTATTTAAACGAAGAAAATAATTATTATGTTTTAAGTGTGGAAACGCTTGAAATGAAGAAAGATACAAAGATCACAATTACTCAACCAAACATACACGAAGGCTGCACATACGAATTCCAGGGTGAGTGGACTGCTCATCCAAAATTTGGCAAACAATTTAAGGCGACTTTTGCAATTGAAAAACAGCCTTCTAGCAAAGAAGGATTAAGATCGTATTTACAGTCTAGCTTTTTTTCTGGTATTGGCCCAGTTATCGCCAACAGAATTGTAGAACACTTTGGTGAAGATGTTATAAAAACACTAAATGAAAACCCAGATGAAATGTTAAAAGTACCAGGAATTTCAAAAGCAAAACTAAAAGCTATAAAGGAAACCTGGGAGAAAAACAATGAAATGAATGGCATTATGATCTTTCTTCAACAACATGGCATAACAAGTCTGTATGCAACAAAAATATATGAATTTTATGGTAAAAATTGCGTAGCTCAAATTTTAAATAATCCCTACAAACTAACAAGTGATATTTCTGGAATAGGTTTCATGACAGCTGATAAAATAGCTCTTAAAGCAGGCTTTAAAGAAGATAGTCCACAAAGAATAAAGGCATCAATCAACTTTGTTCTAGAACAAGCCACGAATGAAGGTCACTGTTATTTATTACTATCACAAATCTCATCAAAGTCTTTAGAACTTTTAAACATTGCTGAAAAACCTAATTTTGAATTGTTGCTAGATGCAATGGAACAAAAGCAAGAGATAAAAACGCTTACCGTAAAAAGAGGGGAAAAAAGGTATTACGAAAGAAAAGTTTATTTCAATGAAACTTATTGTTGCGAAAAAGTGCACGCCTTAATGCAAAACAATAGCAAAGTGCATGTCCACGAAGATTTATTAAACAGTAACAATGATAAAATACAATTAAGTGACGAACAGACTTCTGCAGTAAAAGGCGTTTTAGGGTGCGGTATTTCTATTTTAACTGGCGGTCCTGGAACTGGAAAAAGCACAATAACTAAAAAAGTTGTGGACATTTTGTTAGATCTTGGCAAAGACATTGTTTTGGCAGCGCCAACTGGTAGAGCTGCAAAAAGAATGACTGAAGTTATAGGAATGGAAGCCACCACGATACACAGACTTCTTTCATGGGATCACATAAATGGAGGTTTTTTAAAAAATGAAAACAATACAATAAATGCAGATGTCATAATTATTGATGAATCTTCTATGAAAGACATTAATCTAGCTGCGGCTTTATTAAGAGCAACACCATATGACGCTCAAATAATTTTTATCGGCGACTCTGATCAATTAGAGCCAGTTGGGCCAGGTAATTTTTTCAAAGATTTAATTAACAGCGGTGTTGTTCCTATATTTAAAATTAATAAAATTTTTAGACAAGGAAAGGAATCTTTAATTATAAAATATGCACACGATATAAACACTGGATCAATACCAAACATAGAAACCCCCTTGTTAAACCCTGAACTTTGGACAAATGGAACTGATTGTGTTTTTGTAGATTCTGGTCTAGCCGAATCTGGTTATGATAAAACCAAATTCCCAGCCTGGTCTTCTTTAAGATACGGTTTGGATGTAATAGACATGACTGTTAAACTTTACATGGAGAGTCTTCCAAAATATTTAGGCAAAGAAAAGGAAATACAAATACTTATCCCAATGAATGTTGGAGATCTCGGAAACGCAAAAATGAATGCAAAAATTCAATCAATTGTAAATCCACCATCAAGTGATAAGGGTGAAATAAAACTTAAAGATAGAATTTTAAGAGAGGGAGATAAAGTTATACACACTAAAAACAATTACGATTTAGAGGTATACAATGGAGACATCGGAAAAATAATTGATGTTTACGCAAGCACAAATGAACTTACAGTAAAGTTTTCTGATCGTGAAGTAGAATATAAAAGAAGCGATATTCTAGATTTAGATTTAGCGTATTCAATATCAATACACAAAGCTCAGGGTTCTGAATTTGATTGTGTTATATTGCCAGTTATGAATCAATACTACAGAATGTTGTTTAGAAATTTAATTTACACAGGCCTTACTAGAGCTAAAAAATTTGCAGTATTTGTTGGCCAGAGAAAAGCCCTAGAGACAGCTGTAAACAATTTTCATTACGAAGAAAGACAAACATCATTAAAAGAAATGCTGCTTGATGAATCTTTTGTAAACCCACTTAATTAATTGCCTTTGGATTCAATGTGTTCTTTAATTGAGTTTTGAAATTCTTCATGTTCTTCCTCACTCATTTCTTCCCAGCTTGTAACATCAATTGAAATTTTATTTTTAATGTCACGCTCTAGAAAAAGCTTCGCAAAATATATTGCTTTTGCTGGAATAACAGTTTCATATTCAAAATCACTTATTTGCGGATTTAACGAGTCATTAAGCTTCAATTTAAATTTAATAAAATAATTTCTATCAAATGTGGTTTTTGCTTCTTTGATTTTTTTGTGCTTATATCTTTTGAGTCTTATTTTTCTATAATAAGCAATAAAATTTGTAATAAACCTTGGGGTTAAAGTATAAATTTTATTTGATTTATCTAGTGGTGGCCTATCTTCCATTGTTTTGTTCTGACTTTACTTGTTTTATAAGCTTATCAAGATCATCTACGACAATTCTTTTTTTAGCGGCCTCAATGCCTCTAAATCTTTTTTCAAGCTCAAGATCAAATTCATCCATCATATTAAAAGCATATTCTCTTGGTATTGTAACCTCATGAGAATGCGCCTCGTCTTGAGTGCCTTCATCAATAATATTAATTACACACTGACTATCAGAAACACTACTCATAGTAACCCAAATTGTGTTTGATTCTATAAAGCGTATTTTAGATTCTGGAGAAAAATTTAAACTTGTCTCTTTACTTTTCAACAAAGTCATAAACAACTCAATTGTTCTTTTTTGCATGTTGTTTATTTCTGGCATTTTTATATAAAACGCTAGTCTTCTCCTGGCTTTAAGACGAATGTGCAACCTGGCCATACGACTTTTAAAAGTCATTTTTAACCAGTAGTTTAATCCTCTTTTTTGAGAATTGTTTTTTATTTCAGAACTGTTCGACAATTTAAATTAAATTAAGATCAATTTGTCTCTTCGTTAAATTTACACCGAAAACTTTCACATTCACCTTGTCTCCAAGAGAAATTTTTACATTGTTTTCTTTAATAAATTTATAATTTTTTTCATCAAGCACATAACCCAAAGCGCCCATTTCTCCAGTTCCAATCATGCCTTCGCACCCATTTTCTTTTATTTCTACATGTAAACCCCAATTAGAAACACCAGAAACAACGCCTTCGTATGTTTGCCCAATTTTGTTTTGCATAAACTCTGTTTGTTTAAACTTAATTGAATCTCTTTCTGCTTTTACAGCTTTTCCTTCTAATTCAGAACAATGATCACACTGAATTTGCAACCTTGGTGCAACTACGTTTCCAGTGGCCATCAAACTTTCAAGCAATCTGTGTAAAATAACATCTGGATATCTACGAATTGGACTTGTGAAATGTCCATAATATTTAAATCCAAGACCATAGTGACCAAGTGCAGCTGTTGTGTAAATAGCTTTTGACATAGATCTAACAGCTACAGTTTCTATAATGTTGGCATGATTTGAACCTTTTACTTCCAAAAGTAATTTATTTAAAGCTTCTTTATTTGCCTCGTCGTCTTCGCTTACTTTGAATGTGTAACCAAACTGTTCAACAAATATAGATAACTCCTGTAAACGCTCCATAGATGGCAATGCATGGGTTCTATATATACAAGGTAAATCTTTTTCCCCAATATATTTAGCTACAGATTGATTAGCCAATAGCATAAACTCTTCAATCAATTTATTTGAATCTTTTGATTCTTTAAAATACACACCAATTGGCGACCCATCTTCGTCAAGCTTGAATTTCACTTCACGTTTTTCAAAAGACACAGCGCCATGCTCAAACCTTTCAGTCCTTAATGCTTTTGCTAATAAATTTAATGTAAGAACTGCCCAATCATAATTATCGACTGCTTGTGTTGTGTTTTCAATTAATTCCTGAGCATCTTCATATGAATATCTTTTTCCAGACTTAATTACAGTTCTAGCAAATCTAGAATTTATAATTTTTGCTCTTGCTGGCCCGTTTACACTTGGATCAGTGTAAGACAACATAAAAATAGCTGAGAAACACAATTTTTCTTCATTTGGTCTAAGAGAGCACACTCCATTTGAAAGCCTCTCTGGAAGCATTGGAATGCATCTATCGACTAAATATGTGGATGTTGATCTTCTGTAAGCTTCTACATCCAACTCGCTTTCTGGTTTCATATAATGAGAAACGTCTGCAATATGGACTCCAACTTCATAAATGTTGTTGTCAATTTTTTTAAAAGATAAAGCATCATCAAAATCTTTAGCATCCTTTGGATCAATTGTTAAACAAACAACCTCTCTAAAATCCTCTCTTTTAGCAATTTCTTCAGCATCAATTTCAAAGTTAATTTCTTCCGCTTCTTTCATTACTGAATCTGGAAATTTAGATTCAATATTGTTTTCAAGTAAAATCGCCTTCATTTCAGTAGAGTGTAAACCAGCTTTACCCAACACTTCTTTGATAAGACCGATAGGCTTGTTTAATTTTTTATCCCACTTACTTAATTTAACAGAAACTTTGTCTCCAACCTTAGCTAGACCTATGTAAAGCTTTGGAATTGTAAATTCTATTGGAAATTTTTTAGAAGTAGCTTTAACTACAAACTCGCCCGTTTCATCATTTATTTCACAAGTACCTAGATAGTCATTTCTAAACCTAGATTTTACACCTATAACATGGCCAATTGTTTCACCTGGAATTCTACCAGGTTTAAATGCAACGAATACCGTATCTCCATTAAAGGCCTCTCCAGTTCTTCCTCTTGGGATGAAAACGTCTTTATTTATTTTTTTACTTTCTGAAATTAAATACGCATTTCCCGCTCTCGTAAATTCTATTATTCCAAATGAATGCTTTAATTGTACTGTCATATTGTTATTTGTATATCTATTTTTTAATTAATTGCAGTAACTTATTAATCCAAATTTTACCTTGACAACCTCTTCTCCAAAAATTTTTTTCAAAATTTCTATTTGTTTGTCATATTTTTTTTCAAACCATTCAATGCCAGTCTTTGAATCTACGTCATTTAAATCTATGACCCCACTTTCATATGAATCAAATCCCATATTTTTTTCTGTCCATGCTTCATTTGGCAATAAAATCGACCCATCTAAATAATTATAAGATATAAGATTATCCTCAAATATATTTGATTCATCATAGTTACAAACATATTTATTTACATCGCACTCCTCAATATTGATATATTGCTTAATACTTGTTTTGGTTCCACATTCAGGACAGCAATTAGTCTTAATTGCTTCATTTTTTTTATGCTTAACACATTCACTATTGCTGCATGTCAAAACTCGCAATTCTTCTTCTATTTTTACTTTTCCAGTAACTTCCAAATATGGACCTATCTTAACTGTTTGTCTTGTTCCCATTTATTCTACACCACTTAAGGTGTTATTTAATGTATTATAAAATTTTATTTCATCTTGTTTGCTTGGCAAACCAGACACTTGACCATCGCCAGTTTCTAAAATCATCCAAGTTCCATCTTCTTTCTCTGCAATATCTATTGTGAAGAAATCACTTTCAATATTTTTTGCCACCTTCATTAAAATTGAAACCATGTCAAATGTTGGCATTGATGCTTTTATGCTAACATCTTCTGAATTATATCCAAACATAAACATTTTTTTGTTAATAAAAAAGAACCTATACTCATTTGTCTGGTTTTCATATAGTTTCAGTTTTTCAACTTTTTTTAAAACTATTCCTTTATTAAATAATTTTCCTCTAGCTTCAATAAACCTACCAACTCTTTTACCAAAATCTTCATTGTTTAATTCTTTACCAAGAATAAAAAGTTCAGGTTCACCCTTTGCTGATTTTACATAATCCTTAATAATAAGATCGCTATTATCTAAAAGGCTCCTTACGGGTCCCCAACTAATATCTTCTGGTTTGTTTGAATCTTCACGCCCATTCCAATCACCAGACCACCAACTTTTAGAAGTGTGTTCCATTATATGTTGATAAGCATTCGGAAAATAATGACAATTTAAATATTGATCTGGGTTATTAATCAAAAGCAACCCATATTGTTCCTCAAGTTGGCAATACAATTCATAATATTGTTCAGCTTGTAACATCCAACCTCTTAATATAATTTGTTCTTTATTTTCTTTTTTTTCTTTAATATTTGTTTTCAATTTTCCAGTTCTCACAAACTCATCGTGATCAAATAAAAACCAATCAAAGCCAACAAGTTTTGCAGCATGTAGTTCACCAGTAAAATTATCGTCAACCTCTTTAAAACTAAGAGGACTGCTTGGGAAAAGTATTTTCATATTATATTATACGTAAAATTTTAAAAAAAGTTCTATCTTCTTAAAAAAATATCACTTGGATCAAGAAGGCTTTCTGGTTTTTCTTGATCTAATTTCCAAATAACAGCTTCTCTGGTACCTGGTTTATACAGTTCAAGATGAAGCATTGTCATTGGAGTTCCTTTGTCTTTTTTTAGCACAGTTTGTATGTGTCCCAATACTTGACCGCCAGATATTTTTTTACCAACAACCATAGAAGATATAGGCTTTAACTCACCATACACAATAACGCCAGTTTTACCTTCAACATAAATTGCGTGTGTTTCATGCCACCAAGGACTTGGTGGTTCAGCATTTGGGCCAGTAAAAACTTCAATTTTAACCACTTCTCCAGCTTCCACAGAACAACAAACTTGATTAGGCTCGCAGTATATATCTATGCCAGTGTGTATGTCATGTTTACGCACCGCCCCAAAAGAACCAGCGTAAGAAGAAAACCTGTCCGCCCCAGGTAGTGGCCAATTATAAAACATTTTTATTGTTTTTCTTTATCTTCTTTGTTGAATATAACATATTTAAAAACAAGATATAAAACAAAAATAATAATTGCTGGCGCAAAAAAGAAAAAACTTAAAACGCCAACAAGCAAACATATCGCCCAGTGGTCAAAAGGTTTGTTGACTAAAATTTTCCATAAATATGCCATTAACAAAGCAAATGCAAATGGAAAAATAATTGGAAGAATTGATACTATCATGGCTGTTGTTTTTTATGTTTGTTTTTAATTTTTGTTTCTTGGCAAAATAATATTTGCTCTTTTTTTTTAAATAAACCCAGAAGGTTTGCAAGTTTATAAATAAGCTTTGTTATCATGTTCTGGTAAAACTAGTTCATCCAAAGATACAACAAATTTCATTAATTCCCTAATTTCCGAATTGTATTGAGCAGATTTTATATAGGTAAATGGTTTTTTTAAATCGTCGCCCCAGTCCTTTAAAAACTCGTTCATTCCTTCTTCTGTAAAAAAAGATTGAATATGTTTGTGGCTGTCATCCTCCTGTTTGTCGTATACACAGAATAATGGGAATGCGGTTTTTTGATTGTCTTGGGTTTTCATTTTTACTGCTAACCTTGACAAAAACTGATAATCTTCTTCTTGTATTGTTCTAGGTTTACTCATATATTATTTAAACTCGTTTTTAATTACCCAGGCAGACACAGCTATATTAATGACAATGGTTAAAATAAACGTCAACCATATTTGCCAACCCTTCGGTTCAATTTCAAGATAATTAAAGTCTTTAAAGTGTTTCCTTTTAAAATTTCTCTCAACTTCTGTTGAAAGAAAATCAACAACACTAGAGCAATTCAATTGTTTTAAGTCTGTCACATAATTCCTAACATTAATCTTTATTTCAGATACCTCAGTAAAAGAGAATGCTTTGCACCACTTTACATTTAAGGCATCGTCAATACCAATACACACAACAAGCTCGTTTTTGTTTCCGCCCTTCCAATAACACTCTTGTATAAAAGCGGCATTTTCGGTTTTGTTTCTAAATAATAAAATAAAAACTTTTACCTGCTTTACTTTTCCAAGTTTGGCATTTAAAATTTCCATTTTTCTTTCAGCGGTCCTTCTTGTAGAATCTCCCATTCCTAAAATATTTGTTTGATTATAACCAAATGAAATATTGGGATATTCATAAATTCCATAGTGTTTTTTGTCTTCTTCGCTAACCTCTTGATAATTGAAAACGCTATTTGATGACTGGACTCTATTTTCATAGGAGTGCTCTTTTACCATGCACTCTAATACACTTTCATTTTTTGGCCAATAAGTAACATACCAATCGCCATCAATATCGTGAAAGTCTCTATTTTGATCTTCAAATACTTTGTTTTTCCACCTACCAACTAAAGAATAATATTTAGCTTCTGTAATTCTTATTTCGTTGCCACTTTCAGAAACAATAGACCAATAAGCTGGGTGATAATCCACATCATACGAATGCTCATAACAAGTTTGACAACTTTCATTACCCTTGTCATCTTTTGTGCAATTACAATTATAAGAGTGGGTACATGGCACTTCTTCATCCCAAGGTTCAGAATAAATAGCGTGAGAAGCTGGTTCGCTCAAAAATTCAGTATCTGAAGTTTGAGCGCTTTCTCCGCCAAATTTTATAATAAGTATCGTAATCAAGGTTGCCAAAAATGGGATTGCAAATTCCCATATGGCAGTCTTATGGCTAAAAAACTTTAATAAAATAACGGCGGTGATTACTGGTATCAGTAAGGCAAACCAAATTATCATGTCTTATTTTTTATTGAATAATTCTAGATCGTTATCCTCGCCAGTGCGATACACTTCTTTAGTTTTTCCAGAAGTAACAAATGTAATATTGAGGGTGCGACTGCCAAGAAATAAACTTCCTGGAAACGTTCCAACAAGATCTTTCCATTCACGCTGAATGTCGGCCAACTTTGATTGCTGATATTGATTATCATTTCTTTTTGATTCAATTATTGTCATCAACTGTTTAAACAAACTCATATCAAACTGAGGGTTTGCAGCAGTAACCCATTTCATAACTAAATTTTGATCATTTGCATATGTTTTATCGGTAATACCAAAATAAATTTCTTTAAAAGATTCTTTGGCTTCTTCGGCAACATTTGCTGTTTGTTTGATGGTCTTGAACATATTGTCAAAATCAAGCTTACATACTTGTTCTTGAGCTACTGCGCTATTGTTAAGACGAACTTCTTTATTGCTTAGTGTAACATAAGTAATAAGAGTTATTAAAGCTATACCAATCACACCTGAGATAATTAAAATTTTGCCAATATTTGGCTTTTTTTCGTTTTCCATTTTTATAGTTTTTATATGCTTATACGTTCTTTTTTGTAAAAGGTTGTAATTTTTTTAATATTTTTTTTATTTTTCCAATAAAACTTTCTTTACTTTTTCTAATTATCAAATTTTGCTCAATGTGTTTTAACAAATTTCCCTGCCAATCTTCTGGTCCTACAACAAAAACCTTAACACCTGGACAATGTCTTTCAAGCCAAAAAAGCTCCATATTATCATCGTCAATATGTACTGACGCTCCTAGTTTTTGAATGGTTTCGTATTTCCAAGACCTGTTTGTAAAGTGTATATTACCATTGTCAATGCCAAGCTCTTTTGCCATTTGAATCACTGGTAAATGTTCGTTTACCAAACCTCTCTGCGCATTATAATGATCGTATCGCCTTGTAACAATATGAACCTCATAGCCCAAAGAAATTAAAAGTTTTGCATTTGCTTGTGTGGTTTTTTTATAAATGTTTATATCACCATTATGGTGATCGCTTAAAGAACCATCAAAATCGAATGAGATTATATTGTTATTAATCATTTTCTAGTTGTTTTAGCTGCTGGTTTTTTCTTGTGAGCCAACTTCACAATTTCAAAAGGTGGCCTAACCCCCATCGAGAATGTGGCAGAAGCGTTTAAAGCAAGCTCAATTTTTTTTATTGGGTCCCTTTCTTTGGTTGCATAAAGAGCCCCCATAGCAAAAGACTCTCCACAACCAAGAGCTGTGTAATTTTGTCTGGATTCAGCTACTTGATAATCGCTCAGCACTGAATATAACCCCCCCTTATATCCAATTAGAAACTCACCACCATCTTCTGTGTCCATAGATGTATATCCGTTATCATCAAAGCACTTTCTAACTGAATCAATAAACAAAGTTGCCATATATTGAAAGTTATCCATTCCTCTAGGATGGTTCGGAACTCTTAGTTTATATCTTAGAAGTTGACCCATTCTAAAAGAAACAGAAAAACCAAATATCATATCACCTTTACGAAACACTTTTGTGTCCGCTCTTGAACTATAAGATAACTCTGAGGTGTCTATAGCCGCACTATCGCCGCCTATATATACAGCTTCTTTGTCAATTAAACCGACTATTACTGTCATAATTTTTTAAAATTTATTACTTTTAATGTGTCTGTTTACCTTGCTACACAAAGGTTGGAAGTTTGTGTAATGGCTTAACTTAATTATTTCTTCTTCTGAATTAGCAGATGACACTGGTATAATATGGTCAATGTCCCAACCACATTTTAATTCTCCATTAAATTTACCATAATTATCCCATGTCATCCATGATTCAAATTTGCTTTCAATATATTGTTTAAATTCTTTGTATGTGCACCCTAAAATGTTTTGCATTTTTTCTTTACATTTTACATCTTTTTTTTTAAAAGAATGTTTTATTGATTGTTTTATGTTTTTTCTGATTAAAAACACTTTGTCTGTTTTTAATCTTTTCTTCTCTAAAGCTAAAGCATACTTCCTATGCTTTTCAATGTTTTTTTCATTATAAATTTTCAACCTTTTAAGATGTTTTTCTCGTTGTTCTGGATTGTTTTTTAAATAGTTTCTCTTCCATTCATTCAATAAATCTTTATTTTTAGCTGTTCTTTTTCTCCTTTTTACATTGTTACAAATTTTACAATAATTAAGAAATCCATCTTTGCTATTTTTACACTTGTTAAAATCAACTAATTCTTTTTCAATATCACATATATTACAAATTTTTTTCATATTTTATACTTTCATTATAAATAGTATAAAATATATGACATGTATTAATTATTTGTTTTTTTGCAACCTTGTATGGGTTTTTACGTATAACCAATAAACTAGATAAAAGTAGACAATTAAATCAAGATTTCAAAATGGATTTAGCCGAAATAAAAAAAATAGTAAAAAACATCACCTTTGCGCCAAGCAACCTAGATATGGGCTGGAAGTTTCAAGTTAAAGAAAACCCAGATGGTTTTTTACTTAGAACTTCTTTTAAACGTCCAGACATAAACAATGGAAAAGTTAGCACTGGATTTGGTCGTTGGATGTTTGTTGATAAAAATTGCAGTGAAACTGGCGTTGTTATGACCGCTTGGCTCTGTGCTGAGCTAATTGTAAGGCATGAGCTCATGGAAGCGTTCCTTTTTCGTGGGGTAAGAATCTTAAATCCTCATAAAACCGTAGAAGAGTTAGCTTTTCCCAGAGAATTAAACACAAATTACAAGGTTACCTTTTTTGATTGTGAAGGAAACGTTGTTGGAGCAAAACAATACGACAAACCCGCAAAACTAAATGTAGATGCTAAGTGGAAAAAAACAGCTTAACAATGAAACCTTTTTCAACTTTTAGCGTATAAGTAATTATGGAAAACAGAATAATTCCTAAGGGAAAAATAAAAAAGGTACCAGAGGGATTCTGCTTTACATTTGGTAGCAACGAAGGCGGAAGACATTCTAAGGGCGCTGCAAAAGACGCTATGGGTATGGGCGCAAAAATGGGTCAAGGTGAGGGGCACGCTGGTAACACATATGGTATTCCAACTAAAACGAAAAAAATGCAAGTTTTACCTCTCACTAAAATAAAAATTTACATTGAAAGGTACATTGATTTTTGCAAGTTGCATCCAGAGATAACATTTTACACAACAGAGATTGGTTGCGGTCTAGCTAAATATAGAGTTAAAGACATAGCACCAATGTTCCAGGCTGCCGTTGATCTTCCAAATGTTTATTTTTCTGAAAGATTTTGGCACAAATTAAAACCAACCACATGAGAATATACACCACTCCAGATCCACCTCTCTTAATGAGGGTTAACATTAAAAAACAAGGAGTCCAAACAGAGTTTTTGACTTTTTGTGATGCATCACAACAAGAAGTTTATGACTTTATAAAAGAAACCATTGAAAAAGAAGAATTAAGCCCATTTTTAAAAGGTAGAGTTACCAACATCGAAGTACGTGAAGGCAAGGGAAAAGAAAACGGTAAATCAGTAAGCCTTTCATTTAAAGGCCTTGAACCTGTTGAGGTTAAAGAAATTTTGTTAAAAGAGCTTATTAAAATAAAAGTAAAAAAATCCGTACATGAAAACAGTAAATAATACCACAGAATTAAAAGATGAAATTCAATCTCTTGTTGACGAACAAGATGAAAAGGACTATCAAGAAGACTTAGAGTCAACCAATCCATTTAAAAAACCAATTTCTCAAGTTCAAATCAGAGCTAAAGTACAAACTCTTATTGAAGACAATATGCAACACGCCAATGGAAGATTTCATTGTAAAGAACTTAACGAATACGGATTTCTTCAAGATTTATTTAAAAAATTTACTTTAACACCAAAACAATAGCCATGAACAAAGAAAAATTATACGAACAAAAAGAAATTATAATTCAAGATTTTGATTTCGAACAAATCAAGACTGTTTTTAAACTTCTTGGTTTAAAAATTAGCGTAAAAACTAACAATGTAGAAAAATTAAAAACACCAACCAAACAGGACTTGAAAAGTATTGCCAGTGCTTGTTTTGATAAGGTTATAGAGTCCGACGAAAAAGAGCAAACCATATCTTTGTGCGGTTTTGAGGCAGAAAAAAATGGCGGAGAACTAGAGCTTAGATTCGTGCTTCAAAGAGTTAATCTTCTAGGTAGAAAGTTTGGCAATAATACCCAGAATCAAAATTCTAAAATTCCTATAAAAAAATTTTAATTATTTTTCAATTTCTATTTGGAATTGGAAAAATTTCTGTATATTTACAATCAGATTAAGCTCGTTGATATGTAGTCGAAATTTGTGTAACCAGGGCTCTATACCCTGCGCTTCCACTAGATGAAAACAACAAAAAAACTATTGATCGTTTTGGCATTAGCTCTAGGAGCTTGTACAAATACGGCCACTGAAGTAGCTACGGAAACGGAAGCGCCTAAGTGTGACACTGTAGCGGTTGATTCTTGTAAAGCGGTTTGCGCTGATACAATGACAACAGCAGCTACTACAACCTCGGTTAAGTAATTAACTGAAAAAATGGGGGCGAATGATTTCGAACACGAATCAAAAGCTACAAGGAGAGATTAATCAGCCTATCAAACGGCAAAAACCTAACAAAGGTATTAGCTCAAAGCGCAATCGCTTACGCTAATACGCCTGAAACTAGTGCAGTCCTTGTGGCTGAATTGGTTTAAGGATCGAACAAAAACCCTCAACCGAACAATAGTAAGTTGAGGGTTTTTTATTTTTAAAATTTCTCAATTTATTTTCATTTTTTTACAACCTTTTTGTTTTTGCAACGTATAACTTACAAATATACCAACACATAAATTATGAGACAACTTAAAATCGTTAAACAAATCACAAACAGAGAATCAATTTCTTTCGAAAAGTACTTAAATGAAATTGGAACAATCCCTGGGATTACAGCAGAAGAAGAAGTTGAGCTTGCTAAAATAATTCAAGCATACAACGAAGACCCGCATGCATCTCAGTTAGCAGTGAACAAAATGGCAAAATCAAATTTAAGATTTGTTATTAGTGTTGCAAAACAATACCAAAATCAAGGTTTATCTCTACCAGATCTCGTATCAGCTGGAAACGAAGGTTTAATTAAGGCCGCAAAACGTTTTGATCATTCCAGAGGCTTTAAATTTATCTCTTATGCTGTGTGGTGGATTCGTCAATCTATTATGCAACAAATAAACGAACATTCAAAAACAATAAGATTACCATTAAATAAAGTTGCCGATCTAAACAAAATAAGAAATGCAACATCGGCATTAGAACAAGAGCTTGAGAGACCTCCATCTATTGAAGAAATTGCTTTTTATCTTTCTGAAAAATTTCCAGCAAAGAATTTTTTAATTGAAGATGTTGCTTTGCTTCTAACAACCTCAAATAAAACACAATCCTTAGATACACCTTTTAGCGACGACAATCAAACAACACTTCTTGATCTTATAAAAATGGATCCATCTTTAAACGTTGATGCTGGTTTAATAAATGAAGATTTGAAGTTTGTAATTAAACAAATGTTAGCATCTAGATTAACTCAAAAAGAACAAGAGGTAATAGTTGCATTTTTCGGTTTAGAGGAAGGTGTACCAGCTCAAAGTCTTGAAGAAATTGGGGTGAAAGTCGATTTAACCAGGGAGCGTGTTAGACAAATTAAAGAAAAATCTTTAAGAAAATTAAGACACAGCACCAAATTTAAAATTGTAAAAGAATATCTTTAAACTATGAAAAAAGCTTGGGTTTTAGATTTACATGGCGTTATAAATTCAGCACCTGAATTTTTTGCGCTAGTCACAAATAGTCTTGTTAAAGATGGTTGGGAAATTCATGTTTTAACTGGAAGTCATATTGCTGAAAAAGGCATTGAAGAAGAATTAAAGTCGTATGGCATTGCCTACACACACTTGTTTTCAATTGCTGATTATCACAGAAACAATAAGGAGTCTATGTTTTACGATGAAAAAGGAGATCCTTGGATTTCTGATGAAGCCTGGGATAGAACCAAAGCAGACTATTGTGAAAGAAATGAAATACCAATGTGCACAGATGATACGGCAAGGTATGCTAAATACTTTGACAAGTGCGCTTTCTCATATATGACAATTCAAAAAAATGGTAAAGAGCCAAATAAATACCTCAACTTAATTATTGACATGTTCAATAAAAAGAGGGAAAGTTCAGACAAAATCAAAGGTGTAAAAAATCAAATGATTCAAAAAACACCTTTGAACATTCCACTTGCTAAAATTAGCAAGTGGAAAAACTGGGCTTACGACTTTTTACATTATTTTATGTCGCCGCCAGATAAATTAGGTAAAGAGAGATAGTAATTTTAATAAAACCAGATCTAAAAAATCTGGTTTTTTGCTTTTTATCAACCTATTTCTTAGTAAAAAGAAACCATGAAAAAAGAAGACTTTACACTATTATTAAAAGATTTGTACCAGCTGTATAATCCATCGTTTTTAGAACATATTCCTGCGCTTGTAGAGCGTTATAGCAGAATGGAAGTAGATGCTGTTAGAACAGCTATAATGAAGTACAATAGAAAAAATGCTTCCTTCCACGATCCTGAAAAAGACAAAGATGATTACGCTATTAATTTAGTAAACGAATACTCAAATGGTAATAGGATATTATATGGAATTAAACTAGAAGCAGCAAAAGAAGTCGAAAATATTGCTGTTGTTGAAAGTAAAAAGATAGAAGAAAGTGTAAATAAAAAGTTGGAAGAAATTCAAAACGAGCTCACTTCTAAAGAAAAAGAACTAGCTGCGGCGTATGAGGAAAAGTTAAAAACACTTACAGATCAAATCGTAAATTTAAAGCCAAAAACAACAATTTATGAAAGTGTGGATGTGAGACTAATAATCAACTACACAGAACATGAATTAAAGCTTCCAAACAAAGAAATAATACTTTCACTTGGCGTTGGTGCCAGGATGATCACAAGTTCATCAGATGGCTCAAAAATAATAGCTTTAAAAATTGTAGATATTATGTGTGATGGGGTTTCAGACCCAGAAGGAAAATTAATAATAGAAATTATACTAGATAGAGAATAAAAACACTCATGAAAGAAAAAGTAAAAAATGCAGCAAGAAAAAATATAGTTATAGCAGTACAACAACAAATTCAAAGAGCAATAGATGATATATTGGCACGAGAAGGTAAAATGGCTCAATCCACGAAAAACTATGTTGAAGCACTTCAAGGAAACATAGAAATTGCTCCTTATGTTTATGGTTGGCTAGAATGGCCAGAAACAAAAAAGAAGCCTAAAAATGATCAATGATTTCTTGCAAACAATCTTTGCAAATTATCATAACGTTACCAACAATATCTCTTACTGAAGCGCAAACTTTCTGCTCATCACATCCATCACAAGTTTTTGGATCACCATCAACATAAATAAGCGACACCTTCTTTATTTGCTTACCGTTTTTTTCTATATGTTCATCTGTAATCATAACCACAATCCAAGAATTTGTCTTTTAGCAAGAAGCGTATCTTCAGCTTCATCGCTTTTTAAATTAAGAGAAACACTCTCTCCATAACAAGAACAATCTGGGTTTCCATCTTCACCAACACCTATGGATATAAAACCAGCTGATATCGGTTCAAAATTTTTAAATTCTGAGTGTTGATTTAATTCTGAGAAAACAATAATTCTGTTTTCTTTTGTTCTAACATATTTTGTTTTTAAAATCATGGATTGTATTTAAATGAAAGTTCGTTATAATATTTTGTGTCGTATGCGGTCCAACCCTCTTTGTGCCAAAGAAAAAATCTGGATATACCAGCATCTAAAGCCATCTTACTACAAATGGTACAATAAGGTTCTCCTGAGTGTTTTGGATTACCCTGGTCATCTAATCTTATAAACAAAAGATCGCTGCCAGGAACGCTTTTAGGATGGTTTTTGAATGCTTCTATGATAGCTCTTTGCTCGGCATGAATACAACACGTCTTATCACTTTTAAAATTATCTGGAAGACCGTCTTTGAAACAATCGGTTTGAATGTCTGTTGGCATAGAATTATATCCTTCGCCAATAATTTCTATAAAATTAGGTGTAGCCCAGGATTTTAAAATAATGCTTCCACATTTAGATCTGCTGCAGGTAGCTTTTTTAGCTACCTCAATAAGATAATCAAAATGTTTTTGATTAACTTGAACAATTTCTTTTAATTCACTCATATAGCCGCAAGGTTATTTTAAAACCTTTGATTTTTTAAAGTGGTTTTCAACAATTGGTTCCATGAATATGCTCATGTACATATCATCAGTCACATCAACTGTTTTAGATGTGTTTGTATCATCATTGCCATAACAAAGCACGGCAATACCAGAATATCTATAAAAAGAGTGGTGAGACATTTTCAATTCAAGATCACCAGATGAAAAAAGCACATTTTCAAACTCACCATCTGAATGTTTAAAATATATACCTTTCTTTTCAAGGCGTGAAACCAACTTGTCTACAGCTGGTTTCATTTTACTGATTTGTTTTTCCTTATTAAATTCCATGTCTTATTTTTGTTATTCAAAGATAACAAAAAATACACAAACATCAAAATGTCACATGTGTTCCAGCTTTAGGATTTGGTGTACCGACCAATCTTGACTTAAATTTTTCCTGTTCATCTGGTGTTAAAGAACTTAATTCCTGTTGTGTTAGTTTATAAACCTTACTTGCTCTTATTTTATTTACTACATATGTTCTTTTAAGTTCGTTTGGCAAATTATTAAATTGGTGTTCTCCTATTCCCATACTATATGGAATTCTACCCTTTAAGTTGTGTATATAGTCACTCAATTCTTGTGGGTTTAATAAATCAAAAATAAAATCTGGAATTTTGTCTCCAATTTTAGAAAGTTTATTAGTATAAAATTTTTTGTTTTCTGCGGTTAAACTATTAAAAATATTATAATCATATAAAAGATAATAATTTTTCTTTTCATACAAATCATATATTATTTTACCTCTTTCCAATTCAGATAGTTCATAAAAAAAATCTAACTCTTTATAAAACCAACTAGGAGCAAGAAGTCTTGTTGAATCCATTACCCATTGAACAACTGCGCTTATTTTATCGTTTTCTGGCAACATTTTAAAACAACCGCTTTTATTAATTATCCAATATAAATAATCTTTTCTTTTCCATTCTGATGTGTGTAAAATAGAAATTAAAAATTCAAGCTTAACACTTTTGCTTAAAAATTTAAAATTAGTATCTTTAAAATTATCAATAAGTCCATGATGATTATTTGTATTGAACAATAATTTTACAATAAATTTTACATATTCTTTTTGTTGATTTTCATCTAGTGACTTTAATTGTTCGGATGTGATTCTTAAACCATTTACAGCTCTTTCTGCAGCATATTTCAACATATCCTCTGGTTGGTTTTTAACTTTTGAACTGGGGTACATTTGAATAATTTTAGCATCTTCATCCAACTTTATTAAGCCAGCCAATTCCATTAACCTTTTTCTATATGACTCATTTAAATCCATATCAATAAATATTTTCATATTTTGGTTTTTTATACATATTTATGTATATGAGTATAAAAGAAAACAATAAAGAAGTAAGAATAAATATACTTATTGCCAAAGACCTTAGAAAGCAATATAAGTTATACTGTTTAAATCTCGAAATTCCGATGTCTGAAAGAATTAGACAATTAATAGAAATGGATCTTGATAAAAAAATAAAGTGATGGCTTATGTTTATATATATTACGATACTAGGTACATACCAAATATTCCAATATATGTTGGTAAAGGTATTGGAAATCGTATGTTTGATCATTTGTCAGAGTGCACAAACCCTCTTTTAAAAAGAAAACTTAATAAAATTAAACAACTTTTTTTAGAACCAAAAATAGAAAAATTCAAAGATAATATCAGTGAACAAGAAGCACTTACTTTAGAAAAAGAGCTCATCGCTAAATTTGGAAGATTAGATTTAAAAACTGGCACACTTTGCAATTTCACAGATGGTGGTGAAGGTAGCTCTGGTAGAATTATCTCTGAAAAAACTAAAAAATTATGGAGCAAACAAAGAAAGGGTAAAAAACAAACACCTGCTCAATATGAGGCAAATTGTAAAAGAATAGTTTCAGAAGAACGCAAGGAAATACTTAGGCAAGAAAGAAAAGGTAAAGATTTTTTAACAAAAGAACAGCACGAAATAATTCGTTTAAAAAACATAGGAAGTAAACGTTCTCAGACAACTAAAAACTTAATGAGCAAACAAAGAAAAGGTAAAAAACAAACAGAAGAGCATAAAAAAAACTCCATAGAAGCTAGAATGAAAAAATTTGTTTACAAAAAAGTAAAATGCACTACCAACAACACAATTTATAATTCATTAAAAGAAGCTTCTGAGAAACTAAATTTAAAAAAGACTGCTATAACTGCTGTGGCGAATGGTTCAAGAAAAAATCACAAAGGTTTTATTTTTACATATGTGATTTAACAGTATTTTCTCCCTTTATAATTCCACCAGTTTTTTCTGATAAATCCCAGTATGTGTGAATAAAATCTATTATCTCTCCTGGTGGAACATCTTTATGGAAAGCAATATTGGGACCATGATTTTTAAGATGTACTGCATAAACGCCAGGGATTATTTCACCATTTTTTATACCTTCAAAAGTGTTAATTGCACACTCTCTACTACCGCATTCTACATGAAATTGTTCTCTAACAGGAATTACACCACGCTCTTCAAAACCTTCACGCATAGGACAGTGGAAATGTACAATAGAATGAATTTTATCCCCAAGCTCATGATAAATTAATTCTTGTGTTTTTTCACCCACAGAAGGTCTTGCACCACCAACAATAAGTTCGCCGTTTTTGTATGAATACACAGGAATCATACCTCTTTGGAAGCTCTCGTTGTGATTTATTTTACGTTCAGATGTGATTCTTTCAAAATCTTTACCATCCACTCTACAACCAAAATGCCCACTTGTTTTACCAGTTCCTGGAAGAGGCTTAAAAGCTTTGTGAGCAAATAAGTATTTCATTACATCATACCAATTTTGAGGTATTACACCTTCTTGGATAAGCTCTTCAGGAAAAGCTCTTTGATCATCTCTTACAATTGTTTTATCCCCAAACGTAAGATTCAATCTTTTTAAAGTAATATCTGCCAATATAGCAATTGCTTCACTTCTTGTTTCACCTTCATGTGGAAATTCTTCAGGTGTAATTACCATATTTATTTTATCTCTAATGTCGTTTGCGAAAACAAGATTTGAGCTATTCTTTTTTAATGCTAACAAACCTCTCTTGTAAGTTTCATCTCTTCCAACACCTGCGGTTGTCTTAAATGATACAACAAAAATATCTTTGCGCTTCTCTCTGATTTTATGCACAATTTTTTCTGCTGGTACCAAATCAAGACTATAATAATTGTTTGAGTCAAGTCTTTTTTGATCTTTCCCAAATTTAAAAATTGGATTCTCAATCATACCTTCCTCTATTACAGTTGAAATAACACTTGGTTCAAAATCACATACTGCAGCCGCCATTATAATGCACCTTGTTTCTGAATCTTTGATTAAAGCATCAATAAATTTACTCAATTCTTCATTGGTTTCAATAAAATCAAATCCGAAGTGATTCATAACATTAAATGTTTCTTCAAATTCATCATTGTTCAGAATACCAAGCGCCATTTTTGTTGGTATAAGCTTCACAGAATATTCACTATTCAAATCGTTGTCTAAACGTGATTTCATTGCACAGTAAATATCGTGTCCAACATTTCCATATGCTGGTGCGGTTAAAGCAAAGTGTGGAGATACATGTTGCATGGTTCCACCACAAATGATGTAAATTTTTTTCATGTTACTTGATAAAAATATTTGTTATTCTACCCTTTGCATTTGAGAGCTTTCTTTGAAAAGAAGTGTCTGTCATCATAATTTTATACCTAGCTGTTATGATTGAATCAACCCAAGGGCCCTTTGTTGAAATTAAGGAATCAATTTTTTTATCAATCAAAATTTTAACTTGAGACTTGATAATTTCCTCTTTGTTTTTATTTACAGTGTATAAAACACCAAGTAAAATAAAAAAAGACACTATTATACCCATTAAAAAACCTCTAACTATTGATGGCATGTTTATTTTTTTAAATTTCTGAATTCTTCTAATGTACCTCCACGAATACCACCATGACCATCTGATCTATTGGCCCATGACATATAAGCATAGTATTCATCCTGAATTTTTTTAAGATTTGGAAAATCCTTTTTTGTGACTTTATAAAAATCAACAGCAAGCAAATGCTCTTGAGTATATTTATGATGCAAATTGTATGGAAATTCTTTTTTAGAATCTTCAATTGAATATGTTATGCGATCTTCGTTTAAAGAAAAAATGGTGCCATCATCTGGCCTGGCATAATATTTTGGCAAACTATTTTTTTTCATGTTCAAAATCACCAGTTGATAAAATAATCCAAACGCATGGGAACATAAAAATCATTTGATCGAAGTCTAGCCTTGAAATATGGTCTAATTTATACAAAACAATATTTACAAGTATAAGCAAAAACATCAATATATGTATTCCTTTTTTCATGATCCGTTTCTTAATCGAATAAGTGTAATTAAATTTTGAATTTCGTTGTAATAACAAACGACAATATCCATAAGGTCAATATGACCAATACTGTCAGGGCAAATACCCAAAAGATGTAAAATAGACTCTATCATTGTGATTATAAAGATATAAAAAAATTTTCAATTTTCAAAAAGTTTTCCATTTAAATCCCATATATGTTTTGTTTGGGTTTCCATGTCTGTTTAATTTACCAAGTGCAACATCTAAAATTTTATTTCTTGCATTTTTATTTAAGTTTAGTTTTTCAGCAGCCTCTTTAGCAGAATTAAACTCAGCAACAACCTCATCTGTTTCAATATTAATTTGTTGAATCTTATTATATATTGTTTCTTTATTGTGTCTTTTTTTTGGCTCTATTTTTTCTCCCAAATAATTATAACTCCAAAAAAAGTGTTCACAAGTTCCGCTTCTTATAGCAGACTCTGAAATACCAGTTCTGCAAATACCAATTGTTTCTTCTACCGTTATTGGAGAATCCCACATTTTTATAAAATTACCACTTAAATCATATTGAAAAACTTGTTTCCTTAGCGCTTTTCTATCTCTTTTTTCTTTACTTAAATTATTAGTCCCATCCCCACCATCTGTGCAATTTGATAAAATTCCAGTTTGTATATCTCGCCTTCCAAAATGTTTTATCATCTTTATCTCTAAATCAACTGCTGTGGTCTGATCAATTTCGTCATATACTCTATAATGCATTGGTAATTCATTTGTTTCTGAGATAATACTTTTTATTACACTAGTTTTAAAACTTTTAATTTTTAACATACTTGGTGTGGTGTGTATAGTTTCTCTTTTTCCAGTTCCTTTACCAATGTAAAAAGGTTGAAATTCGAAATTTTTATCTTCATAACTCCAAATTCCAGGTTTTCTTTGATCTAAATAAACATATACATAATATCGTTTTTCCATATTCTTTATTTATAAATATGTAGAAAAATATTATATCTCCGACCAATATTTTGTCACCAACTTTTAATTTCTTCCATGATTTAAATGTGATATGTTTTTAATTTTTCTTCTAACTCAATTTTAAGCGGCAAGAATTTCTCTTTATAATAATCCCAGTCAATTTCATCACACTCCATAATTTCTGGATATAAATAATTGGCCGCAGAATAATCTACAATTTTTCCATGCTCAGCAATTTGTATTGCAAATATAAGAACTCTTAATGAATGAAATGCGCTTTTTTGCCCAGTATAGAAATTACTATCCAAAATGCACATTTTAGCTCTTTTCCAGCGATTTCTTGATTCGTTAAGTGTGTCCATAACTAGACGTTTAACACTTATCTCTTGAACAAGAGGAACCTTGTTGTTAAGTATTATCCAATCTGGCGCAAAAAGGCATTCTAGAGTTCTTGGGTGATGTAATTTAAGTTCGTCCTTGAAATAGTCTGGTGTAAAGATATGAATGTTCAAAAGAGCGCCATTTACGGTCATTTTCTTCTCTTCATGAGCCAATAGATGGCTTCCAATTAGAATAATGTCCCAATCAGATGTTTCCGTGGCGGTTCCGTATACTCTGGAACCATAAAGGAATATGTTTTTTACCTTAAGCGGATGAATACCAGCGGCAGCTATTACCTCTTCGGCTGTAAATGGAATTGTCGTCATTATCATCTTATACGCTAAACAAGATCGAAAGGTTTCATTTTTTTGCCACTATTTATGTATGACAAACCAATTTTTGTATGACAAAAGAACAATATATCGAATATTCAAAAGATCCAATAAAGTTCATAACTGACTTTAGAGTTGGCACAAACGCCTACAACAAATTTAAAGTAGAAAAACTACCAATATTTGAATTTGAAAAATCTATAATTAGCAAACTTCACAAAGAGGATTATACAATATTTAAAAAATCAAGACAGATGCATTTTAGCTCTATCGTGGCTTCATATGTTTGCTGGTGCACTATTTTTTCACACAAGAAATACATATCAATAATTTCTCCAAATTCAGGTATGGCAAAAAACTTTTTAGAAAAAGTAAGACTGGTTTTACAAAACTTCTACAAAGAAGATTTTAAAGAAAACACACCTACAAATAATTTAAGAGAAATTGTTCTTAAAAATGGCTCAGAGATTATTTCATCATCTGTGTCTAAAAACCCAGGATGTGCACAGGTAAGCGATTTAATAATTTTTGACGAGTTTTCTTTTTTTGAAGATTCCGATCAAGTTTTTACAAGCGCAATAATGACACTTTCTCAAGATCGTGGCAAATGCATTTTATATTCTTCTGTAAGATATAAAGATGATGCGTTTTACAAAATATATGACAAGGCAATCAAAAAAGAAAATGGATACAATGCTCACGAATTTTTATGGAGCAAAAATCCAAACAACAACATTTCTTGGTATGAAGAAATAAAAAATAAATTTCCACAAACATATCGACAAGAGTATGATTGCGAACCAATAAACAAACCTTCAAAGAAAAAAGAAAATGTAATTACGCTAAGAATTGACGATTGGATGGATCAAGAAATAAATAAAAGATTGTTACAAAAATCCGCAGAATTCAAAGAAAATTATTCTATATCAACTTATATAAGAGAACTTATAATGAAGGATTTGAGTTGTGAATAAAAATATAATTATATATAGTTTAACATGCCCATTAAATAATGAGGTTAAATATATTGGAGTCACACGTGAATCAGTTGGTATGAAAAAAAGATTGACTCAACATGTTTGTGATAGATTTTCTTCTGTTAATAGAAAAAACAATTGGATTAAAAAATTGTTTAAAATTAATAAACGCCCAATTATTGAGTTTGTTGATATTGTACCTTTTTCTGAGTGGTGTTTTTGGGAAACACACTATATAGATTTATTTAGAGCTTGGGGGTTTAAACTTTATAACATTATGCCATGTGGTGAAAATCCACCAGTTTTAAAAGGGTGTCTTAATCCAAATTTTGGTAAAAGTTTATCTGAAGAAACAAAAAACAAAATCAGTCAAAGATTAAAAGGACAAGTTATATCAATAGAAATAAGAAAAAAAATTAGTAAAAAATTAAAAGGCCATATTAAAAGCAAAGAAACGTGCCTAAGAATAAGTCACGCAAAGAAGAATAAGAATGGTAAAAAAATAACTGGAACAATAATAAAAACAGGGGAAATTATTGAATTTGACACCCTAGCAGAAGCAGCAAGAAAAACAAATCTAAAAGAAGGAACAATTAGAAGCTCGGTATTAAGAAATTTAACAATGAGAGTTGGTATTAAATGGCAGTATGTCTCTTGATTATTGGAATTACAAGTTGTGTAATATCAAAATAAGACATATCTTCTAATATTTTTGGTATTACTTTGTTATTATAAATTAAAGCCTCTGTATTAAAAAATAAACATTGCATCGGAGATATTTTTTCTTCATCTTCTTCAAAATCGCTTTCAATTATCTTAATCATTCTATCAACACTAAAAATTTCATTGTTGTTTTTTATATAACCATATGCCTTTTTAAGAACTTGATAACTTTTCATAAAATTTAATAAATAACACCCTCCATAAAACCCACCCTGGAGCGATAATAAACTTAAATTTTTTGATATATCTTTTGTGTTGTCATGATATACTAACGAAAAAACTTTTCCATTAAGTTCAGGCATTTCTTGAAATGTTTTTAGTGTCAAAACATTGTCAATAAACTTATTTGTAACACCTTCTTCATTTCCATGCATAATTGAATCTACGCCGCCATCTACAAGTACTATAGCATCTATTTTAAGATGCTCAATAAGACGCTCGTATGCTTTTTTCATAATTGGAACAGCAGTTCTTTCAAACATCCAAACAATAACTTCTTGATTTGTTGAAGCCTTGAAAAATTGTGACAAATAACCTTCTACATAATTTGTAGATGGTATTTTTATTTGTGAAGTGGCACCATATAAAGATGGCCCTAATACAATAGGATCTGCAAATTCATTTATTGTTTTTAAATCTGTGTGTGTCAGATTTGCAAGATGAACTTTTTTCCCGCTTTTCGTAAGAGAATAATATAAAGGTATGCCAGCAAGAATATCGCTACCGCCACCAACACCTACAACAAGTATTGTGTTCTTCCCTTCAAGGGCAGCTAGCATTGCGTGTGGCAAATTTAACATAAATTTTTAGCTATTTAAAATTAATTCTCTTTTTTTCATCTCAAAGAATGAGTTTGCACACGCCTTAACGTCATCTAGTGCATCGTGAGCGCCTTCAAATCCTTTATTGAACAAATGTGTGTGCAATTCTGTTAAAGTCGGCCATTTGTACCCTCTAAAGCTTGGTATCCTACAAATGTTTGTACTTTCTTTCATGGTACAAAACTTTTTTAATTCTTTTTTGGGAGCAACATTTAATCTAATAAATTCTGCACCAATAACGTTTTGATCAAACGACATGTTGTGCGCAATTAGATATTCACTCTGCTCCATATCCTTCAATAAAAGTTCTACTGCCTCTGAAAGTGGTATTCCAAATTCTTCGCATCTTTCTGTGGACATATTGTTCTCAATGAAAAATTCTGTTTTTGGAACTTCCCAACCATCTGGTTTAATTAATAAACTTTGTTCACTAACTAATTTCTCATCCTTGTCATATAATTGCCAACCAAGTTGAGTTACTCTAGGCCAATTGTTAAGATCTGTTACTGGGGCATTAAAATTTAATGCTTTGCCATTTGTTTCTGTATCAAAAAATAAGTACATATTATCCGTTTATAATTTTTACACAAGCTGCAAGAACAGCTTTAAATTTAGTTTTTTCTACAAAATCTCCAACGTAAGTTTCGTCTGGGCCATAACTAACCTCAACAAAATTTTCACATATATCCATTTCATAACCTTCTGACTCTAATTTTTCTACAACTGGCATAAGCCAGTCCCAGCTAGAATCAAATTTAAGTTCATCATCTTGACAATTATCTAATATGTGTGCTACAGAGCATTTAGAAGAATCTACTCTCCAAACACCTTCGTAAAAAGTGGCACCCATATATTCGGCTATTGTTGTGTTGTTTTGATTTTTCATGCCGCCTTTGTTTTAAGATCAATTCTTAATTTTGTCAATACTTCCCCTAGGTAGTTTGTGCCAGGCCAATCTTTTGGATTTGTTTTTTTTGCATTTTCTTCATCTAAACCAATTCCCCCATACTGCATCGTATGGACTAGCCTCTACAAGAATTGTATCACCAGTGTCCATTAATACTTTTAGAATATCAGGATTTTGAGTGAACTTTGCATGGTTACCTTTGTAGACAATTTCTTTGCAATTTAGTTCCCAAAGATCTTTTACAAAACCTTTTACTTCTCTTCCAATTTTTTTTACATCAGCAGGGCTTTCAGTTGCTAAAACTTTTTTAGCACTTTCAATATCTCCAAACAACATTGCTTTTCGATACATCATCCAGTGTTCAGCTGTTTTGAAAAAATGCCCGTTTAGAGTGAAACCAACTCGGTTCCACTGACTAAACGGGCTTTTGTTTTTCCAAAAGAAAGTGTATTTTCCGTAATTTACTTCCACCTTAAAAGGGTAAATCGTCGTTGTCCGATGGATTAGAAGTAAACACTGGCGCAGACTGTTGTGTCGTTGCTACTGGCGCTTGACTTGTTGTCGCCGCTGGCGCTGAAGATTGTGCTGTTGCAGCTCCAACTCTTTCAATTCTCCAAGCTTCAAGCGTGTTAAAATACTTTACACCTTCTGGACCATTCCACTCTCTGCCACGCAGATTGAATTGAATTTTCACTTCCTCTCCAACTCTGTAAGAATCAAGAACAGCACATTTGTCTTGTGTTACTTGAAATTGTACATGTTGTGGGTAGGGCGTGTTAGCCTCTGTTGTTAATACAAATTCTCTTTTTTGAAATTTGTCGCTTACTCTTTGAGTAGCATTTACTAGTTTTAAGATTCCGATTGTTTCCATAATTCAAATTTACTTATTGTTTTTTAATTTTCCAAATTTATATCGTCTGGATTTCGATTTTTTTTGTTTATTTCGTATAGTTTTTCTGCGTAATTTTTAATTCGTTCAATATCAACAACTTTATTTACCCACTCTTCTGGTATTCCTGATAAGCCATAAAATGCGCCAGCAATCTGTCCACACACAGCACCAGTTGTATCTGCATCACCTCCAAGATTTACAGTTGCAAGAACAGCACTTCTAAAGTCTGTGTTATTTGCAAATCCCCACATTGCAGCTTCCAATGTGTCTGGGGCATGAGCGCCACCTGACACATATCCAACAGCTGCACTTAAACCTTCGTATGATTTATGAATTTCTTCACCTGGAGGAGTTTTATTTGTATAATTTGCTTCAGTAATTGCTTTTGATTTAAAATGTAATTCAGAAACTTCAAATGGCCAAGCAAAAGGTAAAACAACTTCTTCTTTTGTTTTACCACTAAAGCAAGCATCCATAATAGCACCCTGCACCATACACGCACTTATAGAATCATTTGAATCATGTGTCATTTTAGAATTCTCAGCACACATTTCAATAACCTTTTTTGTGTCTCCAAAATAAAACATTGGCACTGGTGCAAGTCTCATTATGGCACCATTACCACCAGCAAACTCATCGTGATAATAAGGATTTCCAGTTTGTTCAAAAAATTCAATTGCAGTCCTGGTAGCTCCACCAATATCAAAACAATATCCCTTCACACTATTGTAACCTTGACGATACCACTTTAAATATCTCTCCATTTGATCAACTGCGTTAAAACCTTTGTGTTCAATAAAGCTTTCTGCCAAACACAACGCCATTGTGGTATCATCTGTCCATTCTCCTGGTTTTAAATTATGAACACCACCACCAATCATATCTGTAAGTGGTTTGTCTTTAATAAGTTTATAAGCCATGAATTCATATGTGCCACCAATGGCATCTCCAACAGCTAAACCAACTAAGGCCCCAAGAAATCTATCTTTTATTTTTTCTTCTTTTTCCATTATTGCAATGCTTTGTTAACTGACCATTTTTTAGACTCTACCAACTTTACAACTTTATTTTGTTCTTCTGGAAGAAGTACGTCAAAATTAATATCCATTCCTTCTCTAATCACACGCACACTACCTTTGTAGGTATAAAGCCCATATATTTCAGAATGACTTAAAACTTCATCAAATTGAATTGGGTGCTTATGATTTTTACCCAATATTGAAATTATTGCGTCTTTCATTATAAAATTGGTTTTAATTTTCTATAATATCTACGCCACACTGGGTAAAGAAAAAATAATATTGCCCCAGACAATGCCGCATATGAACTTGTCATTAAAAAAAATGTTATCCACAATGCTTCTTTTGCCATGAAATAAATATTTGATTTCTTGTAACACTCCACATCTGGTTTTACTTGCAAAGCTTGTCTCTCTTGCATCCTATCTGCTACTTGAGCATGTAAGAAAGTATAATACACAGCAAAAGAGCAAATCACTTCAGTTAATTTAAACTGAGTAAAAAATAATTGAATAAATAAAACTAATCCAACCACTATCGCTTCTTTATGCCAAGTCTTCATATTATATAACGTTTGCTCCTAAGCCATTAGCGCCAACTGATGATTCTAATTGAATATAGTTACCATCAAGACCCTCTGCCATAACTATCATACCTTGCGATTCTATACCAGCAATTTTTCTTGGCACCAAGTTTAAAACAAATGGAATTGTTCGCCACTTAAGCTTATCAGCAGAAATTTGATGAGCTATTGCGCTTACAACAACTCTTTTATCCACTCCTGTATTTATTTCAAATTTATACAACTTATCTTTTCCTTCTATTTTTTCTACTGAGGTAATAAGACACAAACGAATATCTAGCTTCATGTATTCATCAAATGTTATTTCTGTTTTTATCGCTGGCAGTGTTTTTTCTATTGTTTCCATTTTTTTATTTTGGTATTTCGTTTGGTATTCGTGTAAAATTTTTATTTTCATCCACTTCAAAAATTGTAGGTTTATGCATTAATTGCATTCTCACATTAACCAAAGATGCATTGACAAAATGTATTTCATCTTTTTCTTCGTGTCCAGCAGCTTCATGAATATGGCCAAAAACGTGTAGTTTCGGTTTGATTTGTTTTATTCTTTCCATAAGCATTTCACAACCCTTTTCAGAACCTTCAAGAACCATGTCAAGAATTCCATGTGGCGGTCCGTGCGTCACCAAGATATCAATATCATCTGGTATATGCGCCCAATACCTATTAATTTCATCACCTCTAATTTTATTGAAGGCCCACGAGTGAAACCATGGGGTTATTGGTGAGCCCCAAATTTTTAATTTATTAGACGGAACAATTGTAGAACCTTCTTCTCCAGAATTTGCAAGAGAGGCAAAACCCTCATTCATATCAATCTCTACAAAATCATTTTCTAAATAAATAATGTTAGGATATTTTTTCAACATATCTTTAGCAATACCTCTTTGTAGTTCAAATAACCAATCGTGATTACCAGCAATTAAAATTTTGTATTTATATGGCAGTTCGCTGAACCATTTTAAAAAATCCTCAACCTCTGTTTCATAGCCCATGTTACTCATATCGCCAGCATGAATAATCATGTCAGCTTCAGCTGGCATAAAAGAATTTCCACTTATATTGTATAAGACATCCATGTTTTGCAAAGAGTCTTCAGGTTTAAGAACATAAATGTTCCTATGCTTATTGTGAGTATCTGATATTAAAACTATTTTAAACATTAAATTGCTAGTTCTTTGTCTGTAATAACTATTTTTCTATTGTGTTTTTCTTCAACCCTCTTTATTATTTCTGGATCTACAATTGAGCCATTACTTAAATCTATTCCTATTTCAAAACATTTAATGAATCTATCTACTTTTATAGTCTCGTCATAAATGATTGGTCCAAAAAAGATAAATTTTCTTTTTATTACTCTTTTATTAACTGGCTCTCCTTTAACGAAAAATGCAGTATAAGTAAAGTCTTGGAATTCTCCTTCGCCAATGCAAATCTCATAAAAATAGTCTCTGCCGTTTATGTTAATCGGTTTTTTCATTATTTTTGTTTGCTTCTTGTTCTTTAATCCAAATTAAACATTCTTTATATGTTCCAGAAAAATCAAAAACTTCATTTGTGACTTGTTTTTTTGGCAACAACCTATATTTTTCTAACATGTCAATTGCATTTTTGTCAACAATTACTACATTATCAAAACTTTCAATTTCTTTTGCAGTTGGTGATGATTCAATTTCATGTTCTTTGGCTAAATATTTAAACCCTGCTGCTGGTTTTATTTTTTCTAAACTTCTATATCCACTTGAAGATACGTGCTCCAAGTGCCTATCACAAGGTATGTATACAATCTTTAAATCTGGTTTCATGTCTTGCATGTATCTCAATTGAGTATTCTCATGTTCAAAATCAGTGCCATTTCTAAGACCCTTTACAACAACCACGTTATAACCTTCTTGTTCTTTTTCCCAAACAAAATCTGTAAGAAAATCATAAAAACCTACCACCGTTTTAGATGGTAGGTTTTTTTGAATTGTTCGTACATGCGGAGCTTTTGTTGCTTGAGACCAAGTCCCAGAATTGAAAGGGTTTTTGTCTGGGTTTATACCCACTGCAATTACCACATTTTCTTTTCCAAAAATTGCTTCCGCTTTTTCCAATACATTTTGATGCCCTATTGTAAATGGGTTAAAAGAACCTGGAAAAATTGCAAGTGTTTTCATTATTTTTTTATACGGCTTAAAATTCCATCACAACAGCCATAATTAACTGCTTCTTGACCAACCATAAAATAATCACGGTCACAATCTGCGTAAATTTTATCGTATTTTTGTCCAGTGTGCAAAGCTATAATTTCATACAACTCTTTTTTCAACGCTTGAATTTGAGTATTCATGATTTCAATATCTGAAGCTTGTCCACCTGCTCCACCCATCGGTTGGTGCTGCATAAATCTAGCGTGTGGCAGTGTCATTCTTTTTCCTTTTTGACCAGCCACCATTAAAACATAAGCCATAGATGCTGCCATACCTGTGTTTACTGTTGCAATTGGCGGTTTAACTAATTGCATAACATCATAAATACCCAGACCATCATAAACAGAACCACCTGGAGAGTTTATGTAGATGCTAATGTCTTTTTTGGTATCAACTGATTCTAAAAAAAGAAGTTGTGCGTTAATAATATTTGCGATATAATCGTCTATACCTGTTCCAAGAAAAATAATACGATCCATCATTAATCTTGAAAATACATCCATTTGAGCCACATTAAGTTGTCTCTCCTCTATAATATAAGGAGTCATATTTGTTGGCTTGTGGTAAATTTTAGGCGTTAACACCTTGTTATAATTGTCTAGCTTTAAGCTGCTAATTCCTAGGTGCCCAGTGGCAAACTTTCTAAATTCTTTTGAATTATCCATGTGTTTATTTGTTTTTATTTTCACAAAGATACAAATTTATTTCATTCTTCAAATTTTTTCTAGCTTTTTTTTCGTTAATTTTAAACGTCTGGGTTAAATAAATTTCTTTTCTCTTTAAAAAGCTTTCCAGTACGGCTTTGCGGCCTTCCTTATATTTTTTTAAAGACACATGAGAATATTCTTTTCTAACACCTAGACGATACCACTCGTATTCATCTTGATGTGGTGTAGAGAGAATGTGAAGATCAAAATCTAACAAAAATTTTACATCTTCATGCATAGACATTTTTAAATCTCTATGTGTTGTAGCTTTTATGGCCTCTGCAACAAAATTAAATTTAGAGTTGTCAAATTTTTCCCAGTCAAATGAATGCCAAATAGCCATAAATAAATCAGCACTTTTTTCTTCATTATCTTTCCCTCTTGAACTATACACAATATCATGATAAATTATTGCCATAAATATCTCATCTGGATATGTTAGCTTATCATAAAATAGCTCCCATAAATTAACCATGTGAGCAATATGATCAATATTGTGGTAGTGTCTATTTTTGCCAGTATAAATTCTCAAAACTTGTTTCCAAAGTTTGTCTACATTTTCAATTGTTGTATATTTTAAAAAAACCTTTACAAAAGATTCTTTTAATAATATAACTGCTGCATCTTTTTTATAATCTCTTTTCATTCTACGTCTTTTTCTGCTATTTTATCTTTTTTTATATCTCTATTTATATGACTACAAAGTGGCTGTAAATTCGTGTAGTGATTTAATTTTATAATTTCTTTTTCAGATTTAGCTTTTACCAAAGGAATAATATGATCAATATCCCAGCCAAAACTTAATTCCCCGTTATAAAAACCATGATTTTCCCATTTCATCCATATCTCAAATTTAGATTCAATATAAGATTTAAATTCTTGGAAAGAGCAACCTAACACTTCTTCAGTTTTAGAATTTTTATTATATCCATTTTTTTTAAAAATATCACACAACATAACTCTTAGATTGCAAGTTAATTTATATAAAGGATCGCTTTTTTTACGATTTTTTTCTTTTAAATTTCTTTTTGCTTTATTTTTTTCTCTATATTGTTTTTGATAAATTTTAGCTTCTTCTTTATTTATCAACCTATATTCATCTTGATACTTTTTTATTTTTTCAGCATTTTCTATTTTATATAACTTGTTGTGCTCATTAATCTTATTTTTATTTTTTAAATAATTATTTTTTCGGTTGTTAACTAATTTAACGCTATTGTTTTCACGAAACACCTTATCATACTCTTTTTTACACTCTTTACATATACCACTATATCCGTCTTTAGAGGTTTTCTTTATAGCAAAAAATTTATAGTCTTTAGTTATGTTGCATTTGTTGCATTTTTTATTTTTCATACTAATAAATAGTATAAAAAAAATATAGAACATTCAATTATTAAAAAATTAAACCTTTTTTTATACATCTATCAATGTATTCTGAATGTTCTACACATAATGGATTAACTAGGCCTATGGTCATATGTAATCCAAAAAAAGGTCTTGGTAAACCTATTTCTTTTCTTATTTTGTGAAGTTCTTCTCTGTGATCAAAATCAACTACAAACCACCAATGTTTGTTATTGGTAGCTGGGTGTAGATTAAGAGTTATATCAACTTCTTTTCCACTCCATTTTGTTTTAAACTGTTCCCACAGCTTTTCAACCTGTTCGGTTGTTATATTATTGTTATTTGTTGATATGTCCCTCACACTATCGTTTATGAATGTAACGTGTGGTTCTCTTACGGAACGGTTTAAGATTAGATTAAACCTTTTTTTTATAAACCACGCATAGTAATCGCAAAGATCTCCTCCAAACTCAATAATAGCAACCTTTTTCCATTCAGATTGAAGTTCATGCTTTTTAGTTTTATTTGGTGGGTCAAAAACAAGTTTGCCTGTATATTTAATTAATTGATTCACTTTTTTGTTTTTAGAGAAATATATTTAATTTTCTCCAATAAACAAAAAATAATTTTATTTTTGGAGAACTTTTTTATAGATTTTCCATATGCCAACTCCGCTCATATAAAAAGTTGAAAAGTTTTTTTCTTCCTGCAACATTTCTCCATCATCTACAAGCAAGTATTTTGTAAAATCTTTACCAATTACTTCAAATTTTAATTCTTTACCAAATTCAACCAATCTTAAATTTAAGATTGTTGTTTTTTTACCCTTTTCATCCTCTAATATTCCACCAACAAATTTGCTTTTATCGCACACGTAAACCTGTAAAATTGGGGCACGCACGCTTGATGAAGTGAATGTATAAGAAGAAATATTCATCGTTTTAGTAACAACTGTGTAGCCGCCAATTTGTGATGAACCAGTCAAATAATTTATTTGTTTACCCTCGTCATTTTGCCCTAAAGCTATAAGACTAAAAAGAACGATAATTGTTGTTAAAATTTTATTCATTTGAAAAATTTTTAATGGTTTTGTAATAATTTTTTTACAATAACTGACACAGTTTTATTGTCAGCCTTTCCAGCATATTTAGAATTAAAACCGCCCATAACTTTTCCCATATCAGAAGGAGAAGATGCACCAATTTCAGATATAATTTTACCAACTTCAATTTCAACTTCAGCTTCAGACATTTGTTGTGGCAAATACGCTTCCACAACAGCGAGTTCTTGTCTCGACTCGTCATTGTCTGCTTGAGAAATCGTTTCTTGTAAATTTTTAGCTATTTTTTTTACAATTTTTAAAACATTTTCATCTGTAAGATCTGCAACAGAAGAGTTTTTTTCTTGTGTTGTGATTTCTGCTTTAATAACGCCAAGAAGATTTTTTTTAACAATCTCTCTAGCTTTAAAAGCTTCTACATATTCTCTTGAAATTTTTTCCTTTAAGGTCTCCATTATTATTTTTTTACAAAGTTAAGATTATTGTTGAAATATTCAAAATTATTATTCATCTCTATGACAATTACACCCAACTTCCATTCCCCAGCAGTGATGACAGGTGTTTGCAACAATCTCCACAATCCTTCTCTTCTCTTCTTTTGTTAAATTCGGTATCAACTCGCCAATTTTATCCCAGACTCTTGAATATTGATGAGTTGCATCTTCAACAGATAATACAACTTTCGGTTTTGGATAATTAGGAAGATGAGCCTTGGGCTTTTCAATTACCCATCTACCCAATTCTCCATCATTCATGTATACCAAATCCCTATCATCATATGTCTCATTTAAAATATGTTCTTTAAACAACATATAAAATTTATTCCCTGGCGCTCCGTGAAGAGTTTTAAATTTTTGTACAACAAATTTATCACCCACTTTATCACCCAATTCATATACCGTTTTTACATAAAGATTCTTTTTAAGTTTTAACAATGTAAAATATGTTGCTTTTGTAAGCATTGTATTTGATTCAGTATTTAAAAAACTTAAAAAATCTTCTATTTTTTTTGCAGCATAACTATTAGGTATTTTTACAATTACCTCATCGTGAGAAACAAAAATATAGCTATTTTCATCAGACAAAAAAGAAACATCCTCATCACGAACACCCAATAGTTCAAGAGCCTCCTTAATGAGTATCATATTTAAATGTTGAAAAACCTGTAATCTCTTAGGGTTTGTGTTGCCGAATACAAGTTGTCTAAATGATTTAGACTCAATAAGAGCCTCTGGGATCAACAAAGATTCACATAGCTCCCTCCAGGACCCCTTTAACTCGTTTGCGTTATCAAACGTCTTCAAAACACTATAATTGGCGCTTCTGAAATCAATCGACATCAACAAATCTGTTTCTTCTACGGTGCTTGTCCAATCTTTGGTGTTAAGCGCTTTTTTTGGAAGTTCTTTTTCTTGAAGACTTGCGTATGCGCTTGTAGATTTTATATAATCAGCCACAGTATCAAGACAATACATTTTTAGTTTGCTAACACTTAAAAAATTGTTTTTTTCAGCGTATAGCTCAAACAAAGCAAAGTCGTTGAATTTTTTATTTAAATCCTCAGCGCTATATTCGGGCGACCTCAATAGTGTTTCAATATAATAGTCAAAATCCTCTTTTACAGGAATGTTGATTTTATACAACTTGCAAAACTCATCTATGTTGTTTATTCTACCCATCAATATCAAAACCAATTTGTGCCAAAAATGCTTCCTGACCAATTCCTTCAATCCAATTTCCTGTATAATCATCAGCATTAATTGCAACCAATTCATCGGCCCACATAACAATATCAAATTGCATTGGTTTTTGGTTTTCGCCACATGCAGCAAAAGTGATGTAATCTCTAGTTACTTTTAAAACTATTATTTTTTCAAAACTTACAGGTTCTACCATGCCAGTTTTAATATTTAAAGTTTTTGGCCAAGTATATTGGGTCAATAGCTTTTGCCAAGGTTGTTCATTGTCATCAATTACAACTTCAACATCGCCATTCAATTCATTTATCCTCTCGTTAAACTCACAAGCTATTTTAAACCAAAGTTCAGACATGTCCCCATATTGTTTTACAAAAAAAGGATTGTTAGCTTCTCTGTCGTATTTTTTAGTTAAGTCATAATCTTTGTTGTTTGAATAAAAAACATTTCTAACCTCAACAAGCATATTGTGAATAAATTCTTCAGGTACTTCATTTGGCAACCCAGAAGCTTCATATAGGTCAATCATTTCCCTAAGATATTCTTCTGATTTATCAAGAAGTTCTTGTAAAGACACTTGTCCTCTTCTTATTTTCAAAAGTTCCTGAGCATCTGGCCTTCTTATATTTACACCCTTACCTTCAGCAATTTCTTTTCCAATTAGAATTAGTCGCATACAATGCATCATGTTCTTACCATCAATTTGCTGACCATGACCCTCAATTTCTACCCACCTGGTTTCATTGCGATCTTCCAACCATTTTAAATAATCGTTGTAGTCTTTACAATTTTTTGCATAAGCATCTTTATTGTAATAGATGTGGCAAACAAAAGTATCCCTTTTGTCTTTTGGTATATTAGACTTTCTTATATCATTTGAGTCTTCGAAAGCAGCGCCTTTATAGCCAAGACCAACAGGTATTCCAACAGATTTAAAATCATTCTTTTGATTTTCTCTTTCTTCTAACGGTATTCTTTCAGAAAAACAACTATGCGCTATAGTGTCATAAAATACAGCATACACTCCAGGGGCGTGATTAACGGCAGATACACCACAAAACAATTGATCGTACCCTTTTTCTTCTAACCACTCTGGAAACGGCTTAGAATCATAACCAAGTATCACATGACACATGTCAAGTGGTGTTTTACGTGTAATCCTGCCCTTTTCCCAGTTTTGTTTTTTATCTAAACCTTTAGCTTTAGCTATTTGTTGTCTAGCATAACCAACAAAGGCATTTTTAGATTCTTTTGTAATAAATTTATCCTTACTTTTTAACAAGATGTCAAAAACTGGGTTCTTATACAAAATGCAGTCGTCTGGAGAATTTAATAATTCCAACACGGTTGGATTATTCTTTCTAAGAAGTTCTAAAAATCTACGAACTTCATATCCAGAATAATCTTTGTGAATTCTTAATTGTTCTTCGTATCTAATACCTAAAATGTCGTTTTCTGGAAGAATGTAAACAAAAGCCTTATCAATGTCACTTGTTTCAGTATTGGTGCCATGCGCCTGACTTCCAGTAATTGTTTCAAATAAAATATAACCCTCTCTTTTAAGATTGTGATACATTTCAAGATTTCTAAGCTCTTGCTGGCGTTTATCTGTCGCTACTTTTTCAGCGTCTTTTGCTATTAATTCTTTTTCAGACATAATTGTTCTATTTATACGCAAATTTAAACAAAAAGTTTCATTTTTTTAATCACTTTTAATTATTCCTAGATCTATAATTTCATCATCTTCGTCATCTTCATCGTCATAATCCTCTTCTTTTTTGTTGTTAAAACCTATAGAATCCATACCATTGTTTATTTTGTCGCTTAAGTATTCTGCTTTTTTAATTTTTTCATTTGTCTTGATTTCTTTCATCAGCTCTTCGAGTAAAAAATCAAGTGTTAATGTAATTTTTAAAAGCTCAGTTCTCATTTTCAACATTTTTACAGCATTGTAAATGTGTGCACCAGTAGATCTGTTATCTCTAAACAATTTTATCACCTTTGAGTTTGTGAACATCTTAGAAGCCTGTGATGTGGTTGGTACTTTATGGTGTTTTAAAGATTTTAAGATTACGTTCTTAATATTTTCCGAAGTAAGATCATCAAAGGAAAGAACTTTATCAAAACGGCCTGGGCGTTGTGCTGCCATATCCAAAAGCTGTACAGAGTTTGTGGTAGCTATCATTCCAACTGTTTCAATTATTTTATCAGTACCATCAAGCACATCTAAAAAATCTTGTAATCTCTCTGAATAAGCTCCAGACTTTCTTGAACCTAACGATAAGTCGATATCATCAAATATAATCAAAGACGGCGCAAGCAAACTAGCTAATTGCACTTTTTCTTTAATCATAGAACACACTGGTGTTTTAATGATTGTTACACCTAATTTGTTTAATTCGTTTGCAACCACAAGTGTAGATTCAGTTTTACCTGTACCTGGACTACCAACCATTAAATAGCGCATCAAAACGCTCATTTCAGTGTGTGATGCCACATACATTTTTAAATCTTCTACAGTAGAGCTTGGAAGATATATGTCGCTAAAACCTCTTTTTTCTAGAGTTTTTTTCTGCCACAAAATTTCATCTCTCTCCATAACAAAGTAACTTCCTTTTAAATCACTAACCTCAAGAGCGTGTTTCCACAACTTATTATAAAAGTACAATCCATCAATAAAACTTTTGTTGTTTGATGTCATTGCAAAATAAAAAGTTACTTCATTGTTTTGTTTAAAAATATCATAAACAAGACTTACAACTAAGCCTTCATATTCTAAAAGAACTGTTTTTTTACCCCAACTTTCATACAAGTTTATTGTATCCCTGAATTCGTCGTCTTTAACGAATCCAAGGATTTTTATTTGATGTTTTTTTTGGAGCGACTCAGTCTCGTTTAAAATATTAAAGTAATCTGAAAATATTTTGAATATTGGCCTATTCATGTTATCATCAAAAGAAAATCTAGATTGAAATTTGTTAAATTTATCTGATTCCTTTTTTTGATTTTTTTTATCTTCCTCAGATTCAATACCAGCCTTTATCATTTTAACGATTGACCTTCCTGTGGTTTTATTTTGTGGTTTTCTAGACATATTGTTTTTTTGAGTACAATTAAAAATTAAGATTTGCTTTCCGCTTCACTCTCACTACTTCCATGACTATACCCATCGTCATAAGGTTTATTTTGCGTTCCTGGGGCTCTCTCTTGTTCATTAGAGTAAGCTGATAAATCTTGTGTTGGAGATTCTGGTTCTATACCAACTGATTCTTCGCCCTCTCCTTCTTCATAGTCATTTTTCATTGGGAATCCTATTTCGCCACCGCCAGATCCAGACATTCCAGCTGTAAGATAATCTGTTCTTCTAATTCTTTTTAGAATTTCAAGTTCGTTTGTAATTTCACTTACAATCCAATCAGACGTGATATCTGTTAATTCTAAGGTGTCAATTCTAAGCATAAGCATTTTCACATTGTTGTAAACGTGTGAGCCAGTAACTTTAGAGTGAAAGAATTTTTCAATTACAGATGGGTGTATAAATGGTTGAACAGCTGGGGAATTTTCTTCAAGTTCGAAGTTTTTATTAAGAGACTTCAAAATGATATTTCTAATATTAGAAAGTGTTAAGCTATCAAAAGATAACAATTTGTCAAAACGACCAGGTCTTTGTGCTGCCATATCTAACAACGCCAAAGAGTTTGTTGTAGCGATGAAACCAACGTCCTTTCTAACTTTCTCAGTACCATCAAGTACATCTAAAAATTGTGCCAATCCGCCTGAAACTCCGCCTTTTGATCTAGAGCCCAATGATAAGTCGATGTCGTCAAAAATTACAATAGATGGCGCTAATAATTCAGCTAACTCTATTTTTTCTTTTAATGATGGACATACCATTGTTTTAATAACTGTAACTTTGTTGTCTTTTAAATAATTCGCAATTGCAAGAGTTGATTCTGTCTTACCAGTTCCAGGACTTCCAATCATTAAATATCTTAACAACACGCCAGTTTTATCAAATAGCGTTGTATAAAGGGTTAAATCCTCCATAATGCTTTTTGGCAAAAAGATATCGTTAAAACCTCTTCTTTCAAGTTTTTCTTGTGACCACATAATTGAATCATATGGCAAGGTGATGTGCGTTCCTTTTATTTTACTGTGCGCAATTGCGTTAAACAATATTTTTTTACCAAGATAGTCTGGGTTTAAAGTACATTTTCCCTCCGATACAAAACAAAGTCTGTAATGAAATTGTCCCTGTTCGTAATATTTTTTTAATGTAACAATAACCCTAATTGTGTCCTTAAACATGATCATTACATTACCACAAAAATAATTCATATTTGTAGAATGCGGAAAACTTTCCGAAAAAAGACCCTGGTCGTTTGAGAAGTGATCAATAACAATTTTTGTTTTTTCTTGAGCTTCTTTGTCATCAAACAAAAAGTTGAAATAATCGAATACCATATTCATAAGTGGCGCATTGATTTTTACAGCATGATTTACCACTTTAGAGTAATCATTAAGCATTGGAACACTAGGCTCTGTTTTTAAATCTTCGTAATCAAGCTCTAATTCTTCCTCTTTTAAAGCTAGGTCACTAAGGTCAGTTTTGCTTTTTTCTTCAATCTCTTTTAGATATTTGTTATACCCTTCTAATTGTTCAGGAGTTAAAAAAGTTGGATCCTCAGCAAGCTTTTTTTCTAAGTCTTTTTTAGCATCAGGAATCTTTTTTTCTAAAGTATACTTTGCTTCTTGCTTTTTTGTTTTTATAGACTTTTTTTGAGAGTCGTATTTTTTACCCAATTCTTTTTTCTCAAGCTCGGCGCTTTTTTCACTTAACCCAGAGTCGTTAACATATTCTGTTTTTACAGTTTCTGTTGGTTGTATATCTGCCTTTTTTTCTTCTGGCTCATTGCTTTTAGAATCTTTCGCTTTGTTGTTCTCTTTATTTTTCATATTGGTTAGAATTATTTATATCGAAATTAACTCTTTTTATTTAATCAACCAAATTATTTTGTCTAGGTATTTGTTAAAATTTTCACAAAACCTAGAATAATATAAAAACCTAGACAAAAATTAAAAAAACGAGACAAAAAAAACCGAGAGTATATCTCGGTCTTAATTATTAAAAAATAAAGTTTTATTTCTTATTTAATAACCACACTTTGCCATCTTCTAGCAATACTAAGCCAGCGCCAGTGTTTTTAAGAACAGATGAGGAAGTTACAAGATTACATTTTAAATCAGATACTTCTGCGAAGTCTTGTGTGCGAAGTATTCTAATGGTATCATCACATGGTATAAAAATAAAACCTTCTCCGCTAGCATCTCTTCTATATGCGAAGTTATACCATTGCAATATTTCATTTTGAGAAACGCTTACTTTTAAATTGTTTATTTTGAAAAACTTGTACTTGATTTGCTTCTTTTCCACATATTGATATATACCAACATTTTCCTCTTGTAAAACATCATCTATTTTAACTGGGAAACTCACCACAGAAATCTCTACCCCACTTTCATTGTACAATATGTTTTGTTTTCCGCCAGCATTATAAACAAAGCTATTATAATTTTTAAAGCCTTTATCAAATACGCTCAACGTCGTAAACTTAATTGTTGTGCCATAAGACTCGTCAATATATAATTTAAACATTGTATCTTCACCAACTACAACTAATATATTTCCATATTGTCTAAGCAAGCTTTTGTTTGGCAGGGAAACAGAGGTCATTTGCTGTATTTTACCTGGTGATGAATAAATAAATAAATTTCTATTTTTTAAAAACAAAATATTTTTATTGCCTATAAAAATTTGATCGTAGTCTTTTTTTGATATTGTATCTAACAATGTGACATAACCTTTGTTTTTTGCATTATAAATTAAAAAAGAGTCATCAGTTACTATCACCAACTTATTATCTGTGCAAAAAATATCCTTAGCTTTACCGTGCTCAAATATGGTTGTTATAATTAACTCGTCCTGCTCGTATTGAGTTACAATAGATGGCTTGTTTAAAGGCAATACAAGTAAATTTGAATTGACATCGGATAAAGAAACAATAAATCTCTCGCCTTTTAAATACAACCTTTTAAACTGTTCTAAAAGATTCGTGTCATTTATTGGTTCATAACATTTTGGGACTTTTAATTCTGGATCTTTTACAAATACTGGAATCTTATGAATCATTCGGTCAGAAATTTTCATATAGGTTTTATGTATACCTTTAAACGGATGAGTAAATGCAAGCATGTTAAACGCCAACACTGATAATGCAAAAAAATCACTTTTATCATCTATTTTACCTTGATAATAATAATCTCTTATATCTTCAAGCAGTCTTCCTGAGTGCTTATATCCTGGAGTTTGATAAGAGTCTGTGTCAATAAATTTCACATCGCCTATATTGTTTACCATTATATTTAAACAGTTAAGATCTCCAATAACTATACCTAATTTGTGGGCATATTCTGTGGCCTTTATAAGTTGCTCAATGATTTTAAGTTTAACTTTTTTATCAACACTGTTTGAAGTACAGAACGATTTAATGTAAATGTTTGACAATGGAAAATATGAGGCTGGTAAAAAATTCATTGTAAACCCAACAACAATTCCTGCGTTGCCATTTCCTGCATAAAGTAAATCAATTGGGCAAACGAACATGTGTTTATCCAACTTCTTTAGAAACTCATATTTTGCAAGACTAAGAGGCTCTATTCCTTGATGATATATTTTTGCGACAATATCATTATCAAGATCGTAAATAATCCCCTCTCCTCCACGAGCAATTTCTTTAGAATCATTTATTTTATACTTTACACCGTTTTGTGCAACAACGTTAATTAAGCCCATTTTTAAACTTCTTTAAAATATTCATCATAAAACTTATTAAACGCTGTTATATATTTTTCCTTTTTTGAAATGTGCTCTTTTGCATAATTTTCAAGCTCTTCTGGAATGTTTGCATAATAAGCTTCTCCAATTGCGCAAGCCATAGAAGCAATTGTATCGCTATCACCTCCAATAGAAATGGCGGTGCGAAGACAATCTTCAAAATCTTTAGACTCCAAAAAACAAATTATTGCCTGTGGGACAGAACCAGCACAAGAAACATCAAACTCATAATTTTCTACAAAAGATTGCACTGTTCTTTTTAAGTCATAACCAAATTTTTCTGTGATTCTGTTCCTAATTTGATCCTTTGTGTATTTTTGCCTAGCATATAATATGGCTGCAGCAATTGCTTGTGCGCCTTTAATACCCTCTGGGTGGTTATGCGTTACTTCAGCACTTCTCTTAGCTTCTGCCATAAGAGTATCCATGTCATTAATAAGCCATGCTAATGCGCTTACACGCATTGCTGAACCATTGGCCCAACTATTATAAGGCTCGCTTTTTTCACTGTCAACCCATGCTATAAATGACCCACCATACCCAGCAAGCATATCTTGTTTTGCATACTCTTTTAAAGTTGCAGCATAATCTTTTTTATTTATATATGCATCAGCAATGGCCAATGTAAGCACAGAATCATCTGTCATTTTACATTGTTCATTAAATAATTCGAAATCTTTTGATTTGTGATTGAATCTCTCAAAACGAGATCCTATAATGTCACCTATTATTGCTCCTAACATAATTATTTCATTTTCATTAAAAAAAGTTCTGGATATATTCTTTTGTATGGCATTATTTTTTTTATTCCATTAACCCATTCATTTGCTAGTCTCATTCCCTCTTCTAAATCCCATCCTTTTATATTACAATTTCCATATTCTGTTGACCACACAGGAGTATAATTAAACTCATGAACACAAAACTTCCAAACCCATGTATCATTATGGTTTATATTGCCGCACAAAATTAAATACTCAGAATCTGGATTTCCATCAATAACTTGTTCAGTGAACATAAAGTTTTCAACTTGTCCCAATTGTCTTCTAACATCAATTTCTTCTTGCATTAATTTTCAATTTTAATTCTGACAACACTTAAATCGTCAGCGTTTATAATTTTATCCTTAAAAAGAATATTGTATTTTCTCTCAAGCATAATTGCGTTTTCAAGCAAAGATTCATCATTGATCAAAAAATCAATTGGGTCAATTTTTAGCTTTGACAATTCCGATTTCTTAAATGTGTTAATTCCATCGCTAGCAATTGAAACATTTTTTACTTTTTTAAAAAAATGAACTTCTGATTTTTGAGAGAACCACTTTTCAAAATCTGAATAGTTTTGAAGAAGGTGTAGGTCGTAAGCGATATAATCTGGTCTGTTATCCCCACTTTCCATTTCAATAAAACGTGTGTTTTGTATGGTGTGTTGTACTCCATCCACACTATAAAAGCCATCACCAAATGCGCATATAATGCAATCGTTTGTATTTTTATCAATTCCACATATTATCATGGTAGATAATAATTCGTTTGTGGTGAGTTCCAATAAATTTTGGGTCTGAATAATTTTTCTAGCCATCATATGAATAATGAACTTAACATTATTTACAAGATTACCGCCAGGTACATCAATGTGAGAAGCCATATTTGTTGTCACCTCTCTAAAAGTTTTTGAAAACAAACTAGAAGCAAAATGACTTTCTTCACCGCCAGAACAACCATCAAATACAGCGAAGTATACAAAGTTATTTGCGTCAGCGATTCTAAGAGCATCCTGGCAATTTACAGAATGTTCAAAATCAGCACCACGCTTTAATAATTTTTTTATTATAATTTTTGCGCCACCTTTTTGCGGCTCAATTTGAACTAAGTTTAAATCAGCTTCCATTTCAAAATAAAAATTCAAAAAAAAAGGAGAGGCGACACCTCCCCTTTTTAAGGTTAAAAAAACAACTTAAAACGTTGGAGCAGATACACCACCGCCAGTACTAACGCTGGTCACAGAACTTGAAATAAACGCAATCATTTTACGAATTTCGTCGGCTGTTGTACCAACCCTACCAAGATGTTTGATGTTCATCTCTCTTTGAGCGTCTTCAAAACGACCAGATGATCCTACACCAAAAAGAATTGATTCGAAGCTAAAAATATTACCCTCATCTTTTTGAAGTTCAGCAATCATGTTTTTAACTTCTGCAGCACTTCCTGGTTCTGAATCATTATCGTCACCATCTGTGATAACAAATAAAAGAGTCTTAACGTTAATACCACCCTGTTCAAGAGAAGCTCTATAGCTAAGTGCGTTTTTAAGTGCAACTTTTACACCTTCGTAAAGTTTTGTCGAGCCATTATTTCTTCCGTGTACTTTGCTGCTTAAATCGACGTGTTGCAATTCTGAAATTGGTTTAAAACCATGTGCAACTTCTACAATTTGATTAAAATCCACTCTAGACACAAATAATTTATCTTTAGCGTGTGATTTCTGCATTCTTTCAGTGAATTCGTTAAGTGCACTGTTTAACTCTTTAACGCAGGCCACAATTGAGCCTGATACGTCGCAAACAAAAACCGCATTTATAACTTCTTCTACTTCAACCTTGTTTGGGTCGTAATTGTCATTGTAATCGTAGCTATCTACGTCCTGTTGACTTTTTTGTGATGTTTCTGACATTGTATTTTTTTTAAATAAATAATTAATTGATTAAACTAACGAGTGAGCTGGTGAAACTTGACCAATTGGGTCAGTTGATTTTGCAAAACGAACACCTTGTTTTCTTGCATCGTCGTAAATTGGTTGTGCGATAACATCAAATGTCAAAGATGGATTTGATGGGACTGGTCCGCCGCCAACACTTGACATACAATCTTCAAGTACAACGATTTTGTTGGCTAATTCAGGAGCATATTTTAATGCTTGTTTTAAAGTGGTAGCAACGCAATGAGATTTTGCTTGACCTGCAAGATACACATTGTCATACTCTGAAAGAGTTTTAAGCAATGGCATGTTTAATTGCGTTTCGTTTGCGTTTGGAATTGGAACTTGTGCTGCAAAAGCACCGAAGTGTTCCGTAAGTTTGTTTGTACCTTTGGTAACGAATCTGCATCCTTTACCAGTTTTTTCCCAAGCTTTAATAGCTTCAAAAACAACTTCGTCAAGAGCATGCCCCTTAGAGGCGATAAGGCAATGTGTTGGCCAAATTAAGTGAGGAAATTCGCCTTGTTTTTCTAACTCGTCCAAGTAAGCTAATACTTTTACAGGACTATCAAAACGTGGTGTCCAATCGCCATCACGAACAGATTTTGCACTGATTAACGTGAAAGGGTTTGGATCATTCCCATCTTTGTCCATCCAGAAAGATGGGTGGGCAATATCGTTAAGGTGATGTGAATCCAATGTAGCAGCCATGTAGCTGATTTCGTTGGTATTTTTAAGAATGAATTTTGCCAGTCTTTGATTGTCTTCCACTGAACCTGGAACAAAAAGAGCTCCAGCAGGGTTACAAAAATCATACTGAGCGTCAATGATAAGCAGTGCGTTCTTTTTCATGATTTGGTTTTTTATTAGTGATTAATTTAATGTTATACGTTTTAATTTTAAAAAGGTTTCAACTATTTAAGTAAAATTTGAATTGGAAGTACTTTCCAATAATGTTCACATTTTGGACATTTAAACCCTCCACTATTACAACCATAAGCTGTGTGAAAAAATCTACACCAAAATTTACTTTTAAATATTATATCTATTTTCATATTGTAAAGTTACTACTTTTTTGTAAATCTTGCAATACTTTTATTTCTTCTTCTGAAACGTTATTCGGAACGTCTACATCTATTTCAACTAATAAATTTCCAATTTGTCCTGGAAATTGTATAGACCCCAAACCCTTACCCTTTATTTGAAATACACTATTAACCTTTGAATAAGGTGGTATATCAAAAGCTACACTCTTTTCTAGAGTAGGTATTATTACTTTTTTGCCAAGTATAATGTCTGGAAAATTAACCTTAATTTTATACACTATGTTGTCGCCCTCTCTTTTGAATTTTGGGTGTTCTAATTCTTGTATTTGTATAAAAAGATTTCCTGGTATACTATTATCCATTTCACTTTCATGGCCATATCCAGCAAGAGAGCATCTCCAACCAGTAAAAACACCAGCTGGAAAAAACACACCAACCTTTGTTTCTTTTTCTAAAAGCCCTTCGCCATAACATTCTGTGCATTTAACAGTTGGAAGTTTACCCTTTCCACCACAATGATCGCATGGTTGAATTGTCACCATATTAAAGGCGTGTATAAGAACCTGTAGCCTTCCAGAACCGCCACACTTTGAGCAATTTGTTAAATTTGCGCCGTCCTTAGAACCATTACCTTTACAAGAGGCGCACTTGCATCGCTTTGTGTAAACAACTTCTTTGTTGACACCTTTTTGAATATCTTCCAGAGATAAAAACATGCGCATTTGAATGTGTTCACCTTGGTATTGCTGTGCGTTTTGCGCAGCATGTCTAGAACCAAAGGCTCCTCTAAATTGATTTAAAATATCATCCATGCCTCCAGCATGAAAACCGCCTCCCTGAGATCTGCCTTTTGGATCCCCAAACAAATCAAAATTACTTTTCTTTTCTTCGTCTGAAAGTACTTCGTAGGCCTCTGCTATTTTTTTAAATTTTTCTTCAGCAGTTTTATCTTCTGGGTTTTTATCAGGGTGATATTTTATCGCAAGTTTTCGATAAGCTTTTTTAATCTCTTCTTGAGAAGCCGATTTTTCTATACCAAGTATTTCATAATAATTGTCCGCCATTATTGGAAAAAATTAAATAGTTCTTTTTGTTTTTTTGTTTTACCAGTATTTTCAACGTGATTGATAGTTATTTTTTTCCCTTTAATAGTTAAAGCAGAAAGCTTGCCGCCAGACACACATCCAGTGTCAATACAAATTTTATTTTTAAACCTAGATACCTCTTTCGTCATTACGTGTCCAAAGATATGAAATTTATAATTATCATTTGCCTCAATTCTTAAATAAGCTGTTCTTAAATCAAATTCATACATAAAAGAACTAAAATCTTCAAAATCAGATTGTTTAGGATATCTAAAATCTCTAGCAGCCTTCAAGGAAGCATCGTTAATCTTTCCAAGATGCTTCGACTCACATGGTGCGTGTGTAGCTATGAAATCTTTATGCACAAAAAAACTTTTCATGTTTTCAACCACAGCAAAAAACTTTTCTCGCACTTCAGTGATGCGTTTTATTTCTTGTGGAGTTGGAACTGGGTTTTCTCTATAATATTCTTCTAAAAAATCCTCTTTAGAAGAAACAATTTCTTTTTCCTCAATAGAGTAAATGTATTTTTCATACAATTTATCCTCATCTGGTTTTTGATATTCTTTTAAAAGCTCGTATGTTTCAAAATACTCTTTTCTAAGTTCTGGAGTTGAATCTTTTGTGCTGGCTAGTTTTTTTAACAATCTGTAAACGAAAGATTCGTGGTTTCCAAGAACCATGAAAAAAACACCAATGTTGGCATAAGCAAACTCGATAACGCCAATTATGTCATACCCCTTGTCAACAAGATCTCCAATAAGCACAACTTTTTTACCTTCTGGGTGACTAACCCTCATATCTTCACCTATAACAAAACCATTTAAAATTAACAATTCTTTAAATTCATCAAGACAACCATGAATATCTCCTATTAAAACATATTCTGGGCCATCTGGTAGCGTAAATTGATCTGTGTGGATATAATCATCCAAACTAAAATCTGAATACGCCCTAGATGTTATTGTGTCTACTTTGTGATATTTTTCTTTTTGAATTTGACCAGACATTAATTGTCTAATTTTCTTTTTTTGAGGCCCTTTTATTTGAACCTTCTCACCAGAAAGATCAATATAAAAATGCTCCTCAACTGGAAGGTCAAAGATGAAAGCGTGTATTTTATAACCATTGTCTTCTGCAATAATAGAAACTTGCAATCTAAAATTTTCATCCATTGCATCGCAATCTAAAATGATAAAGTCAGCAGATACAGGGTATCTAGCAGAGCTTTCTAACATGGAAACAGATGCTTTTTGTGCCATATAAGAGAATTCTGTCCTCTCCTTACTTTGACCATCAGTGATTGTTTCAAGAATTTTATCTTGTTCAATATTTACAACAGAAATTTGTTTCCCTTGACTTGAAAAGGATTTAATTTTTGGAACCAAATGCGTTTTAGCAAAATTGCTTTTACCTGATCCGTCTAAACCTATGAGTAGTATAATAGTATGTAAGCTAAAAACAATTTCTTTGTCTTTAGTTGTTATTGTTTTTGGCTTGCCCTGTACAGAAATTAATGTCATAATATTTGTTATACGTAAAAAAACAAAAAAGGTTATTGTTTTTCACGAAATAAAACTTCTCCGCCAATAACCGCATATGTAACAACAACATCTTTAAATAACAACACTTCAGATTTAACTCCATCTGGAATTGTAGCGTATCTTGTTTTAGCTATACCAGTTGTTGTAATTAATGTTTTTGATATTTTTTTTACTTTTGCCTCGGAAAGATTAAAACCCACTTTGCAAGCAGTCATTAAACTAGTTAAAGAACTTATCTTTTTTTCAATTGCGGCTGTTTTCTTTTTTGCTTGAAGTGCTGTTTTTTCGTTGTATAGTTCTAGCCATCTTTTTTCAGATTGGGTACTCTTAAAAGAAATTTTTATAGACATAGTGCGATTATTTGTGGCAAATATAACAATTTTACCTCACATAATCAACAAAAACCCAGACAAATATTATACAGAAATTTTTATATATTTTGACGGAACCTCATCTGTAAGATACACGCCATTATCTGAAAGAAAAAAATCGAATCCATCAGCTAACATTTTTTTACAATCAACTTCTAAAACAATTGCTTTACCACGTCTAGAACCTACACTTATTGCGGTTTCTTTATCTTTGCTTAAATGAACATGATGCCTTTTTTGTTTTGTAAGACCTTGTTTTTTTATAGAATCAAAAAATTTATCAACAGTTCCATGATAAAGAATTACTGGAGGGACAATCTTTTTAAATTTTATATCCACCTCTGCTGTGTGACCCTGATTTGCTTTTATTTTTGTAAAATCTTCATTAAAAGAAAAACGTTGTTTGTCGTTTTCGGCAACAACCTCTTTCAAGTCTTCCAAGCTAAACTCTATTTTTTGTTTAGCTTTTTCAATAAGTTCAGACACATTTGCCCAACCGTCTTTTTCAAGTACAATTCCCAAATTTTCTGGTTTATGACGTAGCCAATAAGAAAGCGATTTGCTAAGATTCTTTTGTTGTTCCTTGTTCATGTATGTATTTTTTATTTTCATCCATATAATCCTTTAAAGGAAGATCATTTGGAGCTTGCTGAAAAGGGTTTTCTATTTCATTACTAATAACTTCAATTCCGCCAATCACAAAATAAATAAACATTGCAAATGGTATTGAACCATAACCAAACTCATGAAATAAACCAAGAGGTAAACTTAAAATATAGGACATGATTGAAATTTTAATATGTAGAGAATATGACTGTGGAATTGGCGTATCTTTAATTCTTTCTACAGAGGTAAAAATAGCCAAAATATCTATTTTGTGTTTTTCAACCATACTTAAATTTATAGCACTTTGATCTACTTTGAAATAGTCGTCCAACAAATTTAAGTTTTTTAAAAATGCATTTTTACATGCAGAAATTTCTTTTACACTTATTGAGGCGCAATAATCAAAAAAACTTTCATTTATTTTTAACAATGCAGAATCTGATTCCTGTTTATTATATTTTATTTGTATAGTTTTTAAGTATAGTATTGCAGCATGAAATGAGGCAAAAAGCTTTCTTGCCTCCCACCATCTATCATATGCTGTACTCACTCTAAACACAAGTAATAAACCAATAACCACACCAACCACACTATGAAAAGTATTTGGAAGCACCTGTTCTTTTATGCCAAGTTTTTCAAGTATTAAATAAATGACCAGCAATATAAAGCCAATTATACACGTTTTCTTCAACAATGTAAACAAATACACGCTTGGTTGTGCAAAAAGCACTACAAGCCAACTTTTACTATGTTTAACCTCTTGTTCTTTTAACCAAGAAGTTAGCAAATTATCTTTTATCATTTTTTATTTCTCTTTTTTAAAATTTTATTTACCTCGTTAATTACTGTTTGCAAGGAGTCTTCTCCGATGCCATTAATTATCGTGTGCTTTATGCCATGCTTTTTTAAAAATTTTTTAATTTTTTCATCAACTTTTTTAGCGCCATCCAAGTTTTGATATCGTCCCTCTTGTTCGTATTCGGCACTTGGATCTCTTTCAATATAAAAGTTTAGATTTTTGTATTTTTTAAATTCTTTTAAAATTAAACCTCTAAGAAATTTACATTCAGTCTTATCATATATGGCAGAAAGAATAATTGGAGAATCTGTAACAGTAACCTCTACATCATCTTTTAGTGTAAACAATTGAAATTGTTGTTTTGCAAATATATATATTTGACTTTGAACGGCTTTTAAAGCTTGTTCTCTTAATTTCTTTTTTATATACTCAGGCGAAACTTCGCAACTAACATATTTCCTTTTAAGCGCTGAGAATAAATCTGATGTTATAATAGATTTTCCAACGCCTGGGCCACCTATAAGATTTACTACAATGGCTTTTTTTATTTTTTTTGAGTTTACTTCTTTGTTTACGTTCATTTGTTATTTTTTTATATCCCTAAGTTTAGCTGCCAACTCAAATCTTTCTTTTTCAACTGAGTTTTCAGAAATTTTTTGCAGTCTTGGTTTTTCTTTAGAAAATTTTTGTTCGGCGATATTTTTAAACAATTCAAATTTTATGTTTGGCCCAGTTCCAAATATTTGTTCTAGATCATACAAAACGCCAATATCCAAAATTATAAAACCTATTTTTGTTCTACTTAGCTTTTTCTTTATTGCTTCGTATGTCATTGTTGTTGAAAAAACGAATGCGCTTTCATTTATTTTTTCAACACTAATAGCTCCTTCTGAAAAAAGCATAGCTTGTATTACCGCCATTGATGCCTTTGTTGGATTTGTGATTTTTTCTTGACAAGAAATGAAAATAAAAAAATTCATATCTTCTTCTTTAATCGGTTCCATAAGTAACAAAATTATTTTTTAATTTTAAAATACAATTTATGATTCTTATTTTTAAAAGCTAGGTTTTTGTTACTGAATTGTTCTATTCCAGTAAGCTCAAACACAATTTCATCTTTTAAATCAATTGGGTACTCATAAAGAGTTTCTATGGTCGGAACTTCAACTTCTAAAGTGACCAAACAAATACCATGATAGGCATCTATTTCAAACTTAAACCCTTTATGTTTTATGACATATCTTGTTTTTTCAATTACAAGACCATCACTCTTATACTGAGAATAAATCTTTTCAAACGTTTTTTTTGTAATTGTTCTCTCGTCTTCCAGACATGAACCCAAACTAATCTGAGGGCCCTTAATGGTGTGTATGTACTTAACTTTTAAAGTTTTTGCATTTTGAGAAATGCGAAATCTTTGCCATTTACCTTCAATTTTAAAATAATACTGAACAATATTCAGAACGTCATGTTTCTGTTTGGATAAAATTGCTTTTGGCAATCTTTTTAGTAAAAATTTTCTTTCTGTTTCTGTCGGAATTTCTTTTTTATTTTTTTCCATTTATATTTCAAGAATTATCTTGCATTTGTTATACGTATAAAATTAAAAAAAGTTGCAGGAATTACCTGCAACTTTTTAATATAGTAAAGGATTCTTATTATAAGAACCTTCTTTAATCAAGTTAAGCAAAGCGTTTATTCTTTGAAAGGAGTTTTCTTTTCCAAGAACCCACATAATATATGCGTTTGTGGGACCTGGCATTCCACCTGTAAGAGCTTTTCTTAAGTCTGGCCCAATGTACTTCATTTGAGTATCCAAACCATGCGCAGTGGCCTCTAATTCATTATGAATAGTTTTTTCATTCCATTCAATATCCTTTGTTAAGAACACGTTCATAACACTAGAAAATTCTTCAGGGAACTTTATAGTTAAAGCAGAAGTAAAAACAACATCCCCAAAAAAATAAATAATATTTGAAACCAATTCTTTTCCAAAATTAGCTCTTTCTTTAGCTGCTATTGCAATAGCCACATTTTTTTCATCATCGTATTTGTAAGGGAAAAACTCAACTTCAGGAGCAATATAATTGTTGAATAACTCCAAGTTGTCCAAAGAGCGTATGTATGCAGCATTAAAACTAGTTGCCTTTTTAATGTCAAACATGGCGCTAGCGTTATTAATCCTTTCAAGAGTAAACAAATCTACCAATTCTTCCTTTGTAAAATGCTCTTTTTCTCCTCCAGGATTCCACCCAGTCAAAGACAAAGCGTTTAAAAGCGGAAGTGGATCAAATCCATACTCATTTAAACCTTCATAGTGAATATCAACACCATTTTCGTCTTTTGTATCAACTCCAAGAGGAAAAATTGGAAACTTGTAATTGGCCACCTCACGCTTGCTTAACTTTTTTCCATCTGGCCCATTAACAAGCGGCAAATGACAAAACGTTGGTTTGTCCCAACCAAGCGCATCATATATAAGCACATGTAAAGGCGTACTTGATAACCACTCTACGCCACGAATCACATGTGTGATTTCCATAAAGTGATCATCGACCACGTTTGCAATATGATAAGCTGGGAAGCCATCGGCTTTAATCAAAACCTCGTCTTGCAAGTTGTTTGTATTGAAACTTACGCTGTCACGAACAGAATCGCTAAAAGACACATCAACGCCTTTTGACATCTTGAATCTTATTACATAAGACACACCTGAATCAAAAGCGCTTTTCAATTCTTCTTCAGACATGCTTAAAGAATTTTTAAGTCTATCTCTTGAAAAACAATTATATGCAAATTTTTTCTTTGTACCTTCAAATGATTTTCTAAGGCCATCCAACTCTTCTTCTGTGTCAAATGCATAATAAGCGTGACCAGACTCAACCAATTTAAGAGCGTGTTCTTTGTAAAGAGCCAATCTTTCTGATTGTCTATAAGGGCCTTTGTCTCCACCAATACCATAACCTTCATTTGGGCTTATACCCATCCAAGCCAGAACATCAATAATGTATTGTTCTGACTCAGGAACATAACGAGTCATATCAGTATCTTCTATACGAAGAATGAAATCGCCACCATGCTTTTTTGCAAATAGGTAGTTGTATAGGGCTGTACGAATACCGCCAATATGTTGAAATCCTGTGGGTGAATTATGAAGGGGCGTATCTCACACGGACACGCCCCTTACCATCTTTTATATTGTTTGACATAGCTTTTTTATTGTTATACGCAAATTTAACTAAAAGGTTGCTAATATTTAGCTCTAAAACACAACAAAGTATCTATTGCATCTTGAAGAGCGTCGTGGGTTACTTGTCGATTTATACCAGCCCTTTTTAAACATTCATCAAGGCTTGGTAATTTCTTATCTGTTTTCCAGTCCACATAAAGCATAGAAGGATCCAAATAGCGTCTTTCGCAAAGATATGTTATATCTTCTCTCCATGTGAGTAATTGTTCTAAAAACACTTTATCAAACACAGCAAAATTTTTCCCAGCAATATTTATTGTGTTATCTATTCCGTTTTCTTTAACCCAATTAAGAAAACTTACGCACATTGCACCAGGAGTTAAAATATTGTGTTCTTCGGCAATCTTTTTACCATCTTCATAATTCTTTGCGCCCTCAAATTTAGCCAAAATATCAAAGATACGCTTATTCATATTAATGGCAAATGCGCTTCCTGTATAAGAGTCATGTCTAACTATACATTTAAACTTTGGAAGTTCTTCTATTGGCAAAGGATTAGCACTATCTTCTATAACAGCGCCAAATTCAAGAATCTGATTGTTTTCTGGATCTATTCCAGATGTTTCTATATCAATTACTACATACTTAAGCCCCATAATTATAATATTTTATATTGTGAATTTTTAATTTCTACTTTGTCTAAAACCAAGCCTTCTTTTATTGCTTGCTTAAATAAATTTAATGCATCTTGTTTTTTTATAACAATTACTTTAACTGATTTAATATTTTTTCTTACCCATTGAATTTTTTTCCACTGAATGTCTGTTAATTTACCTTTACCATTTGAAGTTTTGCCTTTACACACTGATAAAGTAAATGGGCTTTTTATTTCTATATAATTTTTATCCGTGTCAAAGTCTGGAACATATTGTCCAAATGGTGTTTTTATTTTTTTTCTATTCGGCTTAGGTAAAATTTTTCCTTCATTTGTAAGTTTTTGAATATATGCTACTTCATATGAACCTAAAACTTTACCAATTTTAGTATTAAAAGTTCTTGATTTACCTATTATTGGAAGTCTGTCGTTTTCATCCCAAGCTTTTAATCCACTTTCTGAAATTTGTTTTTTAGAACTTTTAGTATGTCTTTTTCCAGTAAATCCTTTGGTTGGCCCATACACCTTTCTGATTTTTAAAGAAATCTCTGATCTTGTATTCTTTTTAACACCCCACTTATTTAACCAATAAGTCATACAAGTATCTGATCTGTTAAAAATAGAGCCTATATATTTAGCACCCCTTTTTTCAATTGTGTAAAGTCTTATTATTTCTTTTTTTTCTTTATCTGTAAACTTAGTTTTATTTGGACCTTTCTCTCTTAATTTTATTCTATTTTTTTCTAAATAATATTTAGCAAGTGATCTGGAAATTTTTAATTTTTGACATACATGTGAAAGTTCTTTTCCTTCTTTAACATAAAGTTCAATTAGTAATTTTTCATTTGTGGGTTTTCTTGTTTTATTTTTAGAAAAATCAAACGGTGTTTTTCTTAGCTCAATACCATTTATAATAATCCATTTTTTTATAGTGGCTGGAGTAAATTTTGTATTTTTAGCTATTTTATAAATACTAACTCCAGAATTGTATTCTCTTACAAAGAGATTAATATCTTTTTTGGAAACTTTATTTATCATGTTTTTTATTATAAATATGATAAAATTTTAGTTTCAACATCTATTACGACATATTTCATATCTAGGATTTTTAGTGTAGACAAATATACTAAAAAAACCTAGATATTAAAAAAATTATTTTATAAAAATGTCATAAAATAATTTTGAAGCAATGGTGTTCCAACCCTTAGATTTTGACATTTCCATTAAACAAACATATTCTCCAAAAACATTGTTTATCTTTTTTTGATTGTTTATGAATGTTTTTTTATCAGAATTTTTATCAAAAGATTTGGTAATGGCGATTAACAATTTGTCGTCAACATCCTGTATAGGCAATTTAGAATCTCTGTAAATTTTATTTAAATAATCCACATAATCTTTGCTTTCTTTTAAACCTAAACCCATAATTTCTTTATAAGCTTTTACTGCCCCAAGTAACTGACCTGTTTTAATGAATTCAAACAATTGACTATCTATTGTCATAGTTGTCGAATTTGATTTTATGGTGCTTAAAACAGCTTGTTCTACGCTAACTGGTTGGATTCTAGATCTTGTTGGCGTGATTGTTTTTAAAGCAGAAAAAAACTTTCCATGTGTTTTTATAAATTTATCTTCAAGAATTTTAAATCTTTCTTTGTTAACTGGACTATTTGTTTTTGTGTTTTTCCACACAACACCTTCCTCTTTCTTTTCAGAATTTTGAATTCTGGTGTATTTTTTGTTACCAACTGAAACAATTATAGTTGCAACTTTTTCTGTGTTATTTTTTAATACTATTTTCATATTTTTTTTAATTACCGTTCATAAAACCTTTAGCTGGAATTGTTTTTAGCAAAAACTTTAAAGTCTCAACTGTGCCACAACCGCCAAGTTCGGAAAACTCAATTGGTTCACCATTCACTCTGCCAATATAAAAACCACCTTTATAGCCGTAAACTATAAAGCCATGATCATGGTCACCCAAATCAAAGCAATCCTCAAATAAAGCCATAATTTTGGTGTTATTACTGATCTGGGTAAATGTGGCTGAGTGCAAATCTAGTCTTAAATGCTCTTTTCCATGCTCCATTAACTCTGGATTTTCTTGACCTAAACGTGTTCTAACAAAAATCTCCAATTCTTCATCGGTGCATTGTTTCACGTAATCAATATTTTTTGATTTCATGTGTTTTGTTTTTAATTTTAATTACCAAATTTACAATTACAATCACTGCAAACATAACCATTGTATCCATGCGATGAATGATCTGCCACTTGAGCAATATTTGTGCTATCACAATTTGGACAAGCGCCAAAAAAATAAAAGCAAATTTTTTTAATTATTACTTTCATCAAAATAAACTTAGCCCTCCAGTGATTGGATCAATTTCACTATCCCACGCTGGACCTATAGCGCAACAAGTTACTGTTGGCTCGCCATTAAATTCTGTATTGCCAGCATCAGTAATTAATGCACAAGGAAGACCTTTGTCTTTAGCTTGATTGTAAACGACCATTAACTCTTCTAGTGTATTTACACAGGTAGTTATTTTTGTAAATCTACCAGTAATCCATTCGTGGATGGCGCTTCCGTTTTTTGTTTTTAACGTAAACGTTGAACCTTTCGAAGAACTATCTTCTGACATCTCGTTTAACAATGCTGCCAATGCTGCGTGGGCACCTTGAGAAATAAGTTTTCCAGTCCTAACTTTTTCGCCCTTAACATTTTTAAGATCTTTACGCATCACAATAACTTGCTTGCTTACTCTAGACATTTTGACCCCTTTCTTTTTGAAACATTTTTTACCCACTTCACATTTCCTCTAGCTATAGAATTAATTATATCTTGAGCGGAGATACCAAAAGTCTCTACTAGAGAAATTACATTTTGAATTGTATCTGCAGCTTCATCGCAAATATTTTGTTTAATAGCTTCTTCTGTGTCTTCCACGGAAAGAACTTTTCTTCCAGTTACCTTGTTTATTTCTTTTGCAAGCTCTCCAGACTCTTCAAATAATTTGGAAAGTCTTTTTGAATGATCGGCTGGATCTATTTTGTTAATCTCCACAATTTCGTTAAACACTGTTTCAAAAGTTGGTTTATCAGTTTGATTGAACGAATTTTTCAAAGCAATCATATCGCTTTCTGACACATGATTCTTAACCACCAAGCCATTATGAACCCAAAGCTCAGCATTATATTTAGCATGATCTTTTACATTACCAAGATCGCCGTTTGTAATTAATAGATTATAGTTTTTCATAGCTTACAAATTTACATTAATTTTTTATCATATGCAATAAATTTTACAACTTCCAAAATATTACACTATTTATTAATAAAAAATGGAAAAACAGTGTATAGGATGTAAGATTCCAAAAAAACTAGAAGAATTTTATTTTAAAAAAACCAGCAATTATCACAGCTCTTATTGCAAAGAATGTGAAAGAGAAAATTCTAAAAAATATAGAATTGTTAAAAAAGAACAATGTAAAATTTACAACAAACAATATAAAGAAAATAAAAAACAAGAATTAATAGAAAAAAACAAAATTTACTATCAAAAAAATAAAGAAAAAAGAACAGAATATAGTCAAAAATATCATGCCAACAACAGAGAAATAAACAACGAAAAAAACAGACAAAGAAGCAAAAAGTTGTCTAGCAAATTAAAAAGAAATGAACGTTTGAGAAACAGAAAGAAAAACGACATTATTTTCAAATTAAGATGTGATATTTCTAGAACTATATGTGATTCTTTCAAAAAAAACAATTTAAAAAAAACCAATAAGAGCACATCAATATTAGGGTGTACTTTTCCAGAATTTAAAATATTTTTAGAAAGCCAGTTTGAGGTTTGGATGAATTGGTCTAATCATGGGTGTTATACTAAAAAAACAAAAACATGGCAATTAGATCATATTATACCAATTTCTTCAGCTAAAACTAAGGAGGATTTAATAAGGTTAAATCATTTTTCTAATTTTAGACCTCTTGAGTCTTTGGAAAACTTATTAAAATCTAATAAAAAAATTACTCTGTAATTACAACTAACTGGTGACATTCCGTAAGGTCTGGGATTTCCATTTTTCTTGAATACTTTTCAATCACAGATGATTTTACCTGGAACTCCTCATCTCTCTCTCTATTTCTTTTTAAAGCATCTGATACAGAACAATCAATATACACAATCTTAATCTTTGCCCTGTATTCCGTGGCAATATCAATAATTGTAGCCCTTTGTTGAGCTGTCATATTTGTTCCATTCCAAAGAACATCTTGTTTTTTTCTGAGATTCTTTTTCAATTCCTCTTTAGCCTCTTGCATAACAAAGCCTTGAGCATCCTTATCATCCCAAGCTATTTTGTGCACTTTTCGAATAGCATCAAGTTCAATGATTGGCCCAGACCAATTTTTTCTTATCCAAGTATTCTTGCCGCTAGCTGGAAGACCACAAAGAACAACCACCCAGCCACCCTCTGGCTCCCATATCTCTTTGCCAGGGTAATCTCCATTCTTAAAATAGTGAAGTCTCGCCCAATCGCTTGTAAATTGATATGGCGATGTTAAACAGCTTAGATTCTCAGCTCTTTCTTTGAAGAATTCTATTTTAAATAAACAGTCTTCAAGATCTGAACAAATTCTCCCACGGAAATCGCATTGAGCAAATGTGGCAATGTCTTCAACGTTGCAACGAAGAGATGCTTTAATAACTGACATGTCTGGGTCTTCTTTGTCTTCGTTCCAGATAGGCAATCCATGGTATTTTATAAGTCCTGCAATTTCTTCTCTGTCCTTGTAGCTAAAATTGGCCCACATAAGATCACGGAACATTTTTTCGCCATATACAGCATGCTTTGGAGCTCTCCAATCAAATTCGCCTGTGTATTGGTCCGCTTCCCAAACTGTTGTGTCTGGTTTGGCTATATCGTGGAAAATGGCAGTCCAATCTAAAAGCATTTTTGCTCTATCAGATAGTGGTAATTTTTCAACCTCCGCTTTAACCATTTGAGTATGGACATAAACATCTCCTTCAGCGTGATGAATCTCGCTTTGCTTGGTCGATTTCATTCTTTCGAATAACTCCAACACTTCCTTACTAAATGGATGATATGACTCTAATGGCTTCATTTTTTAATCTTCGTCTTGGTCTTTTAATTCTTTTTTAATATCAACAATTTTTCCTTTTGTTTTTAAATAATCTTGCAAATAATGAAATACACAATCTCTATCATGCCCAGAATTTAAACGATCCACATGAAAAGCAAAATCTAACACGTTAATTTGTATATTTTTATTTTCTTTTTTATTCATAATTTATATCTTTTGGATATGCATGCCAAAAAGAAACTGACACATTTTTTGGTTTAAATTTAAGCAAATAGTTCCATGGTTTGCTTGTAAAATCCCACTCCACAAAATCAAATTCAGTATAGCCTTGTATATTTTTAATTTTTTTTAAATTTATTTTTTTGTTGAGCTTTTTTAAAAATTTCTTTTCACTCTCTTCGCTTTTTTTGTTAAATTTAATGGCCAAATCAAAAACTTCTTGTTGACTACTTTCAGAACAATCATTAATCATCATATCACCATGTGTTAGCAATGCCCTCATATATATTTGATGGTACTCTATCATTTCTTCATAATAGCTATACATCAGACCATCATTTTTCATGACCTCTACCAACTTATCATATAAAGTTTGTTGAACTTTGCTTTTAACTGTTTTCATTTTGTCTCACTTTCAAGTTCTCGTCTGTAGTACTCATCTTCTATTTCGTGTAAGTCGATAAATGTTTTTCTAATTATTTCTTTCACATCGGTTCCTGGAAAACATTGTTCAATTTTACTTTCAATAGCTTTTCGCTGCTTTGTTCTATATAATATTTTACCGCTCCAATAAGGCCTGTAATTCTTTTTTAGTTCACATCTGTAAATACAAATCTGAGCTACGCATTGCGTGTAGTGTTTAGAGAGCAACTCCAAAGAAGGATTACCAAAGTTTATTTCTATTAATTCGTCGTAGTCGCTCATTTTATTTTCTTTCATCTGGTTCACCACAAAACAAACAATAATCCAATGCTGGATCTTCTATGTGATTGTATACGCAAACTCCCAAAGGGCTATCTTCACAATCCCAACTGCCAGCCGTATTCCACAAAGAATTAAATTCTGGCATTGAAGTTCTTACAATTTCCTCTATTTTTGAGTCTGCCCTCATTTTAATTAGCTCCTGCTCTTCTATTTGTTCTTTAATTGATTTCATGTTGTTAGTTGTTTTTAAATTATAAAATTTCAATTATTTTTTTACACAATGCTTTAGTTAATATCTCGCCCACTTCTTCTGAACACTCAAAATACTTTTTAGCAGTCTTGTTGCACAAATCTCCAATAGATTCAAACTCTATATCATACTCCACATAAAACCTCGAATAATTTACAAGATGTTCAAACTCGTTTAGTTCATTGTGGTAAACATGGCGCTTAAAGTAATCAAATTTTTCATCCAACTTATCCAATTCTTGTTTGCCATATTCTGTAAGTGCTATTTTCATTTTATTTAACTTATCATCCATTCAAAATCTTCTTTTGAAATATAGTGCATTGGAGAACCATATTGAAGTTCGAAGTGGTTCGTAAATTCTTCTTTTGTAAGAATATAAGGCTTCTCAGGATGAACCCTCTCTTTCTCTTCGTCAATCATTATGCCAAACATCACAAACTGATCATCGCCATACTTTGTAATTATTGTATCGCTCACATCAGTGTCATTTCCGATTAGGACTTTTCGTGTGCTGCTTGGGTTTGTAAATCTTCTTAGCATTATTTACTTTTTAAAAATTCATAAGCATTCCAATTATACTTGGTGTAATCAATTAATTTTGCTGGCTTCCAATTCTTTGTCCAATGCTCATCTGTTTTTACATGACCAGGGCGGACCAATTTCATCAAGTTATTAAATTCATTCCAATCAGTTTTAAGCACTCCGCTATTTGTCTCAAACCCATCAGCATTTCTTATTACAAAGCCTTCTGAAGCATCTTCTCCAGTTATTGTGTCATAGCCCCCAAGAAGACCTGGAGTGTTTATACTGTCTTCCCAAGACATTCCCAAATTAGCAATAAGCCAATTTCTAAAACAAATATTTTCATCAACTCCATCTTTTAAAAAGTCGATCAATGGAAATTTTACTTCTATAGTTGGAACCGTTGGAAAATCATAAAGCCCAGCATAAAACTGAACTTCTTCCCAGGAAAGCCAACGATCTTTTTCTCTCACTCCAAAAAGATAAAAATAAGATTCTAATTTTGAATAGCCGATGGTGTGTTCACCATACATGTTCTCTCCAAACAATTCAAGGTCGCCAAGATCATTTTTTAAAAGCTCCCAGCGCTGGATCATTGGTTTATCCCAAGGTAATTGAGAAGCGGCGGCGTGAGATCTGGCAAACAATCCGTATTTTGTATAGCAATCATTCTGCCCATCCAACTTCTCGCTCAAAATAAGCTTTTTCATATCAGCAAAAGCTTTTACATAACCATCTGGCATGAAACGATCATCAGAGGTTGTTCCCAACGAAATTTGAGCATGTAGGCTCCTGCAATATTTCTGTGATTCGTTCATTACTCTGGCTTTTTGGCCTTTCTAATATAACCTTCTTTTTCAAATGGTTCTATAAATACAACTTTTGGAATATTTCTACCAGCACCAGTCCATCTTGTAGCGAAGTGACCACTAACTCCAAAACCTTCATTTCTAATGCTTGTTATGTTCCACTTGCTATTTACAATTGTAATTGGGAAATTAAAATTATTTAAAACTTTTCCACTCTTTCTTGTGCCGTGTACTTTACCTGGCATAATAATTTCTTCCTGATTGTCAGACAAATAAAAGAAACACAAAAATTTGTAAACTGTTTCTTCTATATCTTTCACATCTTGATGCTCGAAATGTTCACAAAGCTCACCAGTGTTTCTATTTAAAAAATACATAATCCACTTCATGTGGCCCTCTCCTTTTTCTCTGGTCTTTGTTGTAAAATTAAACCCCAAATGAAACAAATTTATTATTTCTCCATGAATAACCATTCTAATTAAAACATTATCTGGAAGTATAAAAGTTACTTTTTGATCTTTCAAATTTTTAAAAAATGTCCAATCAAAATGTTCTCCTTTCTTGCTTATTTTTAATAAAGACAAATTTTCCAAAACAGATTCTGTTATAATATATGGCGTTTGATTTTCTTTTCTAACCAAATCATACAAAGTAGCTATTTTTGAAGATACCTTACTGTCAGGGTCATTCAATAATTTTTGCCACTCTGAAGAATGTGTAGCTTCTACAATTTCAAAAGCCAACTTATCATCAGTCAAAAAACGATATGCTATATGTTTGTGTATTACCATGTTTTACTTATACGCAAGAAAAACAAAAAGGTTTCTTTTTAACCTTTTTCTAAACCGTTAAATTCTCCTTGTTCAGGAGTGATTCTTTCTCTTAGTATTTTGTAATCTGCCACAAGTTCATCCATAGCCTCTATGGTTACAGAAGCAAGCAAGTCTGGTCCCAATTGTATACCTAACGTGTTACCATAGATACTTGTCTTAATATCTTCTTTTTTAATTACTACTACTGTTTTCATTTTTGTGTTATTATTGTCGGTTTAATTTCCCCTCCATCGACTGAAGCAAAGAGAGTAATTTTTTTTGTTTTTTTGCCATTCTCAACCAAATAAGCAATGGACCCGCAGCAAGCTGTAGATCCTACATGATTTTTATATTGAGTTTTGCACACATTGCACTCTACCCAAAAGTCTTTTTCTTGTTCCATTTTTTATAATTTTAATGCAGAAATTTGAACACACATACGAGAAACAAATTCGGCTTCTGGATCTGTGAACGACAACGAAAACTCTCCAATCATAAACAGATGTGAATTCACAAAAGAATATACAGCAGAGCAACTCTTAATCAAATATTGATGTCTTCTATAAGTTCTTATAATTATTGGAAACATTAAAGTTCCAATTCTGGTTTCATCATTTATTGTAACAACATTCAAAATCAACGAAGCCATTTCTTCTAATTTCATAGAAAGAGCATAAGATTCTTCAAAAGATAAATCTTCTAACAGCCCACTATCTTTCCAATTTTTATAGACTGGGCTTTGAGCCTTAATCCACTGCTCCGCTTTTAATGGTTCCATTATTCTGGCGTGTTTAAATATTCGTTCTCATCTTTGTATCGGTATAACGTCTGGCTATTATTAACTTTAATTGGACCAAATGAAAAAGGAATTCTCGCAGAAATAAAAGCCATCCTCTCTCTACCCTGTACAAACTTGTGTGCTGAATCAATTAATTCTTTTGAACTCCCTGGAGGAAGAACGTCTTTAATTTTATTGCGTAAATTTTTTTCCATTAATCAATTATTTTTATTTCGCTTAAACTGCTATATACTTTTTTAGCGCCATTCGTAAATTTAACTGTAAAAGTTTGCCAAGTTCTTTGTTCTGGCCACCAATCATTTGCTGCGTTTGATGGGCCTATGTCTTGCGAATGATGTTCTTCATTTACAGATTCAATGATAAGTTCAACCTCAACCTTCATGTCTGTCATGATAGACATCTTTTTTCCTTTGAGTAATTCTAAAACATCCATAACCTAAATTTTATACAAATTTAAGCCATTTTGTTGGAATAATAAAATCTGATTTTATATTTAACTCTTTTAGTATAGGATTTATACTTTCTACAATAATCCCAGAGTTTAAACCGTGCATTCCCCAGTACTTATCGACATCGTAAACCTCAACATCTCTTCCCTCAAGATCTCCAAATGCTTCAACGAAATCTATGCCTACACTAGAAAGGTCATCTTTCGTGGCAATTATTTTAGCAGGAACTGTTTGTTTTTTCATCTGTTATAAATATTGGCGTGATTAAAATGAATTATATTGTTATCTTCAGTCACATAATTGTTTACCATATGATGACACATATCTGCGGCCTTCATATCAATTGAGTCTTTTACAACTTTTGAAAACAACTTGTTTGAATCCTCAATGTCTGAGCTAGCTTTGAAATTAACACAACAGTATATGGCTTCATCAATTTCTGATATTATCATTCCAGTATAAAAACCTTTTAGGTCATACTTCTTTACAAACACGTCTGCGTTGCACCATATATAAACTGAGTCTGGTTTATCTCTAAGCAAATAAACAAGCTTAGAATCAACCATAAACCGTTTATGACCAATTAAACCATCTTCTGTACCATGACCAAGCATAACAACTCTATCATGATCTTTTATGGCTTTTTTTAAATTTTTATGCGAAACATTATCGTTGATTACAGTCCAATCTTTATCCGCATAGATTTCAGACAGAAATCTTGTAGTAAAATCTTTAGGATGTATGACTAGAGTTTTCATAATTATTTTTTAAGACATAAACAAATCACGATTGGCTTGGCTTTCACTTATTTATTTTTACTTTTATAATATTCATCATAAGTTATTTTTTTATCAGTTTTAAGCCATTCTTCATAAATTTTATTTTTATCATTGTTAGACTTTTCATCTTCTTCGTTGTTTTTTTCAGATGTTCTTTTATTGTTTTTCGAATATGAATCTAATGACACTTTTTTACCATCATTAAACAAGCTTAACAACTGGATAAAATAATCGGATTTGTTTTTTGGCACAACACAAGCAACGCTTTCTTTATCAATTAAAGATACTGATGCCACATTGCTTTCTTTAAGCTTGTTTATTTGTTTAGCATTAAACCATTTAAAATAAGAATTTCCATCACAATTAAAATCATTCCAAGAAACAAGAGTTATTTCTTCTTTATTTTCAAGTCTTATAATAAGCCATGCGCCTTCTCTGACACAATTTATACTAGTAGATACTATTATTTGTTTGTTTTTTGTTGGAATTACAGAAATAGAACTCCCATCAGAAATATCCCATAAATTCAAATTTCTATTTATGCTAGATCCTTCAAATTTTAAATTATCTAGTTTGATTTTATCTTCTATATCTACTGTGTTACCTTTTGCATCAATATAAATAGAGGTTAATACATCACCTTCCAATTCATTTCCATATGCGTTTTTTGCATTATAATAATATTTAGCAATCACATAATATGTTGTATCCATTGTTTTATTTGTTTCAAAATCAATTAACGAATCTTGTTTAATGATAGTTATATCAATTTTTATCGGAATAAAACTAAGTGGAAATTTCATTAATTTACGTGTGTCAGAAGTAAGTCTGTCACAAATAGAATTCAAAAGCCATTCATATTTTATGTTTTCTTGGCACCCAACACAAGTATATGATATTGTATCTTTTATATCTTTCCCATTTGACACAATAACCTTGCCGTTGTTTGTAATTAAATTATCCTGTTTGCTATTTTGCGAACAAGAAATAACAAACGCAAATAACACAAAAAATATATAGTTTTTTATTTTTTTCATAGTTTTTTATTTATTTATACGAAATTATCAAATAAAGGTTACAAAAAAACCAGGTTTAAAACTTAAACCTGGTTTTTAAATTACATAATATGTTTTTAAGCTATTTGCACTTGTTTTTTCAAATGTTTTCTCATAAGACTTTTTGCAGTATCTCTATAAATTGCTACAGTACGAGATTTTAATCCTGCTTGATTTTCTAAGAAAATTTCATTAGCAAAACGTAAAAAATCTTCATTAGAATGTTTTTTGTAAACACCGCTAGAAAACCAATAATTTGCAAACTCAAGTATTGCAGCACCATTTGGAGGGATACCCTTTTTTTCCGATGGAAACTCTTTTTCCCAAACAGATTCTACATTACTCATTAGATATTCAAGAAGATCTCTTCTTTCATAAAATTCACCACTTTCTGTAGCTTCTCCTTTTCTATAAGCATCTTTATTACTTACAAGGAATTCAATAATTGTAGAAACGCTGAATCCTCTTGGAAGAACATTTTTTACATCCTTTAAGTTTGAAGGATTTTTAAAAAAGTGATTCCAAATTATTTCATATACATTGCCTTTTTCTTTGTGGGCATGCATATACAAATGAGTGATATCAACCCAATCTAATTGTTTACCTGTTGTATTTAGATTTCTAAAATCTCTTGCAGCCTCAGTCATATTTAATACTACCTTGAAAATGCATTCAAATTCTTGTTCATCAGAAATTGATTCGTCCAGACAATAAGCCTCTACAAGGTGCCTACCATCAATTAGAATTTCTCTGCCTTTTTCGGACATTAATTTTTCTACAATTGGAAGTCTTAGAGATCCAGATTCTCTAATGGATTTACTCAAATCTTTGACGTTTTTTTCCACTTTCCAACGTTGCCAAACAGGCAAGTTTTCAGTTTTAATAAGTTCACGAAGTTTTGCTTTTGTAAAGCGTTTGATTTCAGGGCGAGCGCCCAAATTAGATGTTTTCATCTTTTTTTGTTTTATTTTTTGATTCTCATTTTTACACCGACGGAATCTTATCGTGGGGTTTCCCCGTGTGCCTTCTCCCTAAACAGGTCAAAGAAATTTTCAGACACTTATTTCTTCTCTGGTACAAATATACAACAATTAATTTAATTGTGCAAACTTTTTTTTGTTTTATATTTAAAAACCTATATATTTCTCATTATGAGCGCTAAAACAACCTATACAAAGATCAGCATAGCCCTGGACCCAGAGATCCTTAAAAAGCTAGATGAAGGGAACTTCAATAAATCAAAACTTATTGATTCACTCCTATCAGAATACTTCAAAAAACGAGAAAAAACCAATTCAAAACAAAAATAATTAACCTGATTATCAATTAGTTAAGTCAATTTGGTAAGATTAAAGCGAATTTTACTTTTTCTCCCATATTTATATTTAAATAAAAAAATCCATGGGAAGAAAAAAAATAAACACAGACAAGAAGAAACAAAAACTATCAATTACAATCTCTTCAGACAACGCTCAACAATTAAATGAGCTGCAGTTCACAAATAAATCAAAGCTGATCAATTGGTTGCTTTTAGAACATTTCGATATCTCTCAAAAAGGAAGTTTAGATGAAAACTAAAAATTATTGGAACAAATTAACCCAAGAAGAGGTGATAAGAAGAGCAACCATTACTCACAATGGTAAATATGATTATTCATTGGTTGTTTATACAAAAGAATCAGAAAAAATAAAGATAATTTGTCCAATTCATGGAGTTTTTGAGCAGTGCGCTGGAAAACATATGAAAAAAAGTATATGTCCAAAGTGTAACCACATATCAAAAGGAAATAAAAATAGTACACACTTAATTTGTAAAACATGCAAAATAGAAAAGCTAGTTTCAGAATTTACACTCAGAAAAGATTTAGATACTTATAGATTAAGTTGTAAAACTTGTATTTCAAAGAAAAAAAATAATTATTACAACAACAACTTAGAACACATAAAAAACAGAGTAAAAACATACAGAAAACACAATAAAGAAAAAAGAAATAAGTCACATAAAGAAAGAGTAAAAAATGATCCACTCTATAAGTTCATGTTTAACACAAGAAGCAACATAAGAACTGCGTTTAAAAGGAAAAATTTTAAAAAAAATTCAGGAACTGAAAAAATACTTGGTTGCTCTATTGAACAATTTAAAAAACATATAGAGTCTAAATTTGAATCGTGGATGAATTGGGAAAACAATGGCAAATATTCTAAAAACAAAAAAAGTTGGCAATTAGATCACATCATCCCTTTGTCAACTGCAAAAACAATAGATGATGTGATCAGATTAAATCATTATACAAATTTTCAGCCATTAGATGCACTAGAAAACATAAAAAAGGGAAATAAATTTTAATTTTTCTTCTTTTTGTTTTTCCATGGAGCATCTATCTCTCCACTCATAATACAACCGTATGGAAGCACTTCATCTACAACCTCACACAAATTAAATTGCTTAATTTGTTTTTTTATTTCATCCGCATTTTTATATGCAGATGGAAGCTCTGAAATGTCAATCTTACCAGAGTGAAATCTAGCATCAATCCCTTTAGTTTCCTCAAGGAAAATTTGCTCGTTAGTTTTTTCGCCCATTAGTTTTTTATGTGCGCTTCTAGACAAATTTCTACCTGCCCCATGAAGAGTAAAACCTAAATTGTTTTCATTGGTACCACCATCAACCAATAAAATTGATTGAGACATGTTTAAAGGAATGATTTGAGGACCCTTCACGTCTGGCATAAACTTCTTATCAACTGGAGTTGCCCCCTTAGCGTGATAAAACAAGTCCCCGTCCTTAAACACGAAGTTGTGTTCATTCCAAAAACGATTCAAAACGTCAATTTTAAGCTTTTTGGCGATCTCGTCATGAATCACTGAGTGATTTTCCTTTGTCCACTTACGGATGATTTGTAGAGCTTCCCAATAAGTAACACCTTCATCCGAATCTGATGGAATCCATGCGTTTTCAGGAGCGGTTTCTTTTGAAAGCTTCTTTCTGAATTTTTCCGCAATTTCCATACCAGTCTTATAAAGATTGGCACCAACTCCACGTGAACCGTGGTGAGTCACAATGACAGTTTCTCCAGTTCTCTTTAAACGTCCGACATACAAGAAGTGGTTACCGTCACCTTGTGTGCCAAGATGCTCTTTTGCCAACTTCATGCTTCTTTCAGTGTTCAAAAGATTGTTGTTTTCAAACTCAGACACAAGATCACGTGACATTCTAAAGTGATTCGATGAAGAACGACCACCTGGGCCAAAATGAGTTACTTTGGAGGCCATATCCAAAACGGTTTTAGGGTCAACCATACCAAAGTTAGTCAACATCACCGAACAACAAATATCTGCAGAGTGCCAAGATGGGTGGATTGCCTTTTCAGATACAACCACAGTACCAACTGGAACACTTTTTTCACCTGTAGGGCAAGCATCTGGCATAACCGCACCAGCAACCACTGTTGGGGTTTTCATAATCGTTGCCAACACTTTGTTCACACCCGCAAGATTTTCCTTTTCATCCTCAGTTTCCGCAACAAGGTTAACGTGATAGTTAACAGGGTTAGCGTGAGCTGGAATCATAACAGGTTCAACTGGAACACAGCTATTAGCGTATTCCAACAAAGCGTCACCAGACAAGTTGTTCATATTGATGTGAACAATTGCATCCTTAAACCAAGGAGCTGGCTTAAACCCTAACGCAATTAAATCTTTACCTGTTATCATAATTGTTTATTTATAAAATCAATAGCCTCTTTTTTTGTAAACCCAATCCAATTATTAAATCCTTTTCCACTTGGGCCACCCTCACAATCCAATGTCCAACCATATTCCACAGAAAACCTTGGAGCAAAAATCAAAAAAATTTCAGTGTAACCCTTGTCTATCAAAGGTTTTACCAAAACGTGATTTGGCTTTTTATTTCCCCTTACTGCAATCATAGTAAACAGTTATACGTACAAATCTACGAAAGGTTGCAATTATCCAGAAATAAACTCACTTATTTTTTCAACCAGAAGTGGCACATCGCAGTCATAAAATCCACATGAATTCATACCACCACATTCTATGATGTAATACTCGCCACCACAAAGAGCAACGTCCATAACAAATAAATCATGAGGCATAAACGCTTTGCAGCGATCCTCAACAAATTTTATCATGTCTTCTGGACAATCTTGTCTTGATTTATTTAATCTAAAATCTTTTCGATACAAACTGCTAGTAACAACTTTACCACCAATAATATAATTTCTCCACTCTTTTCTAATATTATATGGTGGGGAAACAATAATCTTTGTATTCTCGTCAAGAACAACATTTTCAAATTGTTGCATTCTTGATTTCCAGTCAACAATATCTTCGAAAGACATTACCTGACCAGCAAAACTTTTATCATCTGCGTCTGGTCGAATAAACCACAAACTTTCTTTGTCATGGTTTTGAGAAGAAAATTCTTTGAATGATGTGAGTTTCGCTTCGGAGTTTATCATGTATTCGCCCCACACAGAAAGGTATTTCTCCATTGAGAAGTTATCATTAAAGAAAACCCCTTTTGGTTTGTTATATTGATTATAAACGTTATTTATAAAGCTGATAGAACCATAATAAATATTGGTTTTATCATCTATTGTAAATTCTGGCAAATCTGGAGAAAAAGGAATTATTTTAACCCCCTCGAAAGGTATATTATTTGAATCACAACAAAACTTTATTTTATCAAAGTCGCTTTCAGAATAAAGATTGTTCTGTACAACCCATCTAATGTTTTTTTCCATAATTTTTACAAACTAGATTCAACACATTCAATCCACTTGTCAATTATTTCATCTTGGATTTCCGCATCTATTTGATCAAATTCGTCCGCAATTCCTCTTCTATCTGAAAGGTCATGAATTATTTTATAAACAATTTCTCTTGCTTTTGTACAAGGTTTTTTATCTTCTAAAATAAATTCGTAGTATTCTTTGCTATATTTATCTGAGTTCATGATTTATTCGCTTAACATTGCTACTGCTTTTTCTACATCGTGTTCTTTAAGCCCCTCAAGGCTTGAAGTTTTTATTTGTCTTGACTTCATATATTCATTTGTTACAATAGAAATATTGTCGTCAATAATTATAAAATCTTCGATGTCGTGATTTTCGGCAAGAATCTGTTTTATACCTTCTTCCTTTGTTGATCCTCTTAACCTTGTCCCAATTATGGTCCCAGCTGTAACACCCCTCGACTCAAGGAATGTCACAATATTAATTTTATCGACTGTAAAGAAGACATCATCAACCCAACTAGATATAACATAAATTTTAGCGCCAGTTCTTTCTGTAATGCTATTCAATCTTGCTACGCAATCAGGCAAAGTAGAGTTCCAATGCATAACACCTGGAGCAATACAATCGTTTAAAACACCATCAATATCAAGAAATAAAGCTTTCATTTAAGACTTAACATTCTTTACGTTATCCCAATTGTTCAAAAAAGCAATCGCAGATCCATATTCGCAATAATTGCCATCAGAATCGCTAACTGAAAAATTCTGAAGAGATATTTTTCTCAAACTTAATTTGTACTCTTTGCCATTTTTAAATCCGCATGAACCATCTAATCCCGTGAATGTTGCTGTGATATTTTTTTGTCTAGATCTCATTTTTTTTCTATTTTTCTAATTAAACTAACAATTTCAGAATCAATTATATAAATTTCTTTTTTATCCCTATCAAAAGGAACAGTGTAACTATATGTTCTTGTTAATACTCTACCAGTACCATTGCAAGATTCACACTTGTTAAAAAAGTAATTATGAGCAACATGCTCTCTTACCTCTCCTATCCCTTGACAAGATTCACATATTTCAACATCCATGTTATGTTCTATTTAAAATTGTTTTAAGAATGTATTTTTTTACTTTGCCAGGTTTTATATAATGAGTTGATGTTCCATTGTCTTCTTTAATAACATAAACTTCTTTTCCATCAATTCGATACATTCTCTTGGTTGGGGAATAAACTCTTATATCAAAACCCTCATTCGTATCGCCAGGATCCTTTGCTTGTGCAACCCATGTCCATACTTCATCGTCAATATGAACTTTTCTAATACTTTTTTTTGCCATTGTCAACAATCTTAATCGTTTAAAAGCTCTTTTTTCTTTTTATCTACAGCTGGCGCTTTTTCCATTCCACCAACAATGCCTTTAGCGGCTGAACTTCCAATTCTATCATAGATGCTAGATACAAGACTGTAAATCCACTCAAAAAATCTTCTAAAAGGATTATTTAATAATGTAGCGCCAAGCGAAGCTGGCCAGTATGAAATCCAAGATGTAATCAAAGATTTTTTAGAACTAGCTTGTGGTACAATTTTTGCAGCAACTTCTTCTGGAGACCAACTTTCATAAAACATATTTGAAATATGCCCATTCAAATACTGAATCCATTCTTTCCAGTCGTTTTTTATTTCTTTGCCTTGAGAAATATATTTTTCTCTAATCTCGTTGAAATTATTTATTTTAGATGAAACATAATTCTTCCATTTCATAAAACTCCAAATAATACCCGCCGCCACATAACTTCCTATAAAACCAAATGTGGTGCCAGGGCTTTCTGTCACAAAACTAAATATGGACTCTCTGTAATTCCAAATTATAAGTGCGGATCCTAATGAAAAAATTGTGGTTGCCCAACCTTCTTTTTCATATTCTAGTAATACTGCTATAGTGATTACTGCTGCGATTGCGAACCAAAAAATAAAGGCTGCGTTTGTTAAGATTTCAATCATGTTGTTTTTGTTTTTATTGGTTTATATTTGTTTTGTTTTTATTTTAATCCAGGAAAATTTTTTCCCCTGTTTGTTATAGTGTTTAAAGCCTCTCCAGACTCTATTGCAAACTCTGCTAAAACAACGGATCTTTGTGTAAGAACATATTCGTCTCTACCGCCAGCTCTTCCTTTGTAAAATGGTCTTACCAAATTTTCTATATCGCCGATTATTTTTTCTTTTGCTTTTCTTCTTTTTTCATAATATAATGACTCATCAAAACTGCAACCAAGCATAATTTCCTTATCAATCATTTCTACAATTCTCTTTTTTGTATCATATACGTACTTGCAAGCCTCACTCATTTCATTTTCGTTGTTCATGCACAAATGCCAATAACTATTTAAATCAAATGCAGCGCTATTACATAAACCCTCTCTAAAAGTTTCTATAATTTCTTTAACTCTGGCATTAACCTCATTAATTTGCTCTTTTGACAAAGTTTCTTCCATTTTATTTTAAATACATTTTTATAAATCTAGCAATTAACCCTGGCCTTATTGCGTATGTTTTACACCGTCCGTTTGATCTATGTGTTATGCAAATACTCTGATAATAACCACTAAAATCTTTGGTAGTTATATATTTATTAATACAAGATAAAACTTTATTTAATTGATAATCAGTCATTTATGAGTTATTTAGAAAATAAATAATTAGAATCAATTATTCTGTGATATTTATTTTATATATAATCACAGATATGATACAACTACAAAAATTTAATAACCTAATCGAACTACTCACTTACTTCAAAAAAGAAGACACTTGCAAAAAGTATTTGGAAAAGGTTAGATGGAATGGTAAACTTACTTGTCCATACCTTGAATGTCAACATGATAAAATCTATAAATGCAAAGGACGATATAAATGTGTCAACTGTGAACGTATTTACAGTGTAAAGGTAGGAACTATTTTTGAAGACTCTAAGATAAGCTTACAGAAGTGGTTTGCTGCAATCTATCTGTTCACATCTCATAAGAAAGGTATATCATCTACACAGTTAAGCAAAGACATTGGTGTTACTCAAAAGACTGCATGGTTTATGCTACATAGAATTAGAACAGCATTTGGATTAAACCAAGGTAAAGACAAATTATCTGGAACATGTGAGGCAGATGAAACATATATTGGTGGTAAAGAGAAAAATAAGCACATGAACAAGAGAACGTTTGGTACACAAGGTCGTAGTGCAAAGACCAAGACACCTGTTGTTGGTATCATAGAACGTGGTGGTGAGTTAAGAGCAGAGGTTGTACCAAATACAAGCAGAAAGTATCTACAAGCATTCATAGATAAACATCTGGAAGTTGGTTCCAAGATTAATACAGATGAATGGAAAGGTTACAACGGTCTGTACAAGACATATGACCACAGCTTCGTGAAACATAATACAGGCGAGTATGTGAAAGGTAATGTCCACACAAACACTCTGGAAGGATTCTGGTCATTGCTAAAGCGTGGTCTTAATGGAATCTATCATAAGGTTAATCCTAAGCACTTACAGCGTTATGTTGATGAGTTTGTATTCAGATATAACACAAGAGAGATGATGGTAGCTGAGAGGTTTAATTTGTTGCTTAGAAACATTTCTACTAATTTAACGTATAAAGAATTGATATTGGAATGTTAAATTTATAAATAAAGTTGCACGATTCAGAAATTATGAGTACCTTTGCTGTAAAATTAAAGGAATGTATAAGTTAATAGAAAAGTGGAAGTTAAATAAAGGTCTCTTAGCTAAGAAGATGAATATGCCTCTTGGTACTTTTTGTAATAAGTTGAGTTTCAAACACGCCAGCAACTTTAGTGATGCTGAAATGGTACAATTGAAATTAGCACTTAAAGAACTGAGAGATGATATTTCTAATGACATTGAGATTGATTTTAATGATGCTCTAAGTGTTTTATTAAAAGCTCCAGTTATTAAAAAGTAAAATTATGCAAGAAAAAAAAGCAAATAAATTAACTATTAAGATAATTGAAGTTATTCTTAAAGAACAGAATGGTTATACTGAGGAAGAAATAAAAGACGGTAAGTTGGTAAAAGAATGTGAAGGTTCAGATTTATTTCAAGAGATACAAAAAGTTTTAATAAATACAAAATAATATGAAAAAAATTACTGAAATTTTAGCAGCAGTTACAATACTTAATTGGTATTGGTTAAAATATATTTTAGGATTATTTTTAATTATTTTGAGTTTAAAAGCATGTAATCTAATATAAAAATGAAAATATCTGAAAAAATAGAAAATTCATGTCAACATGCAAAATTTACAAATAACATTTGTAATACTTGCGGGTTAACAAGTATTCAAATAAATGAAGGTTTTACCAATTGGTTAAATAAATCTATAAGAGATAAAAACATGAAAACACCAATACAAAAATTGATTAAACTATTAGAAAAAGATATTCAAGATTATGCTATATTTAATGACGGAGAAAAGAATATAACAGCAATTTTAATAAAACAAAAATGTGAAGATGAACTGCTTGAATTGGAAAAACAAATGATTATAGATGCAGTTAATTATGGAGCCACTGCTGATATAGCTTTAGACACTCAATATTATGAAGAAAAATTTAATCAAATTGAAATAGATTTACAAAAAATAGCGGAAGTATCTAATAATAGTTTAGTCACCCAAGAAACGTTAAAAATGTTAAATAATAAATTTACAAAAGAAGAGATTTTGCTTTTTAATAAATGGTTAGATATTATAAAATTAAGACAAAATATTGTAGAAAAAGACGCAAAACATGATATTTAAACTATGGAAATAGAAGATATAATGTTCACAATAATGGCGATATTAATATTGTTAGTAGTATTAACAGGTGGTATAGACCAAGATAATTTATAAATAATAAAACCAAACAATATGAAACACTTAGAGAAACAAACAAATGAAATTATTGACACATGTGTCGATTTTTATGTAACAAACCAACCAGAACCACTTGGTTCAGAAAATCAACCACATAACATAGCTAAACAAAAAAGTATTTATTTAACCAAGTTATATGCTGTTAATTTTCTAAAATGGAAACAAAGATTAACACCAACAGAACTTGTACATTTAAATGATAATGGTTTAATTATATCATATTCAGAAGAAGAATTGTTTGATAAATTTACTGATATAGAGGTGTTTAATGGTTGTTAATTATGGAAATAAGTAGACAGGAGCAAATGGCGAATCTTTGGGTTGCTGCCAATAAATATAAAATAGAAGAGCACTACCTTAAAATTGTTAAAGAAGCATTTTTAGGTGGATGTAAATTTGTTGAAGGCGAATTAAATAATGAACTTGGTTTACAAAAATCATTATATGATATACAAGTAGAAAAAACTGTTGATTTACGTAGCGATTTAAAGTTTATGATGAATGAAAAATGTAAACTTGATGAACAAGTATTAAAATTAAGTAAAATATATTATAAAAAAGAAAAACAAGATTCAGTTTTAAATCATATTTTAAAAGGACCTTTAGTCGTTATTAAGAAAATATTAAAAGATGATGAATTTGATGAAAAATCTGATGTAATATGTGCTTTAAATAGAATTAGTGATGATTTAAGTAAATTATTGGATACTTCTGATGAACCAGTGATTGTTGAAGATGTTATTTATGACGAACCAACAAATTTAAGTGAAGATAATATACTTAATAAGATTGATTTTAGTGTTCTACATAATGGTACTATCAAAAATAAAGAATTAGAAGAACTGTTTATTTTAAATTTTGAAAATAAACATGGTGGCAATTGGTTAAATGGAACACCAGACCTTATTATGTTTTTAAAGGAATATAATGAATTAGTACAAAATAATACAGCTATTGAGTTTGGTGAATGGCTTAAAACATTTGATGCACTTGAACGAGAAGGTGGTCAATGGGTTATAGAAACCCAAATAACAACAGAAGACCTTTTTAAAAGTTTTTTGAGAGATAAATAATATATTTATGAAAATTAGCCGATACGTTTTATTTTTTATCAAAAATAGATTTCACTTTTTTAAATATACTGGTAGTATAGAAAGAGTTTGTGTCATTTGTGGAAAACAACAAATAAATATCAGAGAAATATCAACTTCTGGTGGTCTTCGTAATAATTGGGTAGATTTAAATTAAATTGTATCAATAAGTATATAATTACCAAATCTTTTTCAAATACTATTTTTTTATTCTTCCATATTTGAATGGTTTGGTATTGTTCATAGTCTTCTCTCTCGTTGAATCTCCAAGCCCATTTCTCTCCATCAATAATAATATCTCTATGCTTTTTTTTCATCTATGTAACGTTTCCAAAGTTCATTAAAACTCATTTGACCACGATAAATTATTCCACCTTCTACTCCAGCTTCATGAAACTCTATCATATAGCCATTAGAGTGCACACTTGGTATCATTCTAATTAACCTACCAGTTTCAAGTTGTTCAATGTCTAAAAATTTTCCTTTCTGGGTAACCTTTACAAATAAATTCTTTCCAGTAGTTGGAACAATAGAACCCCTTATGTTTGGATCATCAAAAAATATATCATAACGAATTTTATAATATAATTTTAAAATAAATTTTTTAATTAAAAATATTTTCAATTTGTATTTATACACTTAACTTTTTTTAAACCTAGACCAAATTTAAAGAAAGATTTTCAATTGTGCAAATAAAAAAAAGGCAGATGTAAACACCTGCCTTTTCTCAAAAAATATTTATTTATTATCTAACTGCTAATTCGTTGTTTTCGTTAATTGTGCAGATTATGTCTTTTTTACCATGTTTATACTTGATGTAAGTTACCATTTTTCCATTTTCATCATAGATTTTCCAATCACCATCTTTTTTATCGTGTTTAAAACTTGCAGTTGCAGAAATACAACCATTTTCACAATAACGAGTCCAAGTGCCAGTTTTTTCTTTGTTTAGATCGTAAAACGCAATCTCTTGAATTGAACCGTTTTCATAAAACTTGATTAATTCATAATTTTTTTCATGTTTTACAACTTTGGTTTTTACTGAGCCATTTGCGTAGAACGCATCACCTTCTCCAATACCAGCAAACATTGTCACGTTTAAGAAGATAAAAGTTAGAATAAAAAGTAGTTTTTTCATAAAGCCAGGTTTTAATGTTATTAAATTGTTACCCTTGTATTATGTAAATATATACACTTTTTTTTAAAAAAACAAATCTTTAAAAACTTAACATTGAAAAAGCTAGAAAAAACTAGAAATTATCCAAACACTACTTCGCCCATAACGCAAAGTTGCAAAAACACGTCCGCATCGTTAGCGTCTGCGTTTTCTAAAATAATATTCTCCCAAACATCTGGGTATTGTGATTTAATTAAGCTGATAGCCTCTAAAATAGAGTTCATGTCAACCGTTCCAAGAATTTCTGAATGATCTTCAACGTCATAAAAAACAATGTACCCACCTTCAAGTATGTGATTTCCGATTTTTTCAGAAGAATTTACACCATTTGGAAGCGTAGGTATAAAATACCAATAATTAGAGCCGCCTTCTAGCGCCGTTACAAATAAATCAATAATATCTTGTTTATCTAAATTACGTTTTAACTGCTCTTGTCTTTCTTGCTCATACCTCTTATCACTCAAAAGTTTCTTTTTGTAATAACTAAATAGGTTTTCTCTATATGTTTCTTCGTTGAAATCTTTATATGGATATGAGTTTTCTAATTGATTTACTCTATCAACCACTACTTGTCTAACATCATCATCTAATTTAACTTTTTGAAGAGCTGTTTTCATAGAATTTACTTGGATCCCTGTTTCTTCTACTTCTTTTTTGGCTTTTTCTAACTCGGCAGAAACCTGAATATTAATAGTTTCTAATTCCTCTGGGGTTAATTCCAGGTTTACATTTTCTAATATGACTTTCTTAATAAACTGTCTGATATTCATAATAATAAATATTAGAAAAATTGCTTAAACTAGCTTATCTTCCAACTTACCTCTAGCTTCCTTCATATCAATCTTTCCACCAGAAGCTTTCATCACCTCCCCGAACAACATATTGATCAAACCTGTCTTTCCACTTTTATAAGCCTTGACTTTATCTGGAAATCCAACAATCACATCATCAATAATCTTGTCTACAATACCAGAATCCACCACCGAAAAATCTGAGAGGGCCAACATATCACCATAGTGCTCAAATGCGTTTAAAAGCCTCGGAAGTACTTCTCCAATCAAAATTTTTCTGTCCTTTCCACTCCAAGTTAAATCACACATAAGTTCTTCAAGATTGTTGAACCATATTGGGTATTCAGAAATTGGCAGAGGCATCATTTCATTTTCTTTACCAGGGTTCTTTACTTCATGAGCATTACAAAAAGCGGCGACTTCATTTACAACAAAATTGATACAGGTATTTAAGTATGGCACCATAAAATGATTTGAGCTGGCGATTTCTTTTTTCAAAGCAGCCAGCTCATCGTAATATTCAAAGTGATACAGAACCATCACGTCATTTAATATTCCACTTGTTGTGAGTTCCCCAGTTAAGTGTGGATTTTTACCTTCGTGGTAAATTACTTTGATGTTAAATCCATGAGGATGCTCAACTAATTCTTTTGTATCCATAATTTCAAACGGATATTCATCTGGAAGATCTTTGGACCCGTTTAAAGATGGATGATCACCATTTTTTATGCCGCCATATCCATGATTTGAATATTCTGAAGCTGGATATTCTCTTCCTGTTATTTTTGATCTGTATGCTTTCATGTTGTCTGAGCTGGATTCGAACCAACATTAAAGGCTTCAGAGACCCCTTTCCTGCCATTAGAAGATCAGACAATATAGTTTCATAGGTTGGACTCGAACCAACAACCACCCTCTTGCATCCACTGATTCCTCAATGGCTCCCAGGATCGAACTGAGAATGTTACCAGGTTACACTACTACAAAACTTTGCTACCCCAGCTGGACTCGAACCAGCATACTCGGCTCCAAAAACCGAGGTCCTACCATTAGACGACAGGGCAATATAATTTGTTATTACTCTAGGGTTCGAAAAGAAAATTCTCACTATTTATTAAAAACAAATTATATGAAAATACTTTACACCCAAGAAGAGTTTGATAATGCAGGAAGCGATGATAAACTAAAACTAAAATGCTATCAGTGCTATAAAGAATTTAAAACCGCCAAAAAATTTATTAAGTTAGTACTAGAAAATTATACTAATAAAAAAGGAATAAGTTATTCAACAAGTTGTAGATTTTGTTCACGTAAATGTACAAGTAATTTTCAAACAATTTCTAACACACAAATTGTAAATTGCAAAAATTGCGCAACTGAATTTAGGAAATTAAATTCAGAAATAAAAAAATATCCAAACCATTTTTGTTGTCGCTCATGTTCTGGAACATACAATAACACTCACAAATCTCATGGCACCAGACGATCTAAACTTGAAAAATATCTGGAAGATCAACTAACTACCCTCTATCCAAATCTTATATTTGATTTCAATAAAAAAGATGCCATCAATTCCGAACTTGATATTTATATCCCATCGTTAAAACTTGCGATTGAACTAAACGGCATTTATCACTATGAGCCAATTCATGGCCAGGACAAGCTTAATCAAATTCAAAACAATGATCAACGCAAGTTTCAAGCATGCTTAGAAAACAATATAGAATTACTTCTTATAGACACATCTAGTTTTGGCTATTTCAAAACAGAACAAGCAAATAAGTTTCTTTCTATTATTACAAAAATAATAGATCAAAAACTATCTCACACTATCAATAATTCAAAGAACAAATAAGTTATGCAGGTTAGGGTCGAACTAACAGTGGGATTACTCCAAGGGTTTCAAAGGCCCTGTGCTTCGCCATTTGCATACTGCATAATATGTTGTCCTGGAAGGGATCGAACCTCCGAGTTCCAAGGTCAAAACTTGGTGACTTTGCCAACGTCGTCTACAGGACAGTTTTGGGCACAAAAAAAACCTGACTACGTGAGCAGTCAGGTTTTCAAAGTGTTTTATTTGTTAGTTAATACACAATAGCCAGACAGCCCTCATAGTAGGAAGGTTGTTGCTGTTGTTGCTGAGTATTAACTGTTAATTTCATAATAATAAATAGTTCTTTTTTTAATTTATACGGACAAAGATATAAAAAGTTTCAATTAAATGCAAATATTTTTTAATTATTTTTTGAAGGTTCCGAATTTTCTGTTGTTCCATATTTTAAAATTGCCCATAGAATCAAATCCTATGCCTTTTAAAATTCCATATTCATTTGTTGCAAATACCATATTGTCTAATGTTACAAAATGTTCTTCGCCGTCTTGTTTTAATGTATTAACTAAATCTTCTTTTTTTTCTGAATAGTAAAAAGAATTTAATTGAGCCTTTTCTAAAATAAATTGTAATTGATTTTCCATATTATTCAAATTTAATTTTTGTCATTATCCCCTAACAAATCCTGTGAATACACTCATCGTTTAAAACTGTCTTGGTAAAAGATCATCAACTGTAACCATAAATCTTTTAAAAGTTCCTTTATCGTTCTTTTCTAATATTGCAAAAGAAACTTTATATTGCATTTTGTTTACATCGTACATAATAGGAGAAGTTGTATGTACCTTTTCGTCCAAAGATGACTCTATACGCTCTCTAATTTTTAACAACAAATCTTTCGCTTCCATATTACCCTCTATCAGCTTTGGTTACAACTCCATCAACCACAACAAAATTAATACGCACCATGCTATAATCTCTTGTTACCATCATTGCTTCTCCATCAACGTGTGTAACTCTACACGGAATGTTTTCTTCTTTGCAAGCTTTTTTTGCTTCTGACAATGTCTTTCCGACCAAAGTTTTTGCGTCCATTATGAATTCACTTTAAATTTTTCAATATCTACAATAGCTTTATCAATAAAAACTTTCATATCATCCACACCACCTTTAAAATTTTCCAATAAACCCTTAGTAAAATCAAGACTTACCAAAGAGTGAAATTTAAGAGTCTGAAAATCTGACTCATCTCTTATACCGCTACCGCCAGAATGAGCTTCTAATAGAGCTTGATTTACGAAGTTCTCGTGATCGTAAATTGTTTGTTTGTTTTTTTTCATAATGAAATATAATAAATAAAATTAAAAATCACAAATTTCCACATAAGCGTCCATTTTAGCTGCCAACTGGATAAAATCTCTATCCAACCAATAACCCTCCTGACACTCTATATCCCTCTGTTGAACAGTGATTGTAAATTCATCTACATTTAAAGATTTAAGATGTGGAAAAAGCTTATTGGCATTTGCAATAGTTATCCCTAATATCCAACAAAGCCCAGAACCATGTGGCTTGCCAATATTTTTTGGCCCACCTCTTTTTTGCAATTCATCAATTTCCCAAACAGGATAAAATTTGCATTTTATTTTTGGATATTTTTTTAACAAATTATTTACTGATTTAATTTTCAGTTTGTCTCCGTGAAGGCTTATGTCAATTTTTGGTTTCATTAAATAAATTTACGAAATATTTTTGAAAAATCCAAAATCAAAAAAATGCTCAAAAACCATCTTGGTTTTATCTGGCATTTTAAATGTCCAGCGTTTTTTACTCTCCGATTCAATATAGTCTATCTCACAGCCTAAGCCTGGATTATCTAAACAAAACTGTTTTACTTCGTCTGAAGTTTCTGTCCAAGGTATCATTTTATATTCTATCAAAATATGCTATCCATTCATCAATATGCTCAAACTCTATCTTGGTAGTTTTTCCAATCCTACCCTCAATCCTATGAGCAATAAAAAACTCATCACCTTTTTTACACACAAATGTAAACTTCCTGGTCCAACCACGAATATCATCAACAAACTGTTTGCGTTTCATAAATATTTCAAACTCTCTGTCATTCATTTTTTTGAAATATTTTATGTAAACGTAAGTGTATGTATATTTAATTTATTGTAGCTCAGATGGGACTCGAACCCATAATGTATACGTTTCTGAAACGTATGTGTCTATCCAATTGCACCACTGGGCCATTTATGTTTCATATCAACCTGGCCAGGTTTAACCTGACTACACTGATACAAAACATTATTACTTGGGTTGAGATGGTGGAAATCGAATCCACATATCTGGAGATCTTGCTTCTCCACTATCAGTTACGAACTGACACCTGCTTTCGTCGTGAAGGGGTGAACCCTAGGCGTTTTCCCTCTGCGCTAGCACTGCATAGCACTTAAACTACATCAACCATTTTATTTTGTACCCTTGACAGGAGTCGAACCTGCAACAAATAGTTTCTAAAACTACCGCCTCTCAACCGTTGGGCTACAAGGGCATTTGTGTTGGCGAGAGGACTCGAACCTCTAGCTGATGACGAACATCTCACTTGCGCAGCCAGATTAGACTTCATCTGACTAGGGAAATTTTCTAATTCTAGAAACACCCAGCGTATACCATTCCGCCACACCAACATTTTTGTACCTCCTGTCAGACTCGAACTGACACGTCTTACGACACTGGTTCCTAAGACCAGCCTGGCTACCAATTACAGCAAGAAGGCATTTTTATTTATAATTCCATCTACTAATTGTATTTTTTATTTTTCCAAAAAAATCTGTCACAAAACTTAACATGCTTATTTTAGAGAACCAAAAAAATAATCCAAAAAAACAAGCTGATAATAGGTAAAAACACAACATTATATTCCAATAAGAAATTCCAAGATCTAGGAATATCTTTATTATAATATCGTATCCAAGTGGAAGAAAAAATGTTGCTAAAAACAGACATAGGGTCGCCATCTTCTGATTCTTTTCCTTCTTTATTTTTTTGTTTATCACAGTCACAACTATCCATTTTATTTTTATTAATTAAACTTCTCCAGTTTTCTGGCTGCACATTTTGTGCATTTTTTTGTACCGATGGAGAGATTCGAACTCTCACGCCTTTCGGCACTGGGTTTTGAATCCAGCGTGTCTTAACCGTTCCACCACATCGGCATTTGTGTACATTGGAGGACTCGAACCTCCTTCCAGCCAACCTCAATCATTTCTGATCAAGAGAGGATTCGAACCTCTTGGTGCTCCGTCGAGCTAGCCCATGCATGCACATTTAAAAAACTGAGAGCAACGATCTTGTGAAGCAGTCATCGCTCTCTTTGTGTGTTTCGTTTTTACTGAACCTTACAATGAACTTCACAGGCATCATTGTTTTCTTGTTTCATTCTCATAAAACACACAACTGTTTTTTTTGTACCTCCACCAGGATTCGAACCTGGGACCCCTCGCTTCGTAGGCGAGCGCTCTAAATCCGCTGAGCTATGGAGGCGTATTCGGGCTACTATCCTTTCGTCTCAATCGCCCGACCATTGAGATTTCAGACTGAGACCCAGATCGGATTCGAACCGATATTTTCATCCAGTTACACTTCTCTAGTTTCGAAGACTAGGGCGTTACAGGGCCATTTTTTATAACCAGCCAAATCTAGTTTTTTTACCTACATTTGGCCAGTTATAAATATTTAATTTATTTTCATGAAGTCTTCATTTGAAATTGATTTCTTTATCCATCTGAAAAGTTCTGAACCTCTTATCTCTCCGAAGAATTTTGTGCTACCAAGATCTTCTGAAAGTTTTTCAAATGCAAGTTCTTCGAAATCGTTTTTGTTATCAATATTAATAACATCTACTCCTTCTTTTGTGGTAAACATTTTTTCAACATGAGACAAATATCCATCTTTTTCAGTATATGCGTTATTTTTAGCATACTCTTTTAAGTCTACTTTATCAATCACAGACATTGGAAACTGATACATACCACTTTCAAGCTCAACTGTATAAAACAATTTACCCTTTTCATAATGACTAAACTTTGCCATCACCTTACTTTTCATGAGTTCTTTCTGAACATCAATTGCGCTTATTTTTGTTTCTGGAGTTTCTCCAGAAGTATTCACTTCGTTTTCCATTTTTAAATTATTATTCCGTTTTTATTTCCTTTTTTAAATCCTAAAATTTTATCTCTATGAATCATTGTTCTATCTGGAAGATGCACCATAGAGTTTTTATCCATCTTGTAACCAAGAGCTTCTAAAACTAATGGCATTGCACGTTCTGTATAAATCAACTTTCCAGTTTTCATTTTCTTATTTTTTAGTTGTCTCTATCGGGATTGAACCGATGACCTTCGCCATGTCATAGCGCTGCTCTCCCGCTGAGCTAAGAGACAATTTTTATTTTTGTAGCCCTAACCTGATTCGAACAGGTGATCTTCTGCTTGTAAAACAGACGCTTTAAAACCAACTAAGCGATAGGGCCATTTTGTACCGAGGAAGGGAGTCGAACCCTCATGAATTTAATCGCTGGCTTCTTAGACCAGTGCGTATCGCCAGTTTCGCCACCTCGGCATTTGTACTCGCTGCAGGAATCGAACCTGCGTTTACCTTACGGCCTCTGCATTGTAAGTGCAGCGCTCTTAACCCCTGAGCTAAGCGAGCATGGTGGGGGAGTTTGGAATCGAACCAATATGAGAAGTAACTATACAAGTGGCCTTCTTTAAATCGAAGGAAATTTTGTAAGTAAGAACCTTCTCCCCCATGCTTTTTAATTAAATGTTTGAGAATAATGCAAACCAGATATTGCTGCCAAATACTGAATTGTTTATTCACCTGTTGAACGTAGTGGTAAGTGCCATCCGATATTAACCCAGATGTTTCCTTCTTCATCTTTGCTAATTTCTTTTTCCCAATAGCAATATCCTTTTATATACCAATAGTTTTTCATTTAATTTAATTTTGTGGGGAGGGCATGACTCGAACATGCGACCCAAAGTTTTCAAAGTAGAAGTATCTTAAACAAATGGCCTCCGACTAAACAGAGGTAATTTTGCAAGTAGTTACATCTTCTGCTCTACCAACTGAGCTACCTCCCCAATATTTTAATTCCTTTTTTTGTTGCAATAAGTTTTTGTTTGAGAATGACAATTAGGACATAAAAAACGAAGATTAACTAATCTATTATCGTTATTAATTCCATTGATATGATCTAGTTGTAAAGACAAAATCTCACTATTCCACTCACCATTATTTTTACATTTTGCACACTTATAAGTAATTAAGTTGTATTTAAGAATTCGTCTTTTTAAAGAAGATCTTGTAAAATCAGAGTGTTCGATAAAAATTTCATCATTTGTTTTGATTTCAATTAGTTTAGCGCCTCGATCATTTTTATATTTTAGCACACTAATATCTATTGAATACTTTTTACAATATTTATCAAGTGTTTGAAAATTTCCAGATCTGGTTGTTAAATTTAAATTTCTTAAAACATCTGACTTACATTCAGATTTATTAATTGCATCTATTAATAAATGTTTTTCCCAAATAAAAGGCTTCACATAATTAGCTGTACTAAGCTTGTATTTATTTAACCAATATCTAATGGTTGTATATGAACAACCAAAAAAATAATTTAATTGTCTAATTGACAATCCCTCATTTACCTTTGCTTCTAAATCTTCTTTTCGCATTTAAAAATATATCGAAAAAAAGACATTAAAACAAATTCTTGTTTTATAATTCAAAGAACGTTTTCTTTTGTGGAATGGGTCGGACTCGAACCGACATGGCTGGATTTTCAGTCCAGTGCATTGACCATCTTTGCTACCATTCCAATTTGCCTGGGATTCTCGCCCCAGGGCTTTATGACCGACTTCAGGCGTTCCCTCCTGACGATACCTGTAGAATTCAGGTCTGCGATGCGCTCCTCTTGCAAGGGATGCGTTACGGTATTGTGTGATCTGCCAGAATCGAACTGGCGTAAATGACCCAGGGCTTCAACCTAGCGCTAAACCGTCTCAGCTAAGACCACATTTCAATAAAAAAAAGAACAACAAAAAACCCGACTTTTCAAGTCGGGTTCCAAGTTTAAATTTCCTTAATAGAAAATTAATTCATGACATACCCGACCTGGCTACTAAATAGCACAAACAACACTTGCACTAAAAAGAGTGCACGTAAGCTGCGAAGGTTTGATATGTTAGAATAATTTTTCATTTGTTATAAATATGCGTAAAAATTTGTTTTCTGTAATTTATACGTACAAAGATATATTAAGTTTCAATAATTTACAAGTTTATTTTAAAAATAAGTTTTAAAGTGTTGAAAATCAGGTAGAATAAATTATTTTTCCTTTGCATAAACACTAATGGTAAAAGTGTCTGGGTCAAAGCCACCATTTTCTAAATATTGTCTTAATGATACAAATCCAGTTGGTTTCCCTTCCCAATCCTTGCTCATAAATTCTTCCCACTTAGTTATCATGTTAAAAAAACTGTTCCCTGTTATCCTTGCGTTTCGGTTTTCCCATTCAGGATATTTACTCTGCCAATCATTTTCTTTTTTACTCCACTTAACTGTTACTCTTTCTTTTCGCTTTGCCATCTCTGAAAAATAATTTAAAAAATATTTTTCTTCAATTTAAACTCTATAGAAGCAAGTGTGCCAATTGTGAAATTGTGGAAACCACTCAACCACTTACTTATCTCTGATTCTGTTTTGTTCATCAACGTTGCAAACTCTCTTTGCGACATTTCTTTCTCTTTTAAAACATCGTTTAATTGTGTAGCTATTTCAAATCTTCTACGCATTACGTGCTTAAACATAGGGTCAATGTTATCAAAGCGTTCTTGCAATTCTTTATCTACAAATTTTATCGCCATAGCTATTTTTTTCTGTTATGAGTTTCATTGCGATCATAAAAATCAGGAGCCTTCTTTTGAACCCACTGAATAAATTTTTGA